AAGATACACCCCCCTGACCTAGTTCGTCAAGGGGTCCCTCAAAGAAACTAGCGGGCGTAACCGCCCTTGGCGAGAGTAGCCCAGAGACGGCGGGCGACCGTAGGGGTCATCTCCTTGACCCAGTGGGTATCCTTCTCGGTATAGGTGACTCGAACATTCTCCGGGGTAACGAGGAAGCCGTATGCCTTGCCGTTGGCGTGACGAAGAACGTGGAAGGGGTAGTCGCACTCTGCCTCATAGGCAGGATCGACTTCGCTGCCTGCATAGCGCTCGTGAATTGCATCGTAGGCGCTCATGAAATCTTCGTGGGCAGCTTCCATCTCGTAGTAGTTCATTTCGCCACTCCTTGGCTTACTTCGTTTTTGCTGCCCCCCAGATATACACCCAACCTGGGGGATTCGTCAAGAGACTTCTGCAATCAGTTGCCGATTTAGTTCTCCTCTCGGACGCACACCCAGAGGTTCTTCTCGGCCTTCTCCCAGATCTCTTGCCCGGTCCCCTTGCCAGCCCCGAGAGCGTGGATTCCGTTGGGGTGAAGCTCGCAGCCCCGAGCAAGAATCTCTTCGGTGGTGAGGCGGGTCTCAACAGTGGGGGTCTTCATTGTGCCACTCCTTGGCTTGGGGCGGGGTTTCTTCCCTGCCCACGAAAAGCACTATGCTCCACCCTCTAGGGTTCGTCAAGGCCTCATTTCACTTCTTGCACTTTGGCAATCGCCTTGTAGATCCCATCCGCCACCCAACCGTCATGCCCTTCCGGCTTACACCTCTGGAAGTGATGCACCAACTCATGCGTGATTGAGGAGTAGAACTCCCCGTCCCCACCCCAGTTCGAATAGGGGAGCCGGATGACAGGGTAGGCACAGGCGTACTCTCCTTGAACGTAGTTGCCAGTCTCCTTGCTCACGAAGCTCCCAGTCTCGTGGTCTACGTTCACCTGAATCTGGATGACGAGCCCCCCGAGGTCGGCAATCATCTTCTCCTTGTCCCATCCAAGCTCAGACTCGAAGGCATCAATCGAGCGGAGGAGGATCGCATCCAGCCCCTCACAGTCATTCGACCCGTTGAGCCGAGTCCGGTGAGCCGTCACGCACCCACCTTCAGGTGGAACCATCCAGGGCTTCCACTCGACTTCAGGGGAGCCGCCACAAGCGGTGAGGAGGATTATCGCCAGAGAGAGGAATCTCATGCCCTGACTCTATACCCTCCTTCCCTAGTTCGTCAAGGACTTTGTTTCCACCTCTCGCATTTGCACCCTGACTCGTGGCACTTGTCCAGGAAAGACCCGGTGCGAGTAGGTTGACTGTGGGCGTCTACTCCGTGCCTGCACTCACACAGTGCAGCGGGGTCAAAGCAACAGCACTCGCATTTCAGGTCCTTGCAGACACCTGTGTGGTAGTGGTGCCCTCCATTGTGGCCGCACTTGCACATCATAGGGTGCCCACCTTTTGGAAGCGCCAGTCATGCCAGTAGGTGTCGTTCTCTTCCAGCCACACCCCAGCGGTCAGACCTTGGTTCCTCTGCACGGTATAGAGGGCCCCAAGCTTCAATTGGCGCTTGGCGAGTAGGTTCTTGGGGGAGAATTCAGCGGGCTCCACGTTGATGCACATCAGCACGTCCCCACGCTTGAGCTTAGTCATCGGCACTCCAGATAGGGATGGGGTCACCCTTGTCCGTGGGCTCCCAGATAGAACTCTTGAGGACGAAGATCATCAGGGTATAGCGGCTCACGTGGGCCCATATCGTCTGCCCCTCGAAAGCCTTGATGTGTATCTCTGTGGGCTCCTTGTCAGGAATCAGGTGAAGGGTGTCACCTGCCTTGCCCCCCAGGGCAACCGTGGTGTTGGAGGTCCACTCCACCTCTGCATACTTCGCTTTGAGGTCGCACTCCAGAATTAGCGTGTCCTTTGTGTTCCTCAGAGCCCAGATCGCATTGACGTAGACCGACCCTTGAACGACTTCAATCGTCATCGTCTCTCCTAGCGTGACCTTGGTTGCTCTATGCACTGGCGGGGGCTTCTTGGGCCCCAGGCGGGTCTGGAGGTTGGAGTGATTCCTCTCGTGCCCTCTCTTGTTGGTACAGCGCCACCCGTGACGTGGGTGGACGTATCGGCACTGGTCTGCTGAATCCATCAGGTGCTAGTCCTCATTGAGGAGGCTATCAACCTGCCAGGGGTCAGTCTCATCCACCGTGTTCAACTCCCGAGCGGCCTCCTGAGCCTCTTCCTTGCGGACAAAGTACCCAGGGCGGATGACAGTGAGGGGCTTGCCGTCGAGGGGATAAATCGTCCGGTGAAGGTAGTAAACGGTATCGCTAGCGTACATTGCGGACTCCCGTGCAACTGATTGCGGTGAGGATGCTTCGTAGGACTCGCTTGATGCTGGGCTTGGCGTTCTCTTCCTCCCGCTCCCTCTCAAGCTTGCGGCGGTAGGCCTTGTCTGCCTCGTGAATCTTCTCCCACTCTGGATAGGTCATAGGGGCTTGAAGCTGAAAGCGTAGGCACGGGGGTAATCAATCCGGGCGACTTCAATTGCTCGGAGGTGGTCAGCCTCAGGGGTGGGCAAGCTGTAGTTACGGACCCAGCTAATCTCTGCCATGCGGGGTGCCGGTTTAAAAGTTACTCGGTAGCCTTTCACAACCCCTCCAATTCAGTCTCGTAGACCCACTTGCTGGCCATTGCCCACGTTGCCGGGGCGGGCATCAGTTCACAGCGAGCAATGAAGGCCTCGCACTCTTCCTTGAAAGCCTTGGGGGTCTTCTTGGCCAGTGCCACCCAGGCTGCCATGTGTTCCGCGTAGACTGCCCGGGCTTCTTCTACCGTGTATGCCTTGAACATTGCCCCACTCCTTGGGAAGCGACTCGCAAGCCGCAAAGACGTTCTACACCCCCTGACTACCGTTCGTCAAGGGGTATTTTGAAGGACTAGATTTCCTCGAAGCGGACCGTAGGGGCCCCGATTGCAATCTTGGTCTCGCTGAGGGTCCCGAAGCCCCCCACAAGCAACCCGCTGAACCGGTACTTGTTGGGCATCCCCTTGTTGGTGGGAATCTTGAGCTTCTCAACAACCATATCCTGAGCCTTGAAGAACGTCTCTGCCTCCACCTCAATCATCGCAACTGCCTTGCCGTATCCCCCGTGCCCGCGCGCCTTCTGGAGACAAATCGTGTGAACCATTTCCCACTCCTTGGAAGGTGGCGGGGTTTCTTCCCAACCACGAAAGAGAAGATACACCCCCTCTCCCCAGTTCGTCAAGGCCCTTCTGCAATCAGTTGCGGATTTTGAGGATGACCGTCAGCTTCCCGTAGAGCGTTACTCTCGGGCCTGGACCTATACGCCCGTCCCAGAGCAGTCCCACGAGGGGGAAGTACGTCCGTGGGGGGAGGTGGAGAGTGAAGGTGCCACGATACCCAGCCCTGTAGAGGCTGAGCATGTAGCTCTTCAAGGTCTTCTCTTCAGATCTCATTGCGGGCGGGGGCATGGGCAGGACAAAAGGCCTCTCCCTTCTTGGCCGCCCGCTCACAGGGCCTCTGAAGCCAGGGCTTGTACTTCGAATTCGTCTTCACCCAGGCTTCGCAGATGTAAACCTTCCTGTGGTCGAGCTTCATTTAGATGTCTCCGTGGTCAGTGCCATAGCTCTCAGGGTAGGCAGCGTAAGCATCAGCGGGGGTGGGGGTCGGGTCCCAGGTCTTCTCCACATACCAGTGGTCAGCGCTAGGGGGGAGAGCATCGTTGAGGGCCTTAGCCGCTGCCTCAGCGCTTTCCTTGCGGTAGTAGGTCTCCTCCTTGGTCCCGATGTTCCGAGTCCCGCGCTCTTCGTCCACTTCCTCAATCATCAGGTAGTAAGCGATCCGACCCATTTGCCACTCCTTGGCTAGTTGCTGCCTCTCTCTTCTACACCCTACTTGAAGCGTTCGTCAAGCTCTTTCCTCTCTTGCTTGTGGCGAGCTTCCATCTCCTCTCGCTCCTTCTTGTGGAGTTGGTTCATGTACGCTCGCGCACGGGCCTCCTTGGCAACCTCTAGCAGGTCAGCGGCAAGAGCTTCTGCCGCGTCAGGGTCCATACCCTCTTCGGGCCCCGACACATAGACAGAGCCATCAGAGGATGCTGAGGCGTAACCGTATTCTTTCTTGGTCATTGTCCGTCCTTTATGCAGTAGATGCCGCTCTCATAGCTCTCTGCCTTCCAGCAAGTCACCTTGGCCTGTTCATCCCGGCAGCGGGAGAAGGCGTAGTCCAGTTTCACGCAAGAACCTGTCTTGCTTGCTGGTTTGGAACCACAGGCGAGGGTAAGGGCAAGTAAAAGAAAAGCCTTCATGCGTTCTCCGGTGCAATTGGTTGCGCTACTTCACCCAGGTATGGGTGTGTCCGTCATGCTCCCAGTGGCGAATGAGGTCGTGAGGGCTGGCAAAGTAGCACTGGCCCCTCTTCCGCCCATCCTGCTCCCAGGTGAGCGTGAACCTGAACTTGCCCTCGTGGTTGGGCTTCTCGTTAGGGCTGTCGGGGGTGATCGTGAAGTGAAGGGTCTTCTTCGTGGTTTCCATGTGTCTGTTCTACACCCGTTCTCTCTAGTTCGTCAAGAACCCTGATGAACTTTCTTTGTGTGGGGGTATCCATAAGCTGAGCTTAAAAATTAGGTCCCAGTCTCGGGATTTTCTCCCTTCCCGGAATCTAGCCCCCCAAGTTTTTCTAATACCCGAAGGCAGGTGCCCAGCGCATCACTTCCTTCCGGGTGATGAGGTCGATCTTCTTCGTGATGGGGGCAATCGTTCCGTCAGTCATCTTGAAATTCTTGCCGCTGAAGGCCCAACTCCAGAGGTACTCAGTGAAGCCAGCCTCAATGAGGGGCTTCACATCCTTCTGGGTGAGGTGGCCCTTCTTGATAATCTCAGCGACTTCCTTGGTAGCGGGGTTGACCGCGAAGGTGATGCTGAACCCTCCAGTGGTGCCCCCCTTACGGACGTGGGCAACGATCTCCTTGGGGTTCGTGCTCTCAAGATTGTGGGTCCGGGTCTCTCGAAGTCCCTCGGTCGTCTCAATCATCATCGCGGTAGCCATTTTTTCCACTCCTTGGAAAGTCCTGCCCCCCAGTTATACGCCCACTCTCTGGGGTTCGTCAAGCTCCTACTGATGGACTTCGATTTCTTCTATCTCGTAGTTGCCGGGAGAGTCACCGTTATCCCGCATGTGGTCCGCTTGATAGGCCAGGGCAGACTTCCTCTGGAAGAAGTAACCCAAGGTCTTCTGTTGGTAGTACCCGTTCACGTAGTTGAGCTTGTAGATAATCATGGGGTCCGCAACCAGTTGCACTCAGCTGAAGGCAGCCAGTTCCAGGTGAACGTCGCACTTCATCTTGCCAATGCGAGCCCCACACTTACACCCAGGGGCCGCACAGTCATTCTCCAGGGCAAGCCGCTCGATGCAGATAACCACGTCACCCTCAGCTTCTCCCACGAGGATACGGTTGGTCCCAGCGGCCTTGGCGAGGGCGTGGAGGTCCAGGTAGCTCACCACATATCCCTTGGGGGCGTAGATCTCGACCACGTTCTTGTGGGGGAACCGCTTGTAGGTGGTACCGGGGAGGGTATTGCGAACGAGGGCTTCAAAGGCGCTGTAGGTAGTCATTTGAGTCTCCTTGGGTTGGTTCTCGCCAACCACGAAAAGGACTATGCCCCTCCTTCTTTAGTTCGTCAAGCCTGTTTATTTGAGGGGGCTGATTATTATGGGGGTTTGTGGGTGGACCTACGACTAGAGCGTTAGGGCTTCCTCTTGGTGCAGATAGTCTCCGTACAGGCATGGGTAGGTGAGACGTACCAGCTGATGCAATAGCCTTGGGGGTTGTAGAAGGTGCAGGTCTGATGGCCCCCGCACATGGCTGGTACTTCCTTCTCTTCGATGCATGGATGGAAGATGGCTCTGTGGATGAGGTAGATGGTTGCCAGGACTACCAGAGCCCCCAGCCCAAGCATGACTACTTCATCCGCATGGAAGCCTCTCTTGAGAGAGCCTCCATAGCTATAGACGTTTGGTTCTTTCATTGGCCCCACTCCTTGGGTTGGCCCCTCATAGATACACCCTCTTTCGAGGGTTCGTCAAGGGGCTTCTTAAACTACTTCGTCGGCTTCCCTGATGAGGGTAATCATCAGGTCGTAGCGGTCGGGTTGGTCCTCATCCCATTGAAGAGGGAGCCCACAGGTAGGGCACAACCAGCATCCCTGCTGATCGACATCTACCTGCCCGCATTCCCAGCAAGGCCTGTCGGTCCTGAAGTCCATAGGACCCACATTTTGCAACCAATTGCGGGATGAGTCAAAACGGTTTGCCGGGGAGTCTGCCCTGGAGGTAGCGCGCAACCTGCCGCTTCTTCTCCGGGCTCATCTCATCCCAGGCTGCCCCCTTGGGTTGTGGCTTCTGAGCCACCTTCTTCTCCTTGGGGGTGCTGAAATTCGAGGTCGCGTCGTCTTTCCATGACTTGGCCATGGGGAGAAGATTGTCCCCTCCCTATGGTATGGCGTCAAGAGAGATAACGACGATTCTCTGGGGTTTTAGGCCTACTCTTACTCACCCGCACTGCCTTGTTGATGCGATGCCCCCGGTAAGCTGCATGGATGACCAGGGCAATGGTCGCGTGGAGGATGAGAAGGGTGATGAAGCCTTCGGGGCTGGCCATGAAAGACTTGAACATTAGTCCATCCAGTAAGAGAGGTCTTGGTTGTCGTCTTTGAAGAGGAAGCTGAGCCCCACAGAAAACAGGGTCAGCGTTGCCATCCCGATACCCATCAGAAGCTCTGGCGATTCCCACATAATCGTCCCCCTCGTTCAGAGGGACACGATAGCCCAGAAGAGGATGGCTGCTCCTACAAGGGGGATAATGATTGGCCAGCCAAATGTGTGAAACAGGGCAAATAGAAACATCAGCCCCGCGACGGCGCGGATACTTCTGGCGATCCACTTCTGCACTCTCTTAGCTCTCCCAGGAAGTACGGGTGAAGGGTGACGAGACACTCCAGTGCCTCCGCAAAGTTGGCACCTACTCCCAGCGTTCCCTGACGTGGGGATAGGATGACTACTGTTTTGAGCGCATAGCCCGCTGGGCTTGGAAGAGCGTGACTCGTCCCTGGGAACTTCTTCAGGTACAGCGCTAAGTCTCGCCATGTGATGGTCACTTGCCTGAGCTTCCAAAAGAGCCAGAGCCCCGCACGGTCACGTCATCAACGGTCCCCTCTTCCACGTAGAGGTCAGAGGAGTCATTGAGGACAAGCATCTGAGCGATGCGCTGGCCCTTCTCAATCGTCACAGCGCTCTCCCCCAGGTTATGCACGGCCAGGAAGATCTCGCCCCGATAGTCATTGTCCACGACACCCACGATGTGGAGGCGATTGATGGTCGCAGACGAGCGTGCCCTGATGTCCCCGAACATCCCAGCGGGAAGCTTGCAGCGGAGGCCCGTGGGCACCTTGGCGGTCGCCTTGGGCATGATGGTGATGGTGTCCCCCAGGTAGAAGTCGAACCCTGCCGCGTGAGCACTACCACGGGTGGGGAGCTTCACATCGGGGTAGCGTCCGGTCTTCTCAACTTTGATCACAGAATCCCTCCATGGCTGGTCACTGGCTAGATACTCGTCCATCTGATTCGACGCACATTCAACGAGGTCACGGCACTCCTTGACCCACTTCTTGCCCACTGCAATCAGCTGCACGTCTCGGTGTTCTTTCTTGCAGTGGACGCATTTCATTTTGCTAGCCTTTGCAGTAGGTCAGTGACAACTGACCATATTGTAGCCTCCACGTGGTCAATTGTCTGTGTACCATCCACCATGACCCAGTGACTGCTCGCTGGCCCCCGCTCAAGGGTTGATACCCGGTCGTAGGCGTTCCTTGCCTGCTGCATGGCCCCCCGCTGATTCTCGTAGCGGTCGGTCCTCCCGCGTGCCCCTTGCCTTGCCAGAGCCGTATCCACGTCGATATCCACGTAGAGGGTCAGGTCAGGCTGGGGGAACCCATGTCCCAGCATTCGCATATGGTCGAAGCCCAGCCCATCAACGCCCGACCCATAGGCAACGCCAGAGCCCCAGTACCTATCGAGCACCAGGATCTTGCGATGGTTCTCGGAGAAGTCCTTGAGCATGGCCATGTGCTCAAGTCGATTGGCCACCATGGCGCACTGGAAGCCCAGCGCATCATCAGGGGCAACCAGGGAGGTCGGGTCCGTCTCCACAAGCTCAACCTGCTTATGCAGCCACTTCTCAATCAGCTTGCCGATGGGGGTAGCGTAGTCAGGGAACTTCTGGAAGGTCGTGGGGTGGAACATCTTCAGGCGAGTAACGAGCCGCTCTGCCTGCGTGCTCTTGCCGCTGCCGTCGATGCCCTCTAGCGCGATAATCATTGGGCCCTTCCCAGGAGTGTATTGAGGACGCGAGTCCAGAATGAAGGCAGGTTCAAGGAGCTATCTCCGAGCGTGGGCACAGGCAGGTTCTTGATGGCCACGGCATAGGGCTCGTTGAGCACTTCCATCCGGTACTGAAGGAGGATCACAGCGGGGAGCTTATAGTGCCCCAGTAGCTCACCCCAGGTGAATGAACGAAGCTCTTCAGGGTCTGCGTAATACTTGGTGGTGGTAGCCTTGCCTTCAACATGCTCCACCGTCTTGGAGACGCTCAACGCTTTCATCGGGCCTTCTTTAGGAAGTAGTAAATTTGGGCCTGAGGGGTAGTCAGGCGCGGGAAGAATCTCGGGCATTCAATGGGGACAAGGCAAAAGCACGTAGGCCCGTTTGAAGTCGGGTCTGACGTAGAACTGAGTCTGCACTCAGTTGCAGAAGGCTTCTTCATAAACCTCCCACTCCTTGGGCTAAATAGCTAGTTCTGGAACTTCTCGTACCTTGCCGCTTCAGCCAAATCAAGGTCAATCGAGAGCACAACGTGGGCTTCGGTCGGGTCCAGCATGGGACCCAGGTGCTCCGTACAGGAATGGAACTCTAGCCCCTCATCTTCCTCGGGGTAGATGACCCAATCAGCCAGACACCCACACTCCAGGAAGGCGCACGTTGGAAGCATGGCCCTTAGTATGCCTTCCCGGTCGCAGTGTTGTCTAGTTAGCCCCTATTTTCAGGGGGTACCTTGTAGGTTAAGAGCGGACCCAACGATAGGCAGCCCGAGTCCAGAGCACAGGCATGAGCACACGGCCAGTCAAGGTGATTTGAAGTGAGATCTTGCCGCTCTCCTCAATCCAACGAAAGCAATGCTGATCCAGCCAGAACTTCTTGAACATTCATGCCCCTGCCGTCAATAGCTGTTAACTACCCTTGCCCCGCTCATTGTCCTGCACGAGTCCGGACACAGAATGGGCTTGCATCAGCGGTACGTCATGCTGAGCCCACGTCTCTCGGCGCATCGTAAGGTTCTTGACCACTCCCGCGAGTGCGTCAGCAATGTCTTTGCTGCCTCTGGGGGGGTGATCGATCTTCCCACGCTTGAAGTCCCTCTCAAGCGACCCCAACTCCTTTAGCACCTTGGCGTGAGTAGGTGCAACGATGCGTTTATCATACAACGCTTGCTTCAGGAGGTCGTAGGGAACCATGGAGGTGTCCACAGACTCGTGGCCTACCGTGAACCCATGGCTCTTGAGAATCTGTAGGGAGTCGGCTGACTGATAGCTGTCCATCGAAATCCACTTGATGGGCAGACCCATGTCCCGAAGCTTGTAGAGAATCTGGCGGATGGTAGCGAAGTCGATTTCACCCTTCATGCCCTTGGGGGGAACGATTTCCATGAAGCCGTCAATCTCAATGACCGGGAGCTTCTCAATCGAGTCCCCTCGCTTGATCTCCTTGAACCGGGGTACATGCCCAATGCAGATGCCCGCGCTGTCTGATGTGAGCCCCAGGTCGAGGTGACACCAGCGGGGATACTGGTTGTTCCGGGCAAGGAGAGGCCTCCTGACGTGCGGCCTCCCTACCTGAAAGTCCACAGCCTCTTCAATGAAGATCGATTGCCTGAGGCCAAAGTTGGCCACCACATCGGCACGCCGAGGAAGGTAGGGATGGATGGCAAGGGTGCTCTTACCAGCCACGTCCCGGAGGGCGCGCGTGATGTCGTTGATGAACTCTTGATGGTGCTCAATGGGGATTGCATCAATCAAATGACGGTCTTCCTCGGGAAGCTCTTCGCTCTTGTTGAGGATGCGGGGCTGCCTCGCACCATCGCCAATGAAGACGTTGAACTTCTCCCCCGAGTAATGCCCCGGCTTCACGTCCCACATCCGTTTGTCGTAGACGTAGATGCGGGGGTTGACCTTGGCTTCCTCCTCCTTCTTGTCAGTGAACTGGCCCGGGGTACGACGGGAGGACACGATACAGAGCCGCCCAGGGAGCCTCCCAAGCTTCTGGAAGCGTGACTTACGACGGGCGGCAATGGAGTTGTAGAGGGCAGTAGCTTGGTCGTAGGCCTGACCATCCGCCATCTTCGAATTCTCCACCGTGCTCATGAAGTTGACTTCCTCCAGCACGCCCCCGATGACGTTCTTGCCGATGGCTGCCGTCTCAAGGCCTGATACCGGGATGACGTAGACCCGGTTAGGGAAGATGAGTTGACTGGTCACTTCCTTGTCATGGGGGAACTTCTCTTGGAAGTAGGGGCTCTTCTCCACCATGGCCTTGAAGCGGTCGTAGTCACCCTCCTTGGCTAGTTTTGCATTGATGGCCTGGAAGATGATGACAATCTCAGAGGCAGGGTCCAGGTCGAAATACTTCTGGGGGTCAGCCATGCAGCTGAGCAAGTACAGCTGGTAAATCTGCACGTAGAGGGCAAGCGTGGACTTGCCTGAGCCGATGCCTCCCGTGGCAATCACTTCGTCGTACTCACCATCACAAATCTCCGTAGCGGCATCCATGACCGTTGGGTACAGGAGCCCCTTGGAGTCCAGGTAATAGTCAGACTCGACAAAGGTTCTGAAGTCTACCGGGATGTGCTTGTACTTGGTGAGGGCCTTGGTATCTCCCTTGAGAGCATCCGTGAGCACAGCCAGGAACTGCTTACGACACTCGGGGGGTACAGTCTCAAGCTTGGCTTGAATCGTCGTCTTCATCAGATTCATTGATGTCTCCAAGCGAGGCCACGATATCGAGCATTACCTGCTGAGCCTTGCCCCCTGAGTAAAGCTCTTTCTGCGAGGTTCCTGACTCCAGGTGGGTCGAGATTTCCACCTTGCGTTTGATCTTGATGGCCCCCGTCCTCACCAGGAGATTCACCTTCTCAGACTCAATGGCTTTGAGGGTATTGATGGCTGCAATGAGGTCTGCCCGGTCTTCCTTCTGGTTACCCAGGGCCGCAATCAGTTGCAGAGATCGGTTGCTCGCGAACTCCAGCTTATCGAAAGCCTGAGCCACCATGCCCACCACCCCAACCTCCCCCAGGGCGTCCACACTGGCCTCAAGGTGCATCCTCTTGAGCTTGGTATAGGTGGCAGTGGAGACACAGAGAACTCGGCACACGAGGTCCATCGGGGCCCCCATGTAGAGGAGCCTTCCGAAGTCTTGCCGGAGGTCAGGGTCGTTGATGTCTACCGCGTCTGCGTTCGTGCGGGACTTGATGGCCCCCGAGGCAATGAGCTTGTTGATGGACTCCTTGATGTCCACGCGCTCCCGCTCACGCTCCCGGCTCATCAGCCTGGAGTCTTCCTTGTTGCCGCTGGGGGTCGTCTTGGGGCTCGTGAAGGAGAGGGGCTTGCCATCCACCTCACTCGCCTTCTTGATTTCGATCTCATCTTCCTGAGACTCCGGAGGGGTTGGTTCCATTAGCGTACCCTGATGCCTTTGTCCTGGAAGAGCTTGATGAGGAAGAGAAGCATCCCATGGACAGTGCCCTCCAGATGGCCCGGGGGAGCCACAGAGACAATCTCCAGGTTCTGCTTGGTGAGGCCCTTCTTGAGAGCCTTGCGAATGGAAATCTCGGTGATGTACCCGGCCACCCCGCAATGGGAGCACTTGGTAAATCCGTGGTGCTTCCCACCTATCTTGTAGGTGGATGTTGCTGCTCCATGTAGGAGCTTTGGGGTCTGAATCATGGCCCCCTGATACTATCCCGAGGGCCCACAGACCTACAACTAGAGCGCTTCAGTGCAACCAGTTGCACTCTTAAACGACGTTGAAGCCTTTGCAGTCACACCTGGGCACTTTGCACTTCCAGCTGTATTTGACGGCTGCTTCCGTGTGAACGACCTTCTCATGCCCGCAATGGCAAAACTCCTTGGGCTTGAGGTCTTCAGTCTTCCAGCCCTTCTCCCGCTTGGGGCTCGGGAGGTTGGAGACTTCCGGTGGCCCCACCAGCGTCATAGGAGAGGCAGGGAGAAGCTTGCATTGGCTGGCCATGGCTTGAAGCATGGTCCCGGCTTCCTCCCCCTCATCAATGACCACGAGAAACATCACTCCCGTGTTGGCTAGGTACGCCCCCAGAATGCAGCACAAAGGCTTGCGAACGTCGCTGGTGACCAGCACTTGCTTACCGATTAGCCGCTCTACACCTACAATTGATGGCGTCATTTGTCTTTCGTTGAGAGAATCTTCTCAAGCTCGTCTGCTGCATCAAAGAACAGCTGCCCGACCTTCCGGGCTTGGTCTACTGATAGGTAAGCATGGATGCTCCCCTTGAGGTTGGGGACGCTTCCAGCGAAGTGAATGACTCCCGCCCTTGCCACAGCGAGGTCAAAGGTAGCCGCGCCTACCCTCATCAATTTCTGGAACATCAGTCCATCATAAGGTACGCCTCGAACATCTCGAAGGCCCGGTCTACGTGGGCTTGAGTAAGACCTTCTTCAAAGCTAGTCCTAATGCCCCATTGGGGATGATGGGCATGGGCGTCGGCATCATCGTCCAGGATAAGGAAGGGACCATGGTAGTTGTTGGTCTCCATCCAGGCGTCAATCTCATTGGCCCTGAAACCTGAGAGTCTCCGGGGAGTCTTACCGATGATCCCCCCTTCAAAGCCTCGTGATTGGAGAACAGCCAAGAGATTGTCCATCCGCCACAGGATGCGCCACGTGGAAGAGATAACGACCTTGGCCCCCGTGAATCGGAGGATCTTGTTGAGGAGAGCTACCTTCTCAGGGTCGATCCCATAGCACCCACGGATGCGATCCACGGTCGTCTTGCAGTTGAGAACACCGTCGATGTCGAGGAAGATAATGGGTCCGACAATCATTGCGGCCACTCCTTGGCTGGTATGGACCTTATACCCCTACTGTCTTGCGTTCGTCAACGAGAAACTTGGCGGGTCCGAAAGCGCGCAAAGGTGCCCTGAAGCTTGATGCACTTGTGGCAAGTCACCTCAGCGGGAAACATGGTCATCTTCGCACCCTTGGCCAGAGGTGCCCCACAGAGGCCTTCTGAGAAGTCAGGCACGTCCGGGTGAAGTCTATGCAGGTTCTTCCGAGGAACAGAGTCAGTCACTTGTCACCACAGGAAAAGGGCTTGGCCTCCTCCCGACATCGAAGGAAGGCAGCCGCGTTGCAGGAGTAGATTGCTCGCTCTGAGGTAGCTCGAAGGAGGCAGGCTTCCTTCTCCTCCCGGATGTAATTCCTCTGCACTTGAGTGCAGGAAATCAGGAGTAGGAATCCGAGAGGAAAGGTCTTCATGGCTTGTCCTTGAGCTTGGCGTCCAAGTCCACGATATAGGCCTCTCGCTGGGCAAGCAATTTGCCCATGGCAGCTAGTTCAGCCTTCAGCCGTTCCACGTCGTCCCGACTGCCCTCGCGCTCGTCATGGTAGCGCTCTGCCCTCGCCTTCTGATGGTCCCGGTCAATGGTCATGTTGTCCAAGTCAACCATGAGCTTGGTCACCTGAGGGTTCCGGTACTCGGCCACCTCGTAGGCATTGCGGAGGATGCCAATCAGGTCAGACAGGGAGCCCTTGGCGTCATCATCAAACCATGCTCGGGCCTCATCCACTTCCTTCTTGAGTAGGTCGTAGATTGCCCCCGGCACCATGCACTCAGGGCAGGGACCACTCAAGTGGGTAATGGAGTTGGAGGGGAAGGGTACGGGGCTCTGATGGAAGTAGCCCCGCCCCATGCACAGGGTGCAAATCATTTGGCGAGCATGGCCCGGATGGCTGCGTCCTTGGCCTCCAACAGCTTGCGAAGGGCAACGGTCCTCTCGGGGTTGCGGGGAATCAGCTGGACAATGCTCTGGGCAAGCTCAGCAAACGCCTTGCTCGCATCCTGAAGATGAGGGGGCAGGTGCGCGTAGGTGAAGAACTGCATGATGTGCTCATTCCACTGGTCGGGATCGGTCATGTCATTTTCCTTTCAACATCTGTTGCAGATAGGGGGTAGAGGCAATGCATTCGTCAGTGTGGGCGGGGAGGCACTCCCAGCACAGAGGACAGGGCAGGTTGTTACCGTAGATGGGTACAGGAAGAGCCGCTCTCAAAGACCCATGGAAGGCTTTGATGGCCTCCTTGAGTCTCTGCTCTTCCTTAGCCCCCACAACCATCTCTTCGTGAGCCTTGAGGGTTGCTCGCTTCCACTTCTCCCGGTCACTCCGGAGGTCTGCAACTGATTGCGCTTTGAAGACCATAGCCTCCTTGAAGAGTCGCAGGTCTTCCCGAGTATGGAGGAGGTCTGCTTCCAGGCAGGCTCTGCACGCTTTGGGACCATGAGGACAGGTCACGCCTTCTCCTCGGCAAGTACACGACGAGTCCAGGCACAAGCACCTGTGCAGGTGCTCGTATCATCGGTCATGTTGTCACAGGTAAAGACGTGCTTGGTCTTGGGGTTCACGTGAAGTTCTAGTGCGTATCTGGCATCCCTAAGCTGCTCTGCCAATTCCCAATTGGCTTTCAGCCCTTGCTTCACTGTGGCGTGATACTCGGCTTTGAGGTCAGGATACTGGCACAGGTGCTCATTATCGAAGTGTCCCAGGCACCCGCACGGCATGATGTCGCCACTCATTCCTCGCCCTTAGCGTGTTTCACGGTGTCCCAGATGGCAGCGATTGCGGTATCTCGTCGAGGGCCTGCCCAGCCCTTCACCCGGCACTCAGCCACGTAAGTAGTAGTGGGCCCGTAGAAGCCTACAATTCCGTAGCCGGAGGGCAGGACAGGCTCCCCAGTAGCCTTGGAAATGATCTCTGCGTGCTCTTGCATCCATAGGGGGTACTTAAGGAAGCCCATGCTCACCATGGCATTGGTGTTACGGGCTGCATCCTTCAGAGCCGCCAGGGCATCCTTAAGCTGGGTCTCTGCTCGGATGGCTCTCTCCCGGATGGATTCAATGTACCGGACGCGATCCTCTTCCAGGTGCCGTTCAGCGTTCGTTGGGTTCAGGGGCATCATCAGGCTTGTCCTCCTTGAGGGCGTTACGGGCTGATTCGAAGTAATCATCGTACTTGGGATTCGTCAGGTCTCGCTTACCGATTTCAATGATGCCAGTGAGGGCGTCATGGGCTCGCTGGAGACGTTCAATCTCCCGGGCCTGGGTATTGGCAATGTGGATGAAGGGCTTGGTGTTTTCCTTGAACCGGTCAAACCGGTCGTTGAGGTCAGCAAGCTCAGCTACTAGGTCCCGGATAACGTCAGCGATGGGTCTGCCGATGACCCGGTGGCCCTTAGCGGCCTCTACACAGTCTCCCCAATACTTGAGCCATTCATCTTCCATGGCTTTCAGGGAACCATTCTCTTCTTCCAGATGCTTGATCTTGGCCGTCTGCTTTACAAGGGTCTCCCTTAGATTGACCAGCTGGACTTCCAGGTGAGTACGACTGCAATCCTTGAGGTTGTAGAAGATGGGGTTGCCTTGCCCATCCAGGGGCCCCGCTCGTAGGCGCTCATTCTCAGCCTTCAGGGCTGCTACCTGCTCCTTGAGTCGGACGAGCCCCTCTCTCATGTGGTTCTCTTCGAACACGGAACAGGAGCACTCAGGGCGCGTACACCCGGTACCGTGCTCCTTGGGTGCATGGGTCCCGTAGCGATGGCCACAGAGGCACTGTCTATCCAGGAGATCACTCATTTGTCACCGGCCTTGGGATTCTGCTTCTCCCATTGAGAGGCAGCTTGCTCCAAGAGAATCTCAATCACGGGGGAGAGCTTTTTGTAGCCTGACACCCGCATGATGTGCTCAAGGCGAGCCACCAACTCAGCGTTGAGGTAGACGGATTTGCTCACACCCTCTTTGGGTGGGGGAATCGAGATAGCTAGGTCGTCAGACACTGTGCCCTCCATGGCAGCCTGCAACTGAGTGCAGAATCTTGAGAGACCCTACACCCAGAGGTTCTAGTTCGTCAAGCTAGTATTCGTTCGTGCAGACCAACTGCCCCGGATACTTGTCGGCAAACTCCTGCCAAGTCATGGTCTCGTCGGGCTCTCCCACCTCTTCACCGAGGACCACCTGATCCTCCAGCATGTCCTCGGGAGAAAACTGGGCCCACCCATCATCCCCCCAGGCGTCACCATTCTCTTCCGTGATGTCGAGACCCGTGGCTGCCTCGTACTTCTCTTTCAGTTCCTGAAAAGAGGTCGCAGACCACCACTCCACACCATTCGTCCAGATCCAGTTCTTCATTTTGACCACTCCTTGGTTATGTGGTTCCGAGGTACTGCTTCCAGCTTACCCAGCCCTTGGCCGTCAGGAAACCCCACTCCCGATTAGTGGGCCCCATGAAGACCAGCATCCAGACCGGCTTAGACACCTCCAACCTTCTGGGTTGGGTGCTCTTCCGAAACAAGACCGTTGGAGCGCTCTGGTAGCGGCAAGGTCCAACGATGTGCTCTGGCCCCCAGCTGTCTACTGCCGTCATCGTTTGGAGGTTACAGAGGCAGCCAGGGACGTGCTCGATATAGGCCCCCCGGAAGATGAGGGAGAGGGAGCTATAGGGCAGGTCATGGAAGTCTGGGTCAGGGTCTGAGAGAAGGATCTTCTGGAGCCTGATGCCGAACCATGGGCAGAAGATGAGCCACCGGAGAACGTGAACCGCGAAGTTGCCGTTCTTCCGCCCGTAGATGTGACTTCTACCGAAGAACCAACGTCGCATCTCTCAGTTCATCTTACTGACAGGTGGGTGAATCAGTGGAAGCTCTGACCCCCGTGGAGGCCCATCCTCAATCCAGGCTTCCGACTGTCCTAGCGTGTCGTTGACCATGCCGAACACCGACCCCCATGGAATACCACAAGGGAAGGGGTTCCCGCCAAAGTAGATGGTCGCTTTGATGCCCCAATCACTCACTTCCATGGGGGCCTTCCACGAAAAGTCGAGGCCCAGATAGGGCAGCTGCTTAACCCTCTCCGGAACCTGGACCCCAGCCCTACCCGGAACGAAGAACACGCGAGTGTCTCCATTCCTCAGGAAGGCCTCCATCACTGACCGCTTGATGTTCACGCGGCTTGGTCCTCAACCAGCGTCAGAGTGATCTCACCCTCAAGAAGCTTGGCCATCTTCGCAGCGTAGGCCTTGTTCTCGGCTGCCTGATTGAGGCGCTGACTCCGCGCGTAGAACTCCTCAATCATCGGGGCCTGAACGCGGAGGTCACTCTTCAGAAGATCCTTCTTGGGCTTCTCGCTCACAGAGGCTCCTTCGCTGGGTACTGGTTTAAGGGTAGCACGCAATCAAGTGCAGAGGGAGCGAAGCTCCGTGTGGCAGTCACGGCAAATGACGGTCACAGAGCCCTGAGGAGTGACGAACACGGGGTTGCCGCATTCGTTGTCACACTCAGGAAGGTTCTTTTTCTTCTCTTCCTGGACCTTCGCTCGCCACTTGTTCCGGGCAAGGAGGTTCTGAGAAAAGAACAGGTCATAATTGTGTTGGGACTTGTCAGCGTCATCAGCCATGACTACCTCTTGCTCAAGCAAGGTGGGGGCCTTGCCCAGGGGGATTTTTTAGGTCAGTGCCAGCTGGAAGTGCGGCCCGTCAGCGAGAGGGCCCTTCCGCTTGGTATGGGGGTTCTGGAGCTTCCACCGGAGGACGTAGGACGCCATCTCATCCTCAAGATCGTTCTTGAGAAGGTGAAGAGGCTTGTCCCAGACCCCGCCCCAGATGATGCCAATCTGAAGCTCAATGGCTGCCTTCCGCATGGCCTCAGCCATGGGATAGACGTGGCCCCAGTGCCAGCTGTATTCCTTGTCACCGTCTCCGTCCGTGTCCAGGTAGGGAGCAAGGTCTACAGCGCGCGCCAGCCCATCCTTGTCCGGCAGATGAAGGGAGTTGAGGGTGTTTGACGCCCCCGAGGCCAGAAGAACCTTCTGCCGTGCGAGAGTGCGAACTCCCTCCGTCACGCCAAAGTCGATTTCCGAAACCTCGATTGCCCGCTGAACCACACGGACAAGAGGATGCCGGACGTACACCAACTTGGCTTTGCTGCTTGAACCCAGGGCAAAAGGCATGGTGCCTCCGTTAACTGGAGGGCACACTATCCGTATTTCAAATCTGAAAGCAAATTCCAGGATAAGCAGTGTACGTCTTTATCCTGCAACCAGTTGCGGTCCTACCTCCAAAATGGCTGGTACTGCTCTGTGTCTCGGGTCACCTTGGACTTGAACTCACCCTTGCCATCCATGCGCTTGAGCAAGATGGTGGCAGTTGCGGCGTTGTACTCCAGCACCTGGAACGTCCTGCCATTGGTTCGATGCACCATCATCAGGGTCTGTCCCCTACGCGCTGGGAGGGCCCACAGTGCAGCAACCATGGAGGTCTCTGAGGCAGGTACCTTGGGAGCTTTGGAGGCCTTGAGTGCTTCTTGAGCCTTGGCACTGAGCTTCACAGCCATGCGTACCCACTCCTTGGGTTGTACTTCAGAAAGAACACCCCGGTCCTAAGTTGCGGTCGCCCCTATCAGCCATACTTCGCGATTCTCCGTGAAGGTAAAGGTTAGATAGAAGAGTCTTATGAACCGAAGTGCGGTGAAATTTGGAACCGTGTCGGGAGCATGGTCCCGATACCCCGTACAGATCTGACAATCGGATTGGGGCACCCAAAATGGGCACGGTTGCGGGAAACCCTACCTACGCAAAGTTGTAAAGACAACAAGGACTGAGTGCAGGAGTCGAACCTGCTTTGCTCCACCCCGGTAACGATCCGGCTCTCCCCATTGGTATGGGTTATGGCACCTGCCACCCGATGGTGCTGCTTGGGTCCCGTTGAGCGGCGCCGCCTACTAGGGAACCTTGCTGAGGGCTTCCGAGCCCCCCTACTCAGTCAAAAGGTGCCTGTCGCGGGCGGGACGATACCCCACAGGCTCTGGTAGTTCAGGAAGGAAATAGCTGGCCGCCAACCTTCCATCTAACGGACACCCACCAGTTGTCCGGTCCTACAGTGGGGAAGGAGGGAATCGAACCCCCTTGACCTAAATCGCTCGGGTTACAGCCGAGTGCCAAGTCCGTAAGGCGGCTTCCCCAAATATGCCCCCGCCCGCTGGGGCCACACGGTAGAGGTCTCATGCCTCTACTCTGCCCGACCCGTGTCCCCCGTCGGGAACCTTAGTTTCAGACTTCTTGATATCCGGGCTCTTTTACAGGTAGTGCCCCCGGCGCGCTGGGTGACACCGTTTAGGCTTGTAAGGGTTTTCTTGAAGGCTCCCCCAAGCGCAGGAGGCCCCGAGTACCAGGGCCCCCGGCTCGCTACAACCTTAGGCCTGTGCTTCCTGGGGAGCCGCTTCCTCAGCCACAGGAGCGGTATCCAGGGTCAGAGTCATCGTCGGGAAGGCCTTCTCGAAGACGCCTAGCACTGCCTCAATGCCCATGTTGGTGAAGATGGAGGTGAGGTCCGTAGGGTCAACCTTGGCGGTCGGAATCGAACCCGAGAGGACGCCCGCTGCCATGTGCTCAAGGGCAACGTTGTCGTGGGGGGTTCCAGTCTCAGCCTTAATCTTGCTGAGGGCGCTCTGGATGGTCTCCACTTGGTCAGCGTGACACTTGAACTTGAGCGTGGTCGAGTCGGTAGTGGTGCTCTCCTTCTCCTCACTCGCACCAGCACCCTTGAGCATGGCCTTAAGCTCAAGAACCGTGCAAGCCTCAGCCTTGGCGACCCACTCATCAACGTTGTCGAGGGTGAGGTGCTTGGCAAGCTCCTTCAGCTTGGTCCAGCCGAGGTGGCCAACCTTCTCCCAGGGAATCTGGTTCTTGACGAGGTTGGTGTAGATGTCCATCAGGTAGCGGGCCTTGCGCTCTTCAAACCCGTACTTGCTCTTCACGAAGTGCGCGAGGCTCTCATAGCCCTCGTACCAGCCCTGGTCGTTAATGACCGTCAGGAGGCCCCCGAGGCGGAAGTAGTTCCCCTCGATATCCTCCACAAGGCGATCCGCCTGACTGAGAACCTGAGCCTTCTGGAGGTTTTCGATCTCGGCAGCCACGTCGAGAATCACGTCCCCGGTACCCTTGTTCTTGGCCTTGCTCTTCGTCTTGGTTGCGGTAACGGTCTCTTCAGCGGCAACAGCGGTTTCTTCAGTCATTGGGGTCTCACTCCTTGAGGGTTGAACATCTCTTCTTGCTGACAGGGAGGAAGATACATCCAACCCTTCTAGTTTGTCAAGCGCCTACTTTGCGACCGCTGCGTCTTTCTTCGCAGGGGAGGCCTTTTTTGCCACATTCTTGGCCTTGGGCGCAATGGCCTTGGTCGAGATAACGTCCGTCACGGTCTGTGCAGAGACCGGCTGAGCCTTCTGGAAGGGGGAGGGACCCGTCTTCTTCGGGGGAGCCGTGAAGAACCCTTCAGGGTAGCTGGTCTTGAGGAACCCCAGGTGCTCATCCATGAGGGTGGCAACCGGCGCACCATAGAGGGCCCACTGAAGCTGGTACACGTCCGCGAGGATGCCCTCGATGGACTTGATGATGGTCGCCTCATCCAGGTTGTTGCCCTGATGGGCAGCGTAGTAACCCTCCAGGAGGTGATTGGAGGCAGCATCCAGGTCCGTCAGGAGGCTCGTGGGAGTCGCCTGGACCTTGACCTTGCGCTGGCTGGAAGGCACCTTGACCTTGAGAAGCTTGGCCGCGTTGACCGCATGGTGAAGGATGCATCCCATGCTCTCCTTGGCATTCGCCTTCACCTGAGGCGTCAGCTGGAACCCAAGGATGTAGGGGCGCATGGCCTCCATCAGATTGCCGGTCTCATAGCGGACCCCGATGATGGACTCCATCAGGTTCACGGTCTTGGCCTTGCGGAGGACGTTGCGAACGCCCGTCTTGATGGTCTTCGGCTCAAGCGTCTTGGTCACTACCCGTCGAAACTCATTCGTCTTCATGGAATTTAACCCCGTTTAGTATGGGGGAGGAATCTCCCCGTTGATGTGCCTGCCCCATGCGAGCCAGGGCATATGCTTCCATCACGTCTTCCTTCTTGAACGTGACGTTCCAGCGATTCTGGACTGCCTTCCACATCTCCGGCTTCTTTGCCTTGCCTGAGCCTGTGGTGAATTTCTTGAGACTAAGCGGAGGAATGTCCCACCATTTGAATCCCCCGCTATCTAGTCGATCCGTTATCAGAACTCTCAATTGGGAGAGGATGACCAGTGTGAACTGGTTTCCGTATGCCAGCCCTTCAATGTAGACCCTCTCGGGCTTGAAGGTGTTTGCGACGAACAGGATGCGATCCGCAATCAGTTGCAGCCTCAGGAGGCCTTTTACGTCTTTGAAATTGACCCACTCTTCATGGAGTGAGGTATCCCCCTGTAATACAACTACGCCTGACTTGGTGCTTGGGTCTACCCCCATGATTATCGGGGGCGGTGCTTGGTAGGTTGCTTCCTTACTCAGCGAGGCCTTGCGGATGATCGGCATTTGTCATTTCCCGGCAGAAATAGCAACCGCTGGAAGGTCAGGCAAGGGTGATGCTGGGTATTTGCCAGAGAAACATGGCTGAAGTACAGAACAGGACTTTGCAGTCGGGCTATATGAGGTTGGGCAGATTCCAGGAGGGATGATTCCCTTCTTTCTAAACACTGCCACCTTGGCCGCAAGGGAGAGTGCAGGCTTCAAAGCCTCCTCATCCCGGACCACATCGAACTCCTTGAAGGGCAAGATCTCGTCACCATAGTCGGGATGCTTCTTGCCCCCGCTCTTGGCGATGTAGATGACCTTGGCAAGCTGGGTGTCGAATCGATGCTTCTCCGGATGCTCGCTGTCCTCAATCAGCCTCATGTAGAGGTTGGTCCGGATGCGATGCTCTGCCAGAGGGGCCGCCAGGGCTGCGAACTGGTCCTTGTCCATGGTCTTGATCTCCACCATGGTCAGCTTGGGCGCTCCCAGGTCGAGGAACACGTCAATGCCCCCGCTGAACTGGTACTTGGGATGGTGGAACCGGACTTCAATGTATTCCCAGTTATGCTTGCACTTGAAGGGAGCGATTAGCTCATTCGGCTTCTTGCACAGGTCTTGGGCCATTCCACAGCTACGGCATCTCCAGTTGCCCCATGAGAGATTCCCCAGCCACTTCTCCCGGAGGAGAGTAGCCAGGGTGTCCCCCATATCGAAGATGACTCTGAGGTAGGGCGCGATGTATTCCTTCTTGCGCTCCCCCTTGGTGAGGTCCAGTAGAGCTACCTCCCGAGGGCAGAAGGTCTCCTTGGTGATGTCAGAAGCGTGAATGAACTCGTGACTCCGGGCCTTCACCTCGCCCCCCAGATTCTCTCTGAGGGAGTTGATGATGGTCTTCTTCGGGGCCAGGGACTCTTTCACCGCGTCAACAAGGAAGCTCATGCTACTCCTCAGGGTTCGTTAGCTCTTGGAAGAGGTATTTGGGCACCATGACCCACTCCCCATGGAGCTTAGGCTTTCCCTCAGGTGTAACAAAGGACACTGACAAAGCTGGGTTGCTCTGCGTGGTCAGGGCCTCGTGAGCGATCTTCACCAGCCATCCAAGGTCCAGACTCATGCTCGCATGGATGGTGCTCTTGCACTCTAGCCGGTACTTGGTCTTGCCACGCTTGAAGGTGGCGTCCCCCTTGGCCCCTGCAAGGGCACCAGACGCTGGAGTGAGACGAGCGGACAAAGACTTGGCCACTCGCTTCTCCGATGCACTACCGTGCCCGCTAGAGCCCTTCTTGGCCACACGTTCAAGGAAGGGGTTCTTGCTCATGGGGTCTAGGTCTTGTCAGCGACCATGAGGGTTGAGCCCGCAACTGATTGCACTACCAGCTGCTGGCACTTGACCCTGAAGAGGGGGTCACAGAAATACTGCTCCTTGATGGGCACCAGGGTCTTATACGTCTCTCCAAACAGCGTCCAGCCCGCACCAGTATTGACCAGCGTGCCCATAGTCTTGAGGTGGTTGGAAACCGTTGTCCAGGAGTCTGTGTCGCCCACGTCGAGATCCCCGACCGGCACCATGGCCATGTCGTACTCGAACGATGCTGAGTTGATGGGCACCTTGGACTTCTTCACGGTCACAGAGGTGTTCTTGTAGACCGGCTTATCCGGGTGAACGGTCTTATCAGCCACGTTCTTGCCCGTCATGCGAACCGTTAGGGAGGACAGGAACTTCATGGTCTCCCCACCCGGCATGGTCTCCGGGTCCCCGAACATCACGCCAATCTTGAAGCGCCGCTGGTTGATGAGGATGAGGGCAGGGTAGTGGCCCTTCCGGCTCTCCTCTCCAAGCGCGATAGCTGCCTTGTTGCACATGCGCTTGACCAGGATCGGGGAGGTCCCCACATCAGCCTTGTCCGCGCTGGCCTCCACTTCCCGAGTCGAGACCATCACGGCAATCGAGTCCACGACACAGAGGGCAAGGTCAGACGCACGCATGACGGCATCCACCATGTCCACAGCCTCTTCACCATTGAGGGGCTTGAGGAGAATCAGGGCCTCAGTATCCACGCCCATCTGGGCTGCCCAGAACGGGTCAAAGGTGCCTTCCAGGTCCACGAATGCGCACTTGTTGCAGTGCTCGGGGAAAGCCTTCTGGATGTGAGCAATGGCCTTGAGGCAGAGGTTGGTCTTGCCGGAGGACTCCACCCCGAACACGATGGACATACGCCCCTGAGGGAAGCCCCCACCCGTGGCGAAGTCGAACTCAAAGACGCCGGTAGGGATGCGCTCCACCTTGGGGACTTGGTTGCCCTTGAGGACAGAGCCTTCACCCTTCTCCTTCTGGATGGCCTTGAGGATGGTGGAGAGAGGCGTGCCCCCGGTAGGGGCAGGCTTCTTGGTCTCAGGTATGGCTTCGGGAGCTTCGGGCTTCGTATCGGTCTTCAGCACTGATTCAGCACCCTTCCCAAACTTGAGCGGCATAGTCCTACGCACCCTTCTTGGCTTTTTGCGCGTCCTTGGTTTCCTTGGCGATACGTTCCGACACCCAATCGAGACCATGGGCGTAGGCGTCGTTCAAGGTTTCCTGCGTACAGGGGAGGGTGATGGCCACATGGATGCGAGCGGACTCGTAGTTACCCAGGTTGACCACTCGCTCCCCGCCTACCGTCACCCGCACCAGCTTGTCAGCTGGGATGGGCGGGACCTTCTCATCAACTTGCTCTTCCATGGTAGGGGTCTGCCCCTTGTACTGGACTGCCACGGTCTTGGTTCCCCCCGGGGCCTCGGTCTCCAGATGGTCAACGTAGGGGCTCTTGGGGGTCAACTTAGGCCCCAGAGTAACGGGAAGCTTGTTGATGATGGGCATGGATTCAGGTCCAGTTTGCGAAGGTGAGGGCAATGAGGTTCTCAAGCTCAGGCTTCTTGACGGCAGGAAGCTTGAACCCGTTGTCACGGAAGAACTTGGCAACTGATTGCAGAAGCTTTAGCTGGCCTTCTGTGAAGTAGAGTTTGGGTCCGAAGGGGTAGGGGCTTGGGTAAATCTCCTTCTCCCTCCAGCCTCGTAGGACAGCCGTTGACACCCCCAGGGCCTCTGCCACGTCCGAATGGGTCAGCGTGTACTGGGGAGGCAGCGGGGCCTTCTTAGCCCGACGTTTCTCCCGGGCTGCTGCTGCCCGTTGCTGGGCCGCCGCTCGGTAAGCCTCATCAGTCTGGTACTTGGCCTTGCGCTTCTCCAGCACCGTATTCTTGTGCTCTTCATACCACTCTTTGTAGGACTTCGTTCCCTTTGTTTCGCTCATAATCTCACCATTTCTGAACCGATTTCGAAGTATTGCTGCTGCCTCTTATGGAAGAACCCTTTGAAGATGGACCCTGAATCAAGAAGGTCTAGGCAGACCGGTTTGCGCTTGCCCTCCTTCATTCTTAGGATGCGTCCCAGAGGTTGCTTAATATTGGACCGGGGGGTCGCCATGACCAGGGAGTCCCAGGCAGGGAAGTCAGTACCCTCCGAGCACATCCCGTAGGTCGCGAACACGATCCGCTTGTTGCCATTGAACTTGAGGGTCTTCTTGTTCTCCCCGATGTAGAAGCCCATCTCTTCCCCCGGAAGGCTAAGGGTCCCACAGAGCACCTGGAGCTTCTTGAGGTGTTCCACGATGTCACTCATGACAACGATGGTGCGGCCCTTGGCGTAGGCGTCGTGAACGAACTGAACGATGCGCATGTTCCGCTCAATGTCCTGGGACATGGCCTTGTAGACGCCCATCATCTGACCGGGCTTCACGCTGCCTGCCATCCAAGCTGGGATCTTCCAACCGGTCTCCTGGATGAGAACCTTGGGGCTCATGGGGACAGAGGTCCCCTGCACCATCACGGGACCAATATGAGCCGCAAGAACAGGTGTCTTGCCATCGCTTCGCTTGGGGGTAGCACTGAGACCCAGACGGTGTTTGGCGGGAAAGAGAGTGCAAGCCTGACTGAAGGTCTCAGCTGCCATCCGATGCGTCTCGTCAAAGATGATGAGACCAAAGGAGTTGAAGAACTCGGAGTCGTACTTTCCGGGGCGGGTGACTGACTGCACCATGGACAGGACAAAGCGCTTCCCCTTGTAGTCAAGCTTGTCAGCCTGAGCGATGCCAATCTGGTCAGGAGGGACACCCACGAGGTTGATGAGAGTCTCGCGCCATGAGTCCATCAGGTCCTGCTTGGTCATGAGGATGAGGGTCGTCTGACCCAATCGTCCAGCGATGGCACATCCGAGATACGTCTTCCCGAACCCAGTCGGGGCCTCAAGGATATGGTCTACGCCTTCACGAAGGAGGAAGACGGACTTGGCGATGCACTCCGCTTGCTCTTCAGAGCGCGGGGGCTTCCTGCACTCAATTGCGGGAACGGGCCTGCTGATCCGGAAGTCCTTACCCAGGTGGGTGACCAGCCTCCGAGGCACTAGAAGCTCATCCCCGTTGCGGATGCTCATGGAGACTTCATCCCCGTAGGTGGAGACGAACTTCAAGGAGGCCTCCATACCCGCCGAATACGGGAAGTGAGCCACGGCATCAGTCTTCAGAGGAATCTGGTCAATCGAGATCAAAGCGAACCACTCCATTGGTTGGTACAGCCTGAGGGAGGGGCCCGTGGTTCCGGTTTCCCTAGAACTCCTAGAACCCCATCCCTCAGTAAATCAGGTGCTAAAGGTGCGAGTCGTAGTCGTCAGAGGCAGCGGCCTGAGGGGCAGACATTCCGCCTCCCATCCCACCCATGGCAACGGGAGCCCCGAAGCCCAGCGCGCGAAGCTCATCCCCGGTACGGAAGACAAGCTCCTTGGCATAGTCGAGGGGGGCAAAGAGGCTTTCCGTCACCTCAGCACCATCCTTCTTGTAGGTGCGGACATACTTCTTGGCCGCCTCTGCCGGGTCCACCTTGTGCTGGAAGTCGAATGCCGACCCCACGGAAGCGTCCTTGGACGTTGCCCGGGTCGTATCGACAATCCATCCCGTCAGCCCGCCGCGCTTCATGGCGTAGGACTGGAGGATGTCCATGGTCCGGGGCTTGGCCACGAACAGCTTGCGGGTGAAGGGCAGGATGTTCCCTGCCTTGGTCGTGTAGGGCACGAGGTCCAGAACCGAGAACACTGACACGAGCGCGGGCTTATCCTTGCCCTCGCAGATGGGACAGCGGTCCTTGTTCTGAGGGGCAGACTGCTCAGGGCAGATATAGTTACCCCAGTTACCCTGATGCATGACCGTGTGCTCGTAGAACCGAAGGGGGGTCAGCTTGTTTCCCGCCTTGGGGTTGAGCGCACCATCAAGGAACAGAATCTGTCCGTTGGTAGGGGAGCTACCGGTCACCTTCAGACCGTACCGGAATGCCTTACCCTGCTCTGCCTGACGAGCCTCAGCGGCCTTCTTCTCCCGCTGTGCAAGCTCTTCGGACTCTTCCCCCGTCTTCATCCATGAAACTGACATTTTGCTTCCTTTATGTTGATTTTCATCAACGTTGGTTGGGTGTAGCCTGCTGATTCTAACTCTCACTACTCTAGTTTGTCAACCTGGATTAAGTATCTCCTTGAAGGTTTCTTGCAGCATCTCCAGGGTCAACTTCCCCGGGTCCTTGGCCGATTCGGGGTACATCAGGCGCCCCAACCGGGTCTTCTTGTAGAGGTACTTGCTGAAATGAGAGTAGGACTCCTCTCCCGTCTTGTCATGGTCAAGCATGGTCAAGACAGCATCCACGGACTGGAGCTTGGTCAGCTTCTCCACTGAAGCCTTGGCCGTCAGCCCCGCCACACAGTGAGGGTAGACCCTGAGGACGTTCAAGCAGTCGAACTGACCTTCCACAACCACGAGAGGGAGGCCTGCATCCATGGAGCTTTCGAGAGCCCGCTCGTTGTACCAAATCAACTCGGTGTTGTTCACCTTGTCCGGGCCCCAGCTGTAGTCGTGATGGCCGTACTTCTGAGCCTTGTCCAGAGCCCGCCCTCTGGCCCCCGCCAGCTTGCCCCCCATGGTCCTGAAGGGGGCGACGATCATGTCCTTCTTGGCGTCGTAGTGAAGCTCCATGGCGGTAGCCACCTGAGGGTCTACCGGCTGACTCTCGTTGATGGTGACCCGACCCGTCTCCAGGTACCACTTGCCCCGAGGGTTCTGATCCCAGGGCACGAACTGCTCAAGGAACCATTCCGGCCACTCGATGAAGGCCTTGGACTTGGGGGAGAACTCCTGGAACTCCGGGAGAGATTCGATCTCCGATTCCAGACCCTCCAGAAGCTCCCAGGCAAGCTTGAGATTGAACCGCCCCTCATAGTGGGGGAAGTTAGGGAGGTGCATCTCAATCTCTTGCAGGAGGGCACTGAGACGCCCTGAGCGGCAAGTAAAGCAATGGAAGCCACCCGTCTCCATGTTGACCGCGAAGGAGGGCCGCGAGTCCTTACCCGTCTTGTGGGTTGCGAAGGCCAGAGGACACTGCCCCCGCAACCATGTGCCATTCTCTTCCGGGTCATGGATGGCCAGGGCAGAGAGGAACTTCCGAACTGATTCTTTTTTCACGCCCACTCCTTGGGATTTGAGACTAGGGGTTCAGCGCCTTCGGTACTCCAGTGCAGACCACTCGAAGGTTAGGGATGAGGGAGAAGCTGAATCCTCGGTGCTTGCTGTAGCTCTCTTGGGCCTGAAACCCTGCTTGGACGCAAGTCTCGTAGGTCTCGTACTTACCGACCACTACGCTGCCAATACCGGAATCGCCAACGAGGAACAGAGCAAGGAGGAAGATCACGCGGCCTGCCTTCTGAGATTACGGTACTGAAAGGTCCCCCACTTCTCTTTGCATCGGGGACAGGTAGGGCGTTCTTCATGGTCTACCACAGTAACCGAGACCTTGGACTGACCACATGCAACGAACGGCTTGGAAGCGTCGAAATGGGAGGTATGGGTCTTCATAGTCCTTGGGGTTGGAGGTATCGAAAAGACTACCCCCACCCTTCTACGTTTGTCTATGCGTCCTTCGAACGAATTGACTTAAGCGAGCGTGCGCCCTCAACGTTTCCGATGAAAGCCTTCTGCTCTGCCTCGCTCATGTACTTGTCCACAGCGGAAAGCGGGATCTTGATGAAGTCGAGAAGGTTCTCGTAGCCTCCGACCAGAGTCTTCATCTTCCCAATCAGACCATGGAGGTCAGTCACCTCACGGGAGGTCTTGCGGGGCCCGAACTCCACCACACCTGTGGAGCCCTTGAGAGTGACCGGCTGAGTGCCACTGAACCGGGTGTCATCCTCCGCAACTGATTGCAGAAACTTCTTCAACTCATCCTTGCGCTTGATGAGGGGGGCAACCTCTGCAAGCTGGGCGTCCAGGGTGGCAATCTCATCTACGGCTGCCATCTCATCACTGGTGAGAATGCTCTTGGTCTTGGCCTTGGTTGCCACCTGTGCGACGGATTCAACGGCCTGGGTCTTGAGAGGGGACTTGAACTTAATCGGCATTTTGCACTCCTTGCGTGTTGGTAGGGTGAATCAGATACGGGGGTCCGACCATCCGGGGGTCAACTGGCCGAAGATGAGGACAACCTCAGCGGTCTTGCCGGTGTTGCCAATCTCGAAGGTCAGGAAGTAGCGAACGTTGTAGCCAGTGTCAGGGGTGGGGTAGATGTAATCCTGCTTCACGTAGTCGTAGAGGGTGTTGCTGATGGGGCATCGAATCTCGTTCTCCTGGGTCTCGCAGGTGGGAGGGAAGATGTCCCCCAGCACCGTACCAATGGCCTCTACCTTGACCAGATGAAGGGGATACTCCTCTTCCATGGGAACCTTGTTGTCGTTCACATCAAAAGCCGTGAGCCAGAGGTCGTTGTAGTTGAAGGCCTCATGGAGAGGGGTGACCCACTTGTTGGTAGTGAGCGTAAAGTAGGCCGGAGGGCCCTTGGTAGCATCCGCCTCAATTCGTTCGAAGACGATGGGCTCCCCGGTCGTCTGGTCAATGGCACGGACTTCCAGAGCCTGGGTCCCCATCTCGTTACCGAGGGTCCAGATTTCCTTGGCGCTGCCCTCTCCCTCGACCAGGGCCGATCCTGCGAAGACGCTGCCCCCGCCCTTTACCACCACGAAGTTGACCAGCACCTTGCCGTCCGTGCTTCGGAGGGCATTGGGAACGTCCTGCATGACGGCTGCTGCCACTCGGATGTCACTCCCGATGGGAGCGCTCTGCCGGTCCTGCGAGACCGTGAGCGAGTAGCGAGCTACCCCAGGCTTGGGGGTGACGATATCCGGGGGGTCCCCCACGAGGGGCGTAATCTCCGGAGCATCCGGACCACCACAACCAACGAGAGCTACCAGGGCTGCTACGAGAAACTTGTTCATTTTGGGCTTCCTTTTGAGTGATTCCTACTTGCCCAACATACCCTCACTCAAGAGTTTGTCAAGAACCTGGATATAAAAAAGCCCCCGAGGATGAGGTCAGGGGCTTGGACTGCGCGCCTAGATGAAGGAGAGGTCTTCCAGAGCCTCCACCGGCTTACCCTCAATATCTGCATCCACCTGGGTAAAGTCCATGGCCATGAAGTCCCACTTGATAGAAAAGTCCCCGGACTCTCCGTTGCGCCCCTTGTGAAGCTGAAGGATGCGCTTTTGCATGGTCTCAACCCCCTCATCCTTCTGGATGCCGATAACGATGGAGGAAATCATGCCGATGTTGTCCGTGAAGCCGATGTCCTCCAAACCGGGCTTCTCTCCCTTTGCGGGACCCTTCCCTTTCTGGACTGCCTGACGGTTGAACTGCCAGGAGCAAAAAGTGATGGCGTCTGCTCGCGTCGTGGCCTGCTTGATGAGGTTGACGTTGAGGGCCACAGACTCAAAGCGATTCAGCCGCTCATTAGGATGGCTGAGCATGTACGCGCCATCGATGAAGATGACCTTACACTTGAGGTTCGAAGCCAGGGCATAGATGGATTCGACCGTCGCGGCAAGGTTCGCATCAACGATGTAGAACTTCGCTTCCTCCTTACCCATGGCCTCCATGCCTGCCATGAAGAACTCAGTCGTCTGGGTGGAGAAGGCTGAGCCCTTCAGCTGTCCGACGCTCGTACCAGCGTACATGGCTGCCACACGCTGGGAGATATCCAGGGCGCTCATCTCCATCGAAATGAAGAGCACGTTCTGCTTGTGGACTCGCCAGTTGTGGAGGGCGCAATAGAGCATCTGATAGCTCTTGCCCATGGCGGGGCGACCCACGAAGCTCACCATGTTGCCCGGACCCACGCCTCCCTTGGTATCCATGTAGGGCCACCCGAAGTAAGCGGGGGGTGTCCCTGACAGGTTGGCGTTGTAGTAGTTCTGGATGACAAGCTCAGGAACATCCTTGGCTGCATCAAGCACTGCTACCCGGTACTGCTGAGCCGTCAACTCATTGACTGCCTTCTGAAGGATCGCCAGGGCCTCAGCGGTAGCCTTCTTGTCCTTGGTCAGGAGAGTCTGAGCATCGAGATTCGCCTGATTGATGAGATTGTAGGCACTGCGTTCTTCAATCAGCTTCAGGTAGTAGGCGCTGGGCTCATGGATATCGAGAGCCTTCACTTCGGGGAACTGGGACTCCAGCGTCTCTAGGGCAGGTACCTGCTGATACTGACTGTAGTGCTGATGGAAGAACTCGAAAATCTCCTTTTCCTTGTCCCCCTTGAAGAGAGAGTCAGAGAGCTTCGCTTTGAAATATCCATAGTGGTTCTGTTCCGACGCAAAGCTTCGGAGGACTTTTGCCCCGAGCAAGTAAGCTGACATTGGGGGATGCTCCGCTTAGGAATTGCTGATGGTGTAGTGGGCCTTGAAGTGCTGGACAAAGCTATTGCCGTACTCCTTGCCCATGGCTTCTAGGTCTTCCACATAGGCGACCACAGGCTTGCTTGATGCCAGTCTGTCCAAGAGCACGTCGTAAATAATCTGGGCCTTCCAGCTGGGAAGGCTCTTGCCGCCCTGTCGAACGTAAAGGTTCGGGATGAACATGATGGAGGGATCGGGGATCTCCACCTTGTCATCATGAGCATCAACGATGGTGTTGACGGTCACAAGCCGAGCGTCCTTGAAGTTACGGATGAGGGCTGCCGCCATGCTCATCATCTTCACCTCAGGCACCACCATGTGGTTGCCCGTGAGGAGGAGATTACGGCCTTGCTTCTTGTTCACGTTGAAGTGACGAAGCCAGTCAAGCTCCACAGTAGAGCAATACTGGGTGGCTGACTGCCAGAGCATGTTCTGTGGGATGTTAGCCGTCCGGCAGACGTTGGAAATGTCTGCGATGATCCGGCTGTGGGTCGCTGCGTCGAGCATCTCATTCACCTTTGGCCTTAGACGCCTTCACCTTCGCCCAAGCCGCAAGAAATTCTTCTTTGGAAACCGGCGCATCCCCCGACGTGACCGGTTTTTCGGGAGCAAGCTGCTTACTCGCTTGCCCGTTGCCAATGGGGGCAGAGACGGATTTCCCCCCCTCCATGGCCTTCTTCGGTTCTGCAACCAGTTGCACTACAGGCTTGTCCATCAGTCTTACAAGCACGTCATGGTACTGAAGTACGAAACCGATCACTGGGTCGTCAGGGGTGTGCTTGAGCCCCTTGGCCTGCCCTGCCTCGAAGGCAAACCGTCCCCAGTGAGTGACTGCAAACTCCAACGCGGGGCCCGTCTTCTCCCCAAGTGCCTTCTGGAGCAACTTCAACTGACCCTTATCCTTACCGGTAAGGGCCTTCTGAAACTCCCCCTTCTTTTCTCCCACCTTTCGGGTCCAGAGGGAAGCAAGGCCCATCACACCAAGGTCGCCTGTTTGCTTACCCGCTTGCTTGGCTGCCAGTGCCTTCAAGACTTCAGACGCGCTTGCCATGGGTTCCACTCCTTGGATGGGTGCTACCTGCTGAGTCGTGATGGCTTGGGCTGTAGGGATTTGTCCTACCCCTGGGCTTTTCCCTACTGCTAGCAAGGATGGCTTACCTTGCTGGCTGTTGCTGTCTTCAGAAAAAATTTGGGTAGTTGCAGAGGGGCGAAGCCCCGATGCCAAGTAATCTCTGTCTGTAGTTTCTGAAGGTAGTCTCTGTAATGAAGTTTTAGATGAAACCACGATATGCATCTTGTGGTTTCCACCATTTGACCTAGTTGATTCCATCGAAATCGGTTTTGGGGTTTTCCCCTTTCGGGGGACCTTCTTCGGGGGGTCAGCAAGGGCTGCCAGGACCTTCTCAGCATGGAAGAAAATGTGGGTCGTTACCTTCCCCTGGAACAGGTGTACTTCAGTGCTGATGAAGCCGAGAGCTTCCAGCGTCTCCATGGCTGCCCGTCGTTGCCATTCTCCCAGCCCAGTCTCCTCACACATCTCTTCCCGGCTCTTCGCAAGGCACGGACGCCCATCAACCTCCACCTTCAGCTTGCTAGCCCCAGAGCCCGTAGGAAGGTTCCAGTACACGATCTGGCTAAGGAGAACCCCAGCGGCCACAGAGCCTGAGATCGTCGCGTAGACGGGCGCGTAGGCCACCTTGGTAAGCGAGTCATGGACTGCCTTCAGCATCTTCGACATTGACGCCCCGTAGACTGCTTGGCCGATTATCAGAGCCCCTTGCTGAGAAGTAGCCAAGGGGCCTACAAATACTTACTCAGTGTTCAGTAGCTGTCGGAGTCTTCGTCTTCTGACGAGTCATCCTCAGAGGAGTCATTCTCGTCAGTGCTCTCGTCATCGTTGTCGTAAAGAGAGGCCAGAATGCCTGAAACAGCCTTCTTTTCGTCATCGTCGAACTTCACATCTAGCGAGAAGAGGTCACAATCGCCAGCCTCGATCTCTTCATCGGGGAGGGGGATATAAGCAGAGATTACGTCCGCGAGGTAGGCGTCATCCTTGACCTTGGCCCCCGCTGAGGCACAGAGACCCTTCACCCAGTCTCGAAGGTCGGCCATGGTGTTCTGCCGGGTCCACGCCTGAGCAATCTGCTGGGCACTCACGTGAGCGCTCACCTTGAGGAACGGGAAGAAGGTCTTGGAGAGCATGAGGCGCTCCCCACCACCACGAACCTTGAGGGGAGGTGCGAAGGAATCCGGCTCCCCGCCTACCTGGGAAAAGCGGCAAGCCACATGGATGACCGGACCCACCTTGGTCATCCTGGTCTGAAGCTGAACGCACAGATAGAGCTTCGCATCTCCCTTCCCGCCAATGTACGTGTAGTACCGCCCGGTTCCGGGGATGACTGCCCCCGGCTCCATTGCGTTGAAGTGATTGACGAACTCTTCTGAGGACTTGAATCGATTTGCCATGGGCCCACTCCTTGGGTGACTGCGTTGATGAATCTGGTTCTACACCTTCCGGATAGAGTTTGTCAAGCCCATCCGTTTTTCTTGATTTCGTTGTAGACCACCTCAGCAACCTCAGAATGGGACACCCGACCATCCGCTTTGGTGTTGACGCATCCGGCAACTGATTGCGCCAGGACGCTCAGCACCTTGACCGTGGGCTCATCTCCCATGACCGAGGTGTAGACCTTGTGGGCAAAGAGCTTGGCGCTAATCATCTCCAGCTGGGGAATCTGGAAGACGGCATCTACCCGTCCCTTGCGGTAAAGCTCTGGGGGGATGGCGCTCTTGTCGTTGGTCGTCATGACCACGAAGACCCGAGACTGATGCTCTGCGAGCCACCAGAGAAGCTGGGAGAGGATGCGAGAGGTCGTGCCCCCACCATCGCTGCCCCCGCTGAAGATCTTCTCCACCTCATCAATGAGGAGGACGCATGGTGACTCTCGGTCTACCAGGGAGAGGATCTTGGCAATCTTTCCCTCAGAGACTCCGATGTATTTGTCCAGGCTGCTAGAGACATCCATCCGGTAGAGGGGAACCCCAAGCTCATTGGCGATGGCCTTCGCACCCATAGACTTGCCTACTCCAGGAGGGCCCTCAAGCATCACGCCACGTGGAACAAGCTTGGCGTGGACTGCCTTGTGGAAGAAGCTCTTGTTGAGGTCCATCCATGCCTTGAACTTGTCCGGCCACACGTAGAAGTCATAGGAGGTGTCTTCCAGGTGAAGGCCCTGGGAGCTTCCATAGAGGCTTGAGCGGGTGCGACGGACTTCCATGGGGAGGGCGTTGCCCGCCCGTGCCTCAGTCAGCATCAGGATTTCCTGGACTGCCTTGATGGAGAGACCCCTCAAGACAAGTGCCAGAGCGGGAATGTCTGCCGGAGGGATAACCTCCTCCAGGGTAGCAATCAGGAGGGGCTCAGGGATGGGCAGGACCCCGGCGTCAAAGATGAGGTCACTTCTCTCGGAGGCGTTCACACAGACCAGCACTCCATTGGTCTCACGAAGGTGGACGTAGAGGTCGGGGGTTACAGTCTCTTCTTCCTGGGTCCAGTAGAGGAATCCTCCGATGGGGTTCTTCTGTGCCTTGGGAAGCCGGATGACCTTCTTCCCCCCGTTGTAGTGCGCAAGCACTGACTCCAGATTCACTAGATCATCGGTGGAGACCCCGATAATCGGCATTCGCGCCTTCAGCGCTAACTCGAACATGCACCCACTCCATTGATTGACGAACTGGAGTGAAGGTACATGCCTCCGCAACTGATTGCAAGGATGCCGCTACCCTTTTACGGGTTGGAGGGCCGCGCCGTGACCACCAGCGTCCGCTTCTCCACTGCCGTCTTAAGCTCGTTGATGGCGTTCACAATCTGATTCACGTCCCTGTCCGTCCGGATGGCCATGATGTGGGTCGTGTCGATCTTCGACTCCATCTGTCCCATCTTCTCCTGTAGGGCCTTCTTACCCTCGTTAGCCTCCGTGACATGCATCTTGAGAAGCTCTTGAGTGAAGTCCGCTCGGTTACGCGAATCGACGTGAGCGGTCACTGCCCCAACGAGGGCGCTGGCTATTGCCAGGAAGAGTCCCAGATCTTTGAACGATACGTTCATGGTGAACCCCTGGGCCCATTGTGATAGAGCCAACAGCGGAACTTTACCCGACTTGCGATTCAATTCCAAAGTTGCCATAGCTGTCACCCACTGAGTCCCATTGCTTCCTCGAAGGTAATCGCGAGGATGAAGTCACGGAAGGCCTCCCAGCTGTCAGAGGGGATGAGCTTCTTATCGAGAGCATTGGTAATCCACTCTCGAATGAGACCGTCCCCGCGCTGGATGAGCCAAGGCCTCCCAGACCGAACCTGAAGCCCTTCATCGTTGATGATGGGTGAGGCCCGGAACTCCAGCATCTTCGTCTCGAACTCTGACACCACCTGCTCGAAGCTCGCTGACTTGTGGCTCTGAAGCCACTGGAGCATATAGACCTTGCCCGCGTAGCGCTCATCAAAGGCAGCCTTCTCCACGCTGGAGAACTTGCCCCAGTCATCCGACGCCACGCTGCCCGAATCCTCCAGCTTGCGAAGCTCAGTCTCAAGCTCCTGCTTCTGCATGGTCGAGTCTTGGTTTACTCGGGAGAGACTGGATGCAAGGACAGTTGAGGCACTGATCTGCCCATTGATGCGAGCAATCTGGGTCCGGAGGTCGCGGATGCGCGCCTCCTTGGCATTCACTGCGTAGATTTCGTCAGGGGTCATGAGCTACTCCTTAGGTGCGGGGCTTCAGATTGTGGGACAGGATGCCCTTGTTCATATAGGTATGGGCACCAGGGACAGTGATTTTCATCACAGGGCCTCTGTCCAAGGGAGCGACTCGGAGCACCGTACCGGGGGTGAGACCAGCAAGGCTGTCTCCCGCGCGAAGGTCTTCCATCTTGGACCACCCGCCATGGGCAACCAGGAACAGGTGATTCTTGGCCGCCGTGATGACCCGACCATCCGTGAGCAACAGGCGTGACCGGTCGTTCTCATGGAGGCCTGAATAGGTCACGGTATGGGCACCCTTCTCCCCCGTGGTCTCGTGCATGGTGTAGACCTTCATGCCTTTGCGCACGTCTCCAGCTGCGATCTCTTCTCCATTGGAGAGAAGGATGGGCTCCCAGGGAGCAAGGCAGATGCCCGGGTCACCTGACCCGCCACCCGTTGAACCACCCGGGACGCCACCAAATCGTCCGGCGTTACCCTGGGGGAAGTCAACGTAGTGACCGCTGGTGCAAAGGAACCACTTGGTGTCGCTGACCCCGTAAACGTTCATGACGTTCACGCGCATGTCCCAGAACTGGGCGCTGCCCCCTGCAAAGGCAGAGCGCACCTGCAATCCAAGGTACGTGTATTGGAAGGTGTGGTTGGTGACGTTCCAGCCAAAGCCTTCCGGCTCAAAGTACGTCCGATCATTCAACGGAAGAAAGTAATCGTACTGGGCGATGTACTGGCTTGTGGCTCCGTTACCCAGGTAGAGCACGATATGGGCATGGCGTAGCCCGTCCAAGTTGTCATTCAACTGGACAGGAACGACGTTGAGCCTCCAAGTGCAGACGCTCATGGAAGGAGCGCTGCTCAGGAACTGAGCCGTGGATTGAATCCTGATTTGGGCAAGGTTGGGGGCCCCGCCTCGAATCCCAGGATCGTTGTTCCCCCGGTAGAAGACTCGGTTGCTTGCCCCGGGCCCGCCGAGTGCCTGGATGACCCGAAACCAGGGGTCCGTCATGATGAAGCTGCCAACCTGGAGATTGCTGGAGGCAACCTTCAAGGAAGTCCCTTGATGGTCAAGCTTGGCCCCTGCCATGGGGTTTCCAAAGCCATCCTCGTAATAGTTGGTCGTCTGAAGGGTGTTGGCCGCCAGAAGGTCAAAGGTGACCATCTTCCTCAGCTGCATCGCATCCAGCCAGACGTAGAGGCCAGCGTTGCTGCTCTGGTTGGTTGCCCGGAACGACACCCGCACGAACACCGCGCTTCCGGGAGCCGTGGGCTTGAGGGTTCTCTCTGCGTAACCGGTACCGCTGGTCACAGCTACTGAGGGCTCGGTAAGGAGAGCCTTGTCTTTGTCGTAGAAGGAAACCACGAAGTAATTCGTGTAGTTCATCCCAGAACTGGACTTGGACCACCCTGCGAAGAAGTATTGCTGCCCCGGAACCGTCTCAATGTAGTCCGTGAGGGGGACATCGATGATGGAACCCGTGAGGCCAGAGACCGGGACCCTTCGGCACCAGTTGCCCTCCTTGGAGTTGGTGGGATCGTTGCTCAGGTACGCACCCTCAGGGAGGGTCCCGAGAGCAGACTGACCCGCCTCGCAGTAGCCATTGGGGATGAGGTTCTCAGCGGGGGGTACCAGGAACCTGGAAGTGCTGAGGCTTTTCTCTCGCACGTCTGCGTTACCAACAGTGTCCGTGCCCTTCTGGAAGTTGTTCTTGCTGGCGAACCGGGTCGTGATCTTCGCGATGCCCGACTCACAGCGAACCTTTGCAACGATGCAATCGTTGACGTTGGACGTGAAGGGCTGGTCAAACGGGAAGTTGACTCCGTTGGAGTAGTACCAGCCTCCAGACCGGAACTGGACTGCCACGAAATACTTGTAGGCAATGGAGGGGAGTCCGGAGAATCGACCCGAGGAACTGCCCACGAACATGATGTAGCACTCGGAACCATTGAGGTCCGAGGTGTTGAAGGGCGTCCGGGTCATCACGCCACTGGGGCTGATGTAGCTCGTACCAGCGGGGGTGACGAAGGTACCAGAGCCCCAGCTGAGGTCTTGTCCGGCAGTCTCCGTGAGGTCGTTGGGCCAGTTACCACCCTGAGCCACGTTGGTCAGGAGCGCCTTGTCCTCTTCAGCCGCGAAGTTGAGGAAGGCGTTGGTGTTGTCCACGTACCAGCTGCCCGTAGAGTAGTCGCCTACCTCAAGGAAGATCTGGCAGAAGAGCGCATTGGCGGGAGCGACCATGGACCCGTAGGAAGGCTCGTAGCCGCTCCCTGGGAAGACCTTGTTGCCGTAAGAGGAGGAGATTACCCCCCCGGTGCTGTTGAGCCACCTGATGCCCATGCGGGCGTAGCCATTGCCACTGGTCGCTCGAAGGTACCCACGGATGGTGACTGCCTGCCCCATGGCCACAGGGGTGACAGCTGAGTTGACCAGCACATCCAGGGCAGGGCCGCCGCTCTTGCGAGCTACCCACTCCCCAGACATGGCATTGTCATCCTTGATGATGGTCCAGCCCGTGGTGGAGGGCTTGATCCACTTGGTGTCCCCCGCCTCGAACTTCGGATTGCTGATGGGGGTAGCGGTCACCTCGGTCGAGACATCCGCACCATCGGCCACAGCCTTGGCTTTGACCCATCCGATTCCGGTGTTGGTCGTGGCGCTTACCCAGGCAGAGACTCCACCCCGGTAGTTCACTGCCCGGACTCGGTACCAGTAGACTCGACCATCCGTCACAGCGTCGTGGTGGGAGGTTCCCTTGGTTCTGCCGATAGGAGCATAAGCCCCAGGGGTCGTACCAGTTGCAGAGGTCGCATTGGAGTTGGGAGCCCGCTCAACCTCGAACTCCACCCCGGAAGGGATGGCTTCTGTGATGGTCCAGGAGATATCCACCCCATCAGCCACTCCCAGGATGCGGGGTTGGTCGGGGGTGATGAGAACAATGGCTGCCCCATTGAGAGTGTAGACCTGGGAAGCCCAGACCGAACTCATACCCGTAGTCGTCACACTTCGGGCTTCAACGATGTACTGCTGCCCAGCGACAACTCCCTTCTTCAGAGAAAGGGAAGACGCATTGGGAGCCACTCGCACGTACTCCCAAGCACCACCATTTCCTGAGAGACGGTATCGGATTTCGATGTAGGCAATCGCAGACATCCACTACTCCTTAGGGCATCATATCTCTGCCGGTTTTACGATCCGCGATGATTCGGGTGCGTTCCTGGAACGTGATTGGGATGCGCGGAGAACTCGTTCCCCCGTCATCCACCTCATCCGGGACTTCCGTCCGCAAGCCTATCACGAGCATCGGGGGTTCAGGAGGGGTCTCCCATATCTTCCCGGTAATCTCGCTCACAAAGGGAGGGATGGGGCCCGAGTCAGCATCATGCACAGCGGGCGCTGCATCCACTGCCGTGATGGTGGCAGTCATATCCGAGCCCGGGGCAATCTTCGTGATGATGAGGCTGACGGACTCTTGACCCGCCTCTCCGAACATCACAAGGTCGTTAATCTCCGTGTCGATGGGCGCGGAGAGGCTCCAGGTGTACTGGTCAGGGATCGGCTCCACTTCTTGGGAGAGGTTCTTAAGCTCTGCAAGTGAGGCCTGCTCGGGGTAGTAGTAGACGCCCTTAATCCACCCGGAGAAGTTGCGATTGCTGAACTTGGAGCCACCGATGGTGAGGTCTCCCCAGGCTGCCCGCTGGTAGGTCGCTGACCCCGAGACCACCCCATTGATAGCCAGTGCCATGGTCGTAGCCCCGAAGCCGATGGCCGCCTTGTAGGGCTTGTAAAGCTGGAGGGCACCCAGGTTGGGTTTGCAATCAGTTGCGCTCCTACCGCTGAGGGCGTAGCCGTTCACTCCGTCATCGGTCACCTTCAACTCCAGGGACCAATCCTCTGTAGGGCTGCTCAAGGTAAGGACTGGCTTCTCTGCTGCGAAGCCTGCCGGTACCCAGTCAACCAGGATGGTGCCCTCAGAGAAGTCTTGCCCGGAAGCGGTCTCAGAGAAGGAGAAGAGATCCGTGGGGCGGGTGACATGGGCAATCGTGGTGTTGATGAGAGAGGTCATGAACTGACCGTTCTCCAGCTGCACACCCCAGAGCCCAAAGGAGAAGTCCGTGGTGAAGGTTTCAGGGAACTCTCCCTGCCAGTTGCCACTTCCCGAGGCGAAGTTAGGACCCTGCTGCATACCGATGGCCATCAGGGTAGGCGCTGTCTCGGTGTTGAAAGAGATTCGAATGCGGTACCACCCAAGGCCCGCTTCCTCGAAGGCCCCGTCCAGGAAGGTCATTCCGTTACCCGTCACCTTACTGGTGATGGTCTGGGCGTACATATCGATGACGGTCGCGAAGTAACTCGAACCGGTACTGATCTCAGCGTTGAAGTATCGGCCCTTCCGATTCTTCAGGTAGAAGCTCAAGGTCTTGTTGCCCGTACCCACGCCGGTCAACTCATTCACACACTGGAAGCTGCCCATGGCGATAGGGTCAGGGGCAACCAGAGTCCCCGTCTTCATGTGGTCGGGGGCATCCAGGGTGAGGTCCAGCATGTCCACGTCCTGTGCAGACCATGCGGTATCGATAGGATTCGACCACCGGACGAAGTTGGTGGCAGAGGGCTCCATGAGGAGACCCAGGAACCGCCCATCCATGGAGTAGTCGTACCGGGGTTCGTGGGGAGCCGCGAGCTTCAGCTGGCCATGGGTATCCCGGTAGTAAGCGTAGGCATTGCGGGAGAACGTGCCCCCAGACCGGCTGATGAAATTCTTGGACTGGATGGGGACCACCGTGCTCGTACCATTGGAGCGTCGGATACGGGCGTTCTTCGGGGCCAGCGAGAGGATGTCGATTTCCTCATCCACCTTCAGGACAGGAGGGGTTGCAGAGGTCGTGTCATGGGTGATGCGCCCATAGCCACTGCCCCACCTGGGAACGTCGTGAGCGACCTTCACGAGGTCTCCACGCTGGCAGACCAGATGCTCCATATCCGTCTTCCAGACGTACTCATTCTGGCGAAGGCGAGCATTGGCCATGTGGTAGCGGGCGAGCCTCCAAGCAGCATGGGGATGGGTGACGCCGCGTAACTCCAGGGTCTCCAGCTTCGTGGCCGTGGCCACCGTGTAGCCGTCATCCGCCACGAGCATCTCGTCCTGCTGCCAGTTAGCATCCGGGTTGATGAACCGGACTCGGAGACCATGGATGGTGTCTGCGAAGCCTCGGGACCCGCCAAAATCCCAGCTGTTTCGGGGGGTGAAGTGCTGTACCGGCACGGTTTGCGGCTTGTCCTGAACGACGCTGTAGAGCCCATCCTTGACCGCGAAGGTGGCTCGGCCTGCCGCACAGATATCTGCAATCAGTTGCGCTAGCGTGGTCTCCCCATCTACTACCGTGCTGTAGCCAAAACCCTTGGCCGTACAGAAGTTTGCCCAGTTGAGAATGGCGTCGAAATCAATGCGATTCGGCTCCAAGAGCCGAGCATTGGCAGGGCACTCCGTCAGGAGCCAGTAGAGAATCCATGCGGGATTGGTGCTGGCCTGACGAATGAAAGTAGTGCCATTCCAGACCGGGATGATCTGCTTGAGACGGCAGCTGAACTGTCCCAGGCTCCCGTTGACCTGCTCGGAAGCCCTCACCTTCATGGCGAACTTGGTCGTGGAAGTGAGGCTGGGCTTTGAACGCTTGAAGTAGCGTGCGCTCACAAGGATGAGGTCATCTACGCGAGCGCCCTGCAAGCTATCGACGTTGAAGATACCCCCACGATTGATAACCCTCACCTCGTAGATACCGGGGGTAGGGAAATTCCAGTTGATAGCTGACCGACGAGCCCCACGATTCTTGCTGATCGTGTTCATCTGGTTGAAAGAGGTCCACTGGACCGTCACATCCCCAGTGAGATTGGCGTAAGCCGTCATCTCCAACCGTGGATTGAGCCACGCGGAATCCCCTACTCTCCGGTAGTGGATTTCGAGAATGTTGCCGGTCTCAATCATTTTATTGTCTGAAGTAAGAGCGAACAAACCGCTTGGCCAGGAGAACTCCAGGGCCAGACCGCTTGTATCAATAGCGGTCGTGATAATCGTTGTAGTCAGGATTCTGACGAGAGCGTTATCCGGCTGGGCAGGGTTTTGCGTGGGAGTGATATCAATATTCAGACCTACCTCTTCCACGTCATTCGTGTAGAGGTAGGTGTTTCCAGCGCTGATTTCGTAGTCCAGACCATCAATGGAAGAGAGATCCATCTCTCCGATACGCATCTCGGAAACCTGAAGGTCTCCGTATCCAAGGTCGTAGAGGCAGCGAATGAACTGGTTTGACCCGCTCGATTCGGAGTAGAAGTTAGCTGCCAGGGTGGGAAAGAGGACGAAATCCCCAATCACGCAAGGAATGGAGCCGTAGAGGTTTGCTCGATTGCCGCCACCCGTGACCGCATAGATGCGAGCCATCTCCCCAGGCATACCGTCCCCATTGCCCTTGGGCATGGTCGGCTTGATGAAGGCCTTGATGGCGAGGTTACCGACCACGCTGATGGCGGTACCTGCCAGGGCTCCCAGGATGGGGTACCCAGCTGCTGCAAGACCACCTGACGCTACAGTCGCTGCAACCATCACGACAATCGTGAGGATGAGCGTCATGTTCTTGGCTGCCCGCTCACTCTTGCCGGGGTAGCCTGACACCTCAATGGTCGTACCGGCCTTGGGGCGGACGTAGGCCCACATATTGGCTGGAACCGTGACCCCATTCACCCGCACGTCAATGCGGAGGGGGTCCAAGTCTCCAAGGATCTCGGAGAGGGTCCCACCTTCTGAGATTGCGGAGGAGAAGATGGTGTCAGGCTTGAGGACGTGGGGCCTGCCCCGGAGGAAGATGGCCTTGTCAGGGATGACAACCTCTGCACTCAGTTGCAGAGATTCAGAGGAGGGATCTGTGTCGATAGATGCCCTCGACTCTTCGTTTCCATTTCGGTCGGTCATAGCTCTCGATACAGCTTCCGGGGTTTGGTACACAATGGAGCATATACCCGGGGGCCACAACCATTCCACAGTGCATGGGCTTCCCGGCAATGGCGATGATGATGAGGTCTCCTGCCTGTGGAGAAGCTGTGGATAACCACGTGCCAGGGAGGCCCCCCTTGATTGCCTGGGGGACGCTCACTGTATCGTCCGTATCCGAGTAGTTGGACCCGAAGTCCGGGGTATCGATTCCATAGTGCTGCTTGAGGATGAACCTGACCAAGCCCCAGCAATCTAGCCCCTCAAGATCCCGACCATGGTCCTTGAAGGGTAGGCCTACGTAACTCGCTACCCAGTCAGGAATCATGCTTTGAAGAGCCCGGGTGAGTTGGCAGGGGTGTACTTACCCTTGGGGAAGACCATGTTGAGGATGTCATCCTCGAAGCCCAACGTCGCCTGCACTGACTGGGCGTTATACATGGCGCTCAGCATGTAGAACTCGAAGGGCCCTGCCTCCACCGTGTTGGGGGAAGAGGCAAGGACCACATCCATCACGATCTTCACCCGTCCTGTGAGGTTCCGGATGGCATCCGTGATGCTCCTGTCCACGTTGTCCACAGTGAGGTTGACCTGTGGAACCACGTCAGGAGCGTCCTCTGGAAGGCTTAGCTCGAAGAAGCTGGCCTTGAAGGTCCCCTCATGGCGTTCCACATCCCGGTTGTTCTGAACGACCAGGAGGGGCTCGTCAAAGGAGGGGTGCTCAAGGCGCAAGCACATGAGGAAAATCTCCTCAGTCTCTTGCGCAAACATTGCCCTGAACGCTGGAATCGAGAGGTTGCGACTCATGCGGTCTCCAATTCAACGGTCACTGCCCACCATCCGTTGCCCTCATAGCCCGCCAGATAGGTCATCTGGGGAGGGCCAGCGAACCGGTACTTGCACGGCAGACCCGTGCGAAGGTCAATCCACCGGAAGGGCATCACTTCCTGGATGATATTCCAGTAGAAATGCTGGAAGATGTCCAGTTGGTCCTGCTTCAACTCCAGCTGGAAGGAGAGCTTCTCGTAGCGACCCGTGAAGCGCCGCCGCACCTTGCCAGGGCCCGTCTCCGTGGAAGACCGGATGGAGTTGTCAGCGGGGGCGTAGACCGGCTTGGAAGCCGCGTAGGGGGCAGGGAGTCCCGTAGGCCAGAAGGCGTACTGGATTTGGTAGAGCGGAGCCGTGGGGACAGTCGGGTCCGGGGGGTCAACCGGATCTTCAGGGTCAACAGGAGGCTCATCCGGAGGATCAACCGGGTCACCACCACCTCCACCAGGAGTAACCGTGAAGACTCGGGGGTCGCTGTTGTAGACGTTGAAGTTGGAGTGAAAGACCGTCTGCTCAACGTTGATATCCTGGGAGCGGTAGAAACCGAGCTTCCAGTACGCGATCCCATCCGTGTCCAGGTTGTTGTGGAAGCGCTTGGGAACGACGTTGACCCCGTTGACCCAAAGCTCCACGAAGCCCACTGCCATGTTCTGCGACCACTTGATGTGAAGGAGGTAGTGGTCCCAGAAACCAGGGCGGATGGTCTTGGTCCAGAACTTCGCCTGGGAGGGGTCAGCCGTCTTATCGTAGACCCCGTTCATCACAGAGAAGGCGATGGTGGAGCCGTTGACGATGAAGGAAATCATCGGCCCGCCATTCCCGAGGTCCAGCGTCTGGTGAGCTTGGCTGAAGACGTGCCACTTGCTGTGGGTCTGGTAGTCGGGAGCGAACTTCGTAGCCCAGCTAATCCAAACCTCGTCTCCCTCGTAGAACCACCCCTGACCCGTGCTGCCACCCAGAGCGCCACTGCTCTTCGCTACGACTTCAGCGCGCGTGCCTCCAGAGTGAAGATCGAATTGCTTGGGGCTCGCCTTGAGGCCTCGGGTTGCCTGAGCGTTGTAAAACTCGTTCTTCACCAGGACAAGACGGTCGTTCACTCCATCCGGGAGAATCTGGATGTTGGTATCCGCGATCCCGTCACCATTGGCATCCACCCGAAGTTGGTCACCGAACTGGGCGTTCCACTGGGAGAAGTCCAGGGAGGAGAAGTCACCCTTCCAGCGGAGCTTCCCCGTGTGCTCAGCGGGGTAGACGATTCGGGTCTGCACATCCCGGCTGTCAGCCTTGGGGGTGACGCTGGTGATGCCGTTCACACCCGTGGGGGTGATGACGCAATTCCAGCTGTTCGCGTCCGGAAGGGCAGCCCGGAGGACGTTCGCCAGGGCAACCGTGTTAGCTCCATCCACGATGGAGCCCGCCCCCACTCCAGGCAGGGTCTGGGATGCTCCCGTGGGATTGGTCGCCACAATCGTGACAGTGCTGGGAGTGAGGTTCTTGGTGGGGAGTCCGCCCGTCTCAGAGGTCCCGAACATCCAGATAAAGGGACCCTGATTGACCATCATTGCCTTGGGGTACACGTCAGTGATTCGCGTGTCCGGGACAAGGAGGTAGCCCACGCCTACTGCATCCGTTGCGGGGGTATTGACTTGGACGTACCCACCACCGAGGTCAACCACTGAGCACTGGGCTGTGACGTTCGTGCCCGCCGAGTCTCTGGCGTACCGGTACTCACTGGAGAAGGCGAGCTTGCCCACGTAGGGAGAACCATCCGCCTTGGTAAAGCGGACCACCTTGCTACCCGTGGGAAGGGTGGCAGGGGGTTCAATCTCCGTCCCAGTCTCGCGAGGGTCGGAGTTATAGACGTTGAACCCTGCGTGGAAGACCGTCTGATTCACGTTGACGGACTGGTCACGGTAGAAGCCCAACTTCCAGTAACAAGCCACATCCAGCATGGTCCGGCTCATCCGGAGGGGGACGACTTCCACCCCATTGACGATCAGATGAACGAAGCCAACTGCCGCGTTGTTGCTCCACTTGATGTGAAGGAGGAAATGGTTCCAGAAGCCCGGACGAATGGTCGTAGTCCAGAAACGAGCTTCCGAGCTTGAATTGATGCTGTCGTAGTAGTCCGGCATGACCACGAAACAGACCTTGTTCGTGTCATTGATGGTGAAGGCAATCGGAGGGCTGCCAGTGCCACCAATCTGGTGTGCCTGGGAGAAGACGTGCCACTTAGAACTAAGCTCGAAGTCCGGTGAGAACTTGGTAGCCCAGCTGACCCAAACTTCATCTCCCTCGTAGAAGTAGGTGTCTCCCGGGGCGTTATCCGGGTTGACCTTCTTGGCCGTCAACTCAGCGCGCGTGCCTCCGGAATGCACGTCCCCATACTTGGGATGGGCAAGGAGACCGTAGGGGGTCTGGTAGCTGTAGGTCTCGTGCTTGACCAGGAGAAGACGGTCATCGATGTTGTCCGGGAGGATGCTGGTGTCGGCACTACCATTGCCGAACTGCTTGCGTCCCCACTGGCTGAAGTCCTTGGTCCTGAAATCTCCTGACCAGGAGAGTTTCGTCTCAGCTGCCGGGGGGTAGATGATGCGTGCCCGAACATCCCGACTATCCGACTTGGGGAAGAGCTTGTTCGTCCCTACGGGCGTGACCTTCCATGCCCAGCTACTCCGGGTCGGAAGGGTAGCCCTTACCACCGTGAAGAGGTTGGTGGCAGAGGAGGAAGCCCCGTTCTTGATGCTGCCTGCCGGGGTAACGACAAAGGTGTTCTCTGCTCCCCCGAGGTCATTGCCCGTGATGGTGAGCATTGAGGGGGTGATGGAAACGTTAGGGAGCCCGTTGTCGTTGGTGGAGCCGTAGATCCAGGAGAAGGGCCCGAAGCTCACCATCAATGCTTTGGGGGTGATGTCACTGATGCCCGTGGAAGGCATGACCAGCACGCCCACGCCTGTGTACTCGTTCCAGGGGGCTGTCACCTCAACGTAGCCACCACCGAGGTCCGTGAGGACGCACTCAGCAAGAACGTCCTGACCCTCAGTATTCGTGGAGCCGTCAGTGTTCTTCGTGAGGATGCTGTTGCGGGCGTACTTGTAGGAACTCGTGAAGGTGATGGCCCCGGTATAGGGGTTGCCATCTGCCTTCGTGAACCGGACGATCTTGCTGGCGTACTGGGGCTTCGTAGCCGGGAGGAACTCCAGATGGTCCGGGAGAGCTACCGGAGGGAGAGCCGCAACCAGATTATGGGTGCCTCCCCGGGGATAGACCTGATTCGTACCCGTGGAGGTAACGGTATAGGTCCAGCTGGTGTTGTCGGGAAGGGCTGCCCGGAGAACCGAGAAGAGCACGGTACCAGCTGCATCCACGATGGAGCCACCACCCACGGCAGTGAGCGAGGGGTTGGCTCCCGTGGTGTTGTTTGTGGCCGAAATCATGGCCGCGCTGGGCCCGATGCTCACGTTGGGGAGGGCGTTGGCCTCCGTAGACCCGTACATCCAGAAGGCAGGGCCATCAGAGACGAACTGGGCCCGGGGCTTGATGTCCGTGTTGGAGGTATCCGGAACCACCAAGTAGCCCACTCCCACGGTGTCCGTGGAAGGGACCGTCACCTCAACGTTGCCCCCGCCCTTATCTACGGCAGAGCATTGGGTGATGACGTTGTTCCCGTTGCTGTCTCGACCATAGCGGTAACTGGTCGAAAAGGTGATGGCCCCCGTGTAAGGCGAGCCATCCAGCTTCGTGAACGTGATTGTCTTTTTACCCACGGGGTACCCTCACCTGATTTCTGCAACTGGTTGCACTCGGAGCCTACCATTAACCTCGGTTGGAGCCCTTACGAGAGACGCCGAAAGTCTGGGAAACGGCCTGTCCAACGGCTCCTCCCTTGCGGATGTCTCCGGCGACCCGACCGATGATGATGTCGATGATCTCCGTACCGTCAGAACCCTTGCGACGTTCCTGGGTAGCTTCCTGCCCAGAATTGTTGATGACGTTCACCTGAGTACCGCCACCACTCGCGTCAACCATACCACCGCTTGCGAAGTTGCGGCGACCTGCACGAGGGGCCTGTCGAAGCCCATTGATGTTGTCGAAGAAGCCCTTGCCGTACCGGTCCACTGCCGCTGCCCGGATGACGTACTCACCATTGGAGAGGCGAGCGGCAATGCTGTCCGAGGTAGCGGTACCGGGGCCAGAAACATGGCCACCGCTAGCATACCCATTGGGGTTGATCCGGTTGTTAGGAACGTACTTCCCACTGATGTGGGGGGACTTGTTGATATTGGGTCCCGAATTCATCAAGTACCCCATACCCGCGCTGGCCAGCATACCGATAAGCTCAATCAGCTTGGCCGCTGCCAATTCAGCCGCCATCTTCTGAACCATCTCAGCAAACGAAGCCCCAATCTGCTTGAACTTCGCCATGAGGGGGCTGAAGGCCTTAGTCATCTCATCCACGCGCTTCTTGTACTCCTCCGTACCCTTCTCAAGGCCTGCTGCCTTCACCTGCTTGAGGAACTCCGCATCTCCAGACTGGAGACCCTTGAGGGAGAGAACTGCCTCCAGGGTACGACGCTCTTCCTCCAACTTGCGTTCAATGTCTTCCCGATTCTTCTCCACCAATTCAGCGGTAGAGCCGCTGTCCATGATCTTTGAGAGACCCTCACCCGCGAAGGTCTGGATGTTTCGCTGGGCCTGGATGGCGAACTGAGAGAGGGCAGACTCTGACTGCTTGGTCTCACGGGCGAGCTTCTTGTGCTTCTCCGTGATCTCGTCCAGGAAGCGCTGGTACTCCATGCTGCTGAGGCCTTTACCCGTCTCCTTGGCCTTCTTCTGAAGCTCTTCCAGCTGCTTCACCTCAGCCGCAAAGGCCTTGGCAAGGGGGTCCGTCCGGGTGTCCCGAGCCTCACCCATGAACTCGTTGATGTCATCGCGAGCTTCCTTCTGCTTCTTCTTAACCTCCTCTTCCTTGGCCTTCTTCTTTGCCGCTGCTAGCTTGATAGTCGCTTCAATAGCCTCATCAATGCGCTGATTGACGATAGCAATGGCCTCAGCCTCACCCTTGGCGAGACGCTGGCCTTCCTGCACCCGGGCATTCACCTCAGAGCGCTTCTGTTCAAGGGTCGCCAGGGCTGCATTCAATTCCCGGACTTCATCAGGGACACCCTCAGCTTCTGCGTTCTTGTCCGTAATGCTGCCTTCAAGGCCCTCAGCATCTTTCTGGAGCTTGGCAAGGCGAGCCGCGTCCTCAGCCCGACGCTTCTCAGCGGCAGCCCGGACCTTTGCAGCGGCTTCCTTCTTCTTCATAAGCTCTTCGTGGAGCTTTTCAGAAGCAATACGGGCGTCATATCGCTCGGTAAGGTCCGCGACGAGTTTGGATTCCTTTGCAATGGAGGCAGCCAAGCCCTTAGTGATGCCCTCGATTTGAACCTTGTTCCGGATGTAGAGGTCATCCTGCTCATTCAGACCCGTCATCTGGTCTTTGAGCTTGAGAATGTCGTCAGCCGCCCTCTGCCTCAGGACAGTGATGGCATTCTCAGCCTTGATCTGAGCTTCTCTGACCTGCAACTGACGCTCTTCCACCAGTTCATCGATGTCCGTTTTGTTGCCCGTGACCTTGCGGTTCGATTTTTCAATCTTGGCAAGGGCAGCTGTCTGCTCATTGAGCTTGGTGTAAGTCTCACCCGTCTTGCCCATGGTCTCCAGCTGTTGACGGTCAAGGTCCAGAATCTGCTGCTTCTGGTTTGCCTCAATCTTGGTCTGCTGAACGCGATCCAGGGCAATCTTGAGACGCTTCTCTTCAGCCACGATCTCCCGAGTTACATCGCTAAGCTCAATGTTGGAGTCAATTCCAATGGGCCGACCATCCTTGAGGATGTCAGCACGCTTTGCTCGAAGCTCAGCCAACCGCTTGGAAGCGTCTGCGTACTCCTTCTCCACAGCATCCGTCTGTGACTTGGCGCTACTGATTGCGCCTTCAATATCGGCACCCTGAGCCGCCTTGAGCTTCTCCAGGGCCTCCGTGAGGGATTCAGTCTTGTCCTCAAGCTCAGTCGTGGCTGTGGCAAGGTAGTAGATCCCTGCCCCTGCCGCGAGGAAGACCGCTGGCCATCCGCCAATCAGGGCGAAGAGACCCTTGCCCACCTTGGAGAGAAGCCCGCCTGCCGTAGCCGCAAGGCTGACACCCTTGCTCATGGCGGTAGAGGCCACTGCTGCCTCAGCACTGGCAGCTGCCACAGCCTGGGAGGAAGCCGTAGCAGCCAAGTTGGCCGCCGCACCCTCACGGACTGCGATGTTCAGGGCCTTCTGGGCTGCAAGGCGCTCAATCTCGATTGCAGCAAGACGCTCTTCAGCCTTGGTAAGCCCAACCGTGGAGGTCATGAGGCCACGACGTGCCTGGAGACCCCGGACTTCCTCTGCTGCCATCTTCTGCTTCTCAAGCACCAGTGTGAGGCTTGCTGCTGCCTCTTGACGAGTCACAGCCAGAGAAGCGGCCTTCACTTCAGCCTCAGCTGCTGCTGCCTTGGCTGAATTCAGGGTGGCCTCGGTGAGGGCAACCTTGGCCGTGCGTGCTTCCAGCGTAACCCCAAGCTCAGCCCCCAGCCCCGCCACAGCCTTGGCGGTAGCCTCGTAGGCCTTGTTGGCAGCCATGCCGAACCCAACCAGGGCCGCCCCACCCAGACCGATGGTGGAGACGAATGGGGCGATGTCCTTGCCTGACTCTGCGATGGTGTTCAGAAGCTTTCCAAGCTCGCCAATGCCCTTGGCTGCTGCTTCTTCGAAGATGCCACCGGAGAGGGCGCTTTTGAGTCGGAAGAGAGAGGTCTCCAGCCGACCAATGCTTGCGTTGATACCCTCTGAGGCAGCCGCTACGTCCTCCTGCTTGAACGTTCCACGAAGGGCCCCAGCGATCTGAGGGGCATACTTCTTCACGTCAAGGAGACCCTTCTCCAGCTGCTCCTGGAAGTTGAAGGTCGGGTCATCCTTGTTGGCCGCCTTCACGAGGTCGCGGAAATTCTCGTAGGCACCCGGGATGGCTTGGTCAAGCTGGAGCTTCAAGTCCTGGGTACGAACCACGCCCGCACCCATGATTTGCTCAAGGGCGTACATCGCTCGGCCTGCCCTCTGGGTATCCAGATGGAAGACCGTGATGGCTTCAGACGCCGCACGGAAGATGTCATGGCTCTCGGTCGTGGTCAGGTTCGCCGTCTTGGCAGACACGGCAAAGCCCGCGTAGGCCTGAGCGGTCTGACCGAGAGAGACACCCAACCGGTCCGAGAGGCCTGCAACGAACTCAAGCTCCTTAGCCGCGCCTGCCTGGGAACCGGCTGCTGCCTGGAGGGTGAAGTTGATTTGCTGGACCTGCTTCTGGGTATCAATGAGGTCCATCGTTGTGCTCTTCAGAGCACTGAAGGCAAGGAAGCCTCCCGCGAAGGTCTTCACCTGATTCATCGTTGCAGAGAGGGAGGCAAGCTGTGCCTCAAGCGCAGAGGTATCCGCCGCTGCCTTCACTGCCTCTTTGCCCACTGCCTGAAGGGCAGGAGCGGCCTTGGAAGCCGAGATCTCCGCCATGCTGATCTTGGCCTGCCCCGCGCTGGTCGCGAGCCTCTGGAGGCCAGCCACAGCCCTTCCAGCGTCGTTCCCCATCTTGGAGAAGAGGTCACCCGGATTGACCTTCTGAAGGTCGTTGAGGGAGGTCTTAACTACGTTGACCTGCTGCCCCAGAGCATCAATTCCAGAGACTGCCCCCTTGGAGCTTGAGGTCAGATCTGCAAAGAGCTTGTCGAAATCCTTGCGGGCGTCGTTGATAGCGGCCTTGGCCTGCCCGTTCTCAACCGTCAGGCGAATCTTCACATCTGGATTTTTTCCGGACATAGCGCTCCCTTGACCGAAAAATAACACCCTTCCAGCCTATGTAGCTAGAAGGGTGCGGGTTAATCGGAATGGAGCGCCTTCTGAAACTCCTTGAATGACTTGTCTTTTGCGTGGGCCGCTACCCGAAGGAGGATCAGGGTGGAGTGAGCTTCCTCTCTGTGAAGCCCCTCTATGGCCTTCAAGAACAAAATCACTTGGCGGTAGGTGTACCCTCCGATGTCGCTGATGCTGTGTCCGTTTTGGATGAGACGTTGGACAGAGAGACTCCAGCCTTGTCCAGCGTTCGTGCGAGGGCGACCAGCACGCTGGCTTGCGCTCTTCCGAGGGCTTTGGGAAGAGTCAGGAAGAAAAAATCGGCATTCACCACAAGCACCTTGGTGACTACCGCCGCGAACTCCTCAAACTGAAGTTCGTCCAGCTTCTCTGGAGTGCAACCAGTTGCAACCGCCATGGCCTCGTAGAAGAGCTTCTGGTCGGACCCCATCAAGGCAGTGAGGTTGAGGTCTCCCGTCTTCTCCATGGATGCCTGGAAAGAGGGCCAGAACTTCTCTGCGAGCGGGATAAAGACCTTCAGCTGCCTCATGACCATGGGCCCGATGTGGATGGGGCCCTGGGAGGTATGCAGCGTTTCAGGGTCAGAACCGAAGATCTCCAAGCCATCCTCAGGGCGAGGCCCCCCCGATTCCTTGGGGGGACCATCCTTGAGTCGTTCCGCTTCCTCTTGCGAGATCTTCTCAGCCATTAGGAACTACTCCTGCTGCGTATTACGTGGGGATGATGATACGACCGAAGCCACCGAGTGCTGCGTCGGCCTGCTTGGTTGCATCGTACAGCGCTTCCGCCTCAAGCGTAAAGGAGGCGATTTCATCCGTCAACGCGCCGAAGTCCGAAATGGGGTCAAGGACCACCTTGTAAAGCTCGATCAAAACCGGCTTGTTGCCATCCGCCGTGTTCAGACCCTCGAAGCGCAGCCACCGCTCCTTGGACGCCTGCTGGAACATGGTCACGTTGGCGTAACCACCGTAGGTGTAGCTGACCTTGAACGGCTGCACGAAGGCACCCGGATTCACGATCTGGAGCGACCCGTGGTCAGCCGAGGACACCACGTAGTTGGTGCCCGCCACGAGGGTTGCAGGGGTTGCCGCCGAGTCCTTGACCACCACAGCCGAGACCTTCGTGTGGTTCAGGCGAACGTAGTCACCCGTCGCGAGAGTCGTGGGGAGAACTTCGTCCACAACCGAAGCGCCCGTCACAGCCGCGTTGTTTCCATAGAACGCCATGGAAAGGTTGGCAGCGGTGAAGTCCTCAAGCGCCATGCTGAGGGTCATCTGCTTGGAGGTCTGGATGGTCGCGTCAACGAGACGCTGGCCAGACGTGGCCTCTCGGTGCTCAAGCTTCTCCACCGCGAGACCGAGGTTAAGGGACGGCACGTTACCCAGGAACTTGAAAGCTCCCGGCTTGCCCGTCACGGAATCACGCTCTGCAACAAACACCCTGCCCTGACCAGAATAGTAGCTCATGGATTTGTCTCCTTGCTGCTTGGTTATTGGAGGCCAATTCGCACTGGCCTACTCATTGGTTGATGGGGGTTGGAATTACTTGTTGAAGTAGGTGACCAGGAGCTTCTTGGTGGCAGTCGTTCCACCGATCCGGATGACGCCCGCCGCGTGAACCACAGCCGACCCGCTGTAGGCCCCGAAGTCAGAGATATTGAGGACCGAGACCAGATGGGCAGTGGCCAGAAGACCAGGGACAGCGATGTCCGCCCCGCCCGCCGCGCCATCCACCACCACCTGCTTCAGACCCTGAAGCTCCTTGACTGCCGTAACGAGATCCTTGCCACCTGCGCCACCGGGACCAACAAGCTTCAGATTCTTAAGAGCCATGACATACCTCCAAAAGGGAAATCTTCAGATGAGTCGCATTGTAACGGAAGCCGTGCTTCAGACCTAGAGGCCCTGAGTCAATAGGACCGGCAAAGTCCATCGCTGCATCCAAACTACCACACCTTTCTTGGACATAGCGGGGGTCTCCAGAACGAACTCCCATTTATGCATGGAGGGTCCCTGGGTATCCCGGAGTGTATTCCGGATCTTATCCATGAGGGCAAGTGCCTCGGTCTTGATGGTATCCAGCTGCATTGGGATCACATCGGACTGGTCCTTGAAGATGAGGACCACGTTGATGGAGAGCTTGGCAGAGAGGCCATTGCGTCCAGAGGTCTTGCCCGCTTCCCCCGCGCTTCTCATGCCCTCGTAGATGACTCCTACGGCAGGAAAGGGGAAAAGCCCGGAGAAAGCAGTCAATTCATCATCCGAAAGGATGTAGAAGCTCTTGCCGCTCAACTCCGCAACTGATTGCAGCTTGGTAACGACGCTCTTGACTGCATCTTCAGCGATATTGGCCATGGAGGTCTTCAGCCCAGTAGACGGGCGATTCTTGCGTAAATGATGCGTTCAACCATCTCAACGTCTTCCTCATTGATACCCATGTACTCGCGGCGCACCTGCCCCTCGGTCCCGTAGTTGTGCTCGTAGGCATACTCTACGTTGGTGGCAATGAACCGCTCATCCGTACCCTGCCCCGCAAGCTGGATGGAATGAAAGAGCTTGCCGGTATCGAACAGGGTTCCTCCACCCCGCCCCTCTGCTGCCCTCCGCATGGCTGCGAAGGAGGGAATCCAGGGTGTCCCATCGGCAGAGACTTGCTGGAGGAACCGGGATCGAATCTGAGAGAGGAGATAGGAGGCAGCCTCATCCAGGATGTGATTCACCTCGAAGGATTTCTCCAGGCTATCAAGCGCCTTGGAGAGGTCTATGTCCCCGCCGATTTCAATGACGAGCATTAGAAGATGGGCTCAAGGCTAAAGCCCATTCGTCTCCGGTAGGGGGTGAGGACTGCCATCGCATGGGCCGCTGCGTAGTTGGAGGTCTCCTGAGCGGACCCCTTGTCCTTGGCCTTGATGGGCTGACTCACATGGAAGATCGCCGGGACGTATCCCAGGATGGCCTCCTTCAGAGGCTCGGGAACATCCTCTCCCGTGTCAAAGCCTGCGTCGTAGACCACCCGAACGTGGGAACCCTTGTAGGAGGCAGGGACGAAGACAAAGCCCCGGTCATAGTCGAACTGGGCCCCCAGAACCGGCTCCCCCACTTCATCCGTGCTCCCGCTGTGCGTCACAACCGGGGCAGTGTCTCGTCGAACGAAACCGTTCTTGAGCCTCAGGCGAAACATCCCATCCGGAATGATGTCCCCGGTCTTGGTCTCATCCAGGAGATAGACATGGGTATAAACGCCCCGCTCAAAGACGGTATCCAACTCAGAAGCAACCCTCAGATGCGCTGCCTTCACGGCAGAATTGATGGCAGGAAGGGCAGCGGCAATTGAGCCAATGACCATCCGGCTTTCTACTTCCTGCGTGGTAACGAGCATCAGCATGGCATCTCTCCTGAGGGTTGCTTCTGGCGTCAGTCTACCGGATTAGACTTCAGCCGTATCGCCATCCAGACCCAATTCCGCCTCTTCCTCAGGGGTCGTGAGGCTGATGGACTTGGGGTTCTCATTCAGAGGAACCTGGGTGCCCACGGGGGTCGGGGCAGGGGCTCCCTTGAAGGCTGCCCAATGCTGCTCATCCGTCACCTCGCGCTTCACCTTCTCCTGGAAGGGTCGGAAGGCAGTGACACCATCCACATTGACCTTGAGGAACTGAAGAGCCTCATCCTTCGTGCAGCTGTACTTGATGCCCTCGACGTAGACCACGCCCTGAAACCAGAGGCGCTTGAGGGGAGGGGCAAGCTCAATGGTCATCTGGGCAGGCTTTGCCTCGACCTTGGGCTTGGCGTCTGCCTTGGCGTCAACCGAGGGGGCAGGCTTGGTGGGGAGAACAGACTTCACGTCGGGGTTGGCAGTCTTGATGGTCATGCACACTCCTTGGGTATGAACTACCTGCACTCAATTGCAGAATGCGACTCTAACCTAAGCACTAAGCACAAAAAAAGAGGGCCCCCGATTAAGGAGGCCCTCCGAGAGGCGTAGACGGGGGGAACTACGCCCACTCTGACAACTTAGAGCGCGATGCCAGTGGTCTTCACTGCCGCGAGGGTCTCTTCAACCTGAAGAGCAACGCGCGTGGTGAGGACAACGATGAACTGGCGGCGGGTGATGTCCTTGTCGAACTCAAGGGTGATGTCGCGCTGGATTCCGAAGATCAGGTTCTTCGGGTTGGTGAAGAGAGCCGAGGCAGGGTCGATCATCGCCGCGCCCTCAACCGTGGACCCGAAGACGCGCAGGGGAAGGTTACCCTGCACCATCGAGTCACCGAGGCTCGTCGCACGCTCGCCGTACTGGTCACGAAGCTCAGTCTCGTTATCAACCGAGACGAAGTGCTTCATGGCGTTACGGTCGCGGAGGTAGCGGTCGGGCATCGCCTTCACAGCCGCCTTCACGAGGTCCTTGGTGAAGACCGCGCCGCCAGCCGCAACCGCGTTGGAGACACAGAGCTTCAGCCAGCCGTTCATGGTCGCGAGGTAAGCGTCACCCGAAGCCGTGTCACCCTGGAGAGCAAGCTCCTCAAGGTCACGAGCCGCGCGCTGACCCAGGAGGTCAACAATCGTCGCGTGGATGCCACCGGCACCCTCCGTGGGCTTGCCGTCGATGCGCCCGCCCTCGATGTTGTCCTCAAGGACAGAGTACGGGATGCGAAGCTCAGCGATGAACTCCTTGGTGTTCAGCACGACCTGACCGAGGTCGGGCTTCACGCGGTCACCAGCCGAGAGCGCCGTGTCCTCAACTGCCGGACGAAGCACGCGCGAGCCGAAACCGATCTTGTTGATCTTCATCTCCGGGCCCGTCATGAAGACCGTGCGGACCTGGGGGATGATGGTCGGGGAGTCCATCAGGTTCTTGAGGAACCGGTTGGTCTGCTGGGGGTTGAGCTTGCCTGCCGTCGCGAGATCGGCAAGAGCCATGTCAGCCTTCTGGATGATTTCCTGATTAGAACTCATTTGCCGTCTCCTGAATCGTAAACATGGGGGGCTTTTTATTAGCCCCGATATAGAAAGTTTTAGCTGTTCTTCTTGTTGCGAGCAACACGTGAGCCCATCAGAGCGCTGTCGTAATAGCCCGTTCCGAACTCGGAACCTTCATCTGCCTTAGAAACCGCGACCTTAGACGAAGGGTCCCCAATCGGTGCAGGAGCGATGACAGTGCTCTTGACCACCTTCTGGGTTGCATCCGCCTTCTGGACAGCCTCAGAGACCTGGGTCTTGAGGGTGCTGTTCTCGGTCACCAGGGCCTCAATCTTCTCTCCCTGGGACTTCTGGATGGTCGTGATCTCCGACATCTGACCGCTGAGCTTGGTGAGCATCTCCAGCACGGGGTCCGGGAGGGCCTCTTCCTTCTTCACAGGGGCCTTCTTCGCCTTCTCCTCATCCGTCTCTTCCTTCACGAACGGGGGAGCCTTGCCCTCCTCAGCAACCGGGGCCTCAGTCGTAGGAGCAACCTCCTCCTTGGCCTTCTCCTCTTCCTTCTTCTTGGCTGCCTTCTCCACGGACTCCGGGACAGGGGTCTCCGAGGTGATGGCCTCATGCACAGAGGGCGCAGGAGCGTCAGCGGGGGTCTCGACAACCACCACATCAGAGGTCGGGGCAGTCGCAACCACCTCAACAACCTTCTCTTCGGTCTTCTCAGTGTCGCTCATGACGGTCTCTTCCTTCTTGATGGTTTCGCAATTGGTTGCAGAGGGGGTTGCAGTCTTGTAAGCCATCTCCCCCAGCTGGGCATTGGCGTAGAATGCCTTGCCCGGGATAGAAGCAACAAGACCCATGACGTGGGCAGTAAAGTCCGCGAGGTGCCCTTCTGCTGCGAGCTTGGCCTCTTCGAAGGAGGTAGCCGCGTAGACGGACTGGTCAATCACAGAGCGAAGGGCGCTGGAAGCCGCGTAGAAGCCCTCGGTGTAAGCAGTCGCCCCGAGCTTCTCCGAGAAGGTAGAAAGCTTCTGGCTCCAGGGCTCGAAACCCTTCATGACCACCACCATCTGGTCAGACAGACGAACGACGTGACCCTCTTCCGGGGCCTCGCCCTGAGCGAACATGACCGTACCGTCCGCGTTCTCCGTCATGGTATCGACCGAGAAGCCAGCCTTCTTGATGACTTCCTTGACTGCATCCAAGTCCGCCGTCTTGTGGACGATAACCGCCCCAACCGAAGGGGCAGCGGGAGCCTCAGGTGCGGTGCTCTCGCCCTTGAGGATCTTGGAGAGGAAGCTACGGGGGTTGGTCAAGTCAATCATAGGGGCTCCTTCAGCGGTTTTCTGGATGCGAAAAGGGATCTGGTTCGCAGAACGCGAGACCAGGGACACAAAATGTGCCTGGGGATCAAGAAGCTTCTTCATCCGAACCTTGATCTTCATGGAGAACTCCGGGTCACGATGTTTGGGAGAGTAACAGAAAGTGAATCAACCTTCGGTGATGGAGAGGTTGTCCACGGAAGAGAAACGGTGTCTGTGGCCCTTGGCCACCTCTGTCACAGTGCCCGTCACGATGCGATGGTTGTGACCGTCCACGTAATCGGTCTGGCCTCCGAGGAACTTCCCGTCTTCTCCGAACTTGGCCGTGAAGACGTGGGAGTGACCCTGAACAATGGAGGTGGGGCCCGTAAGCTCATCCGGGATCTCAATCTCCACCTCTTGTTCTTGCTTGATGACCAGGGCCTCCACAGAGAAGCCGTTAAGCTCGCCCTTCTTCACCTTCTCCCAGAGGGCATCATCATCCACGTGGACGCCCACGACCCAGCTGCCTGGGATGAAGGTCGCGTCATCATCACGAGCGATGAAGCTCTCCACCACATGAACGCCGGGGGTCAGGACGTTCTCATGCTGGGTATCCACTGAGGCAAGCTTCAACTCGCGCATGAAGTTGTAGGCCATCTTTCGAATGGCCTCGGCATCCATGTACTCGCCATGCACATCCGGCTTGAGGGGGGAATACACCTCCCCGTAGACCATCCGCTGTTCTTCATCGGCCTTCTGGATTTTGACGGGTTCCATGTGAACAAGGGTACTTGACTTGTTCTGACCTGCCAAGTTGCCAAAAAGAAAGGGCCCGGTGATTAGCCGGACCCTCGGAACTCTGCAATCAGTTGCGCTGACTTACACAGCCGCCACGTAGTCAATCACGGGCTGGATATCGACCACAGCCTTGAGGTCAGGGATATCAATGGGGAAAAGGTGGGCTGCAAGGCCTCCCGCCATGGAACCCACGGTATCCGAGTCCCCCACGATGTGGATTGCATCCTTGGCCGCCTGCAACCAGGAGGTAGCCCCCATGACTGACCGGAGGGCAATCGCCACTGCCTCCTCAGCTACCCATGCCTGAGCCTGCATCCGGGTCTGATAGAACTTGGCGTCGTTCTCCTTGGTGTGCTTGGTGAAGGCATCGATGTTGACGCCCTCAGCCACCATGCACATCCGCGCCCTCCCCATTGCCTCCTCCAGATTGGGGGAACGGGTGAGGAAGAAGTGCAGGAGAGACCAGTAGACCGACCCCTGCCAAGCAAAGTGATGGTCGTGGGTGAGTTGTGCGTCAATCACTGCCGTATCGATGACCCAGGCAGGGCCCATGTCCCAGACAGCCCCCAGGATACCGATGGGAGCGCATCGCATCACTGTGCCATTGCCCTTGGAGGTGTTCGTGGACCGCTTACCCTGACGGCAGATGGCCGCCATGGAGCCCATGCAGGTGTTACCCGGGGCCCGCCGCTGCCACATCTCATGGTACCCAAGGACACCCTCATCGTACATGGCGTTCGGGGTATTGGTCTGGGTCGTGTACCAGCGGCAGTACCCGCGAGAAATCTCCTGCCTCAGGGACTTCTTGTTCCCGCCGTCAGCCTTCCAGAGCTTCAGGCTTTCGGTGAGGAAGAGCATCATCTGGGTATCGTCGGAAGCGTGGGCCTCCGTGTCAGTCAGAACCCTCATCCAGGATTCAGCGGATGGGACGCCCCCGAACTCCAGGGGCTCTCCCAATGCATCTCCGTAAGCCGTGCCCATCAGAATCTGCTTCAGCACTCCATTGCCGTCCATCTGAGTTACTTTCTGAGGCCGTCCAGGCGCTCTTGAGGGGTTACTTCCTTGGGGACTGCCTCGTACTGGATACCGTGGTCGCCCTCTACGGGCTCCATGTGCTTGTTCTCCCCATCCAAGATGGCCTCGGGGATTCGGTCCGTAAAGGCATTGCACTGGCTGAGGGACGCCCACCTGTGGACGCACGTCTGGCAGCTGCTCTTGAGGATGGTCGCCGCCTCCCCCACAAACTTCGATTCATCGTCGTGATTTTGATCGAACATGGCCAATCCTTAAGAGAAGTCCTACCCCAACTACATTAGTTTGTCAAATCAAATCTACGCTCATGATGTGCCGGGTGTAGGTCCCGCTACCCTCGTGGCGGTAACCCGTGATCTTGTAGCGGGAGTTACGGGGCAGGAGAAGCTCAGACTCGGAGGAGTGATGGGTCCGCTCCTTGTCCTGACCAAGGTAGGCCCCCTTCGCTCCCTTCTTGACGTTGATCTCCAGCATCACACGCCCCTGCTTCATGAAGCCCCCAGCAACCTCCTTGTCGATGGAGGTAGAGCCGTAGGACTTATCCTTGAACTCGGTCCCGACCAGCTTCTCGAAGAAGTCAGGCTTGGCCACATCATACTTGTCGAGTCCCCACACCCGCTGGGTCATGGCCCGGTAGGCAACCACGTTGTCAGGGACTTCCATCTTGTCCAGGGCCTTGTCCAGGGCCTTAACAGAGGCATCCATGCCCTTCTTGGTATGGGGCTGTTGAATCTTCTCGTAGGTAGGGGTGGGATTCACATGCTCGTTGAGCCGCTTGGAGAAGGAACCCGTGTACGTAACGATATCCCGACGCTCCTTGGGGGTAAGGCTGTCCCACTGCTTCTGGGTAGCATCCCGCATGAGGGTATCGCCCACCCCGAGACTGGTCTCGACCGTGGTGCCGTAGACATCGTACTTCTTGTACGGGGGTGGCTCATGGGCCTTCTTGTAGGCCTCAGATGCCTTTACCTCTGCGAGGTACTCAGCCTTGTCTCGGTCATTGAGCTTCTTGAACTTGCCCCCCCACGAAACTGAATGGGCACCCGGCTTACTGGTAAACCGGCCATTCTTGTCGTGGTAGGGGTTAAGCTTCAGGATCTTCGCGTATTCGGGAGGGGACACAGGCAACCTCGAAAGGGACGTGTCCCCTGACTTTACGGGGCTCTGCAACTGAGTGCAATTCGACTCAAGCCTTACTCTTCAACCACTCCGCATAGCCCTTCTTCATCGTCGGGTCATTCGGAAAGGCCTCTTCTGGCTTCAGCTTCAGGTTGTGCGCGTCGTGGTACTCGGTCTCCGGGGGCAGCTTGCCAAGCTTGTCCCATTCGGGTTCGTTCTCCCACGCTTCGGGAGGAAACCCCTTCTTCGTAGTCATAACCCACCTCTTTCTATCCCCTCAGGGACAACTACAATTTACCCCAAACTACCCTAGTTTGTCAAGGATTACTTCTTCTTGGAGCGCTGGATAAGGACTGGAGAGGCCCCGGAGTTGTCGTAAGCAGACCACTTACTGAAGAGGGGCTTCATCTTGTCGAAGTTGGCCTCGTTGTTCTTGTTGCCCAGAACCACATCCACGGGAACCAAGCGACCACGCTTGCCCTCACGACCAAGGTAGCGACCCACAGCGCGCTTTGCAGCCTCCTGACGGGGCAGGTGCATGTAGTGACCCTGAACGTCGTAGCCCTTGGCAGAGAACTGCTTGATGGTCCCAATCATTGAGTCGGACCGGAGGGTGCCGTCAATGACCACGTTGAGCTTGCGGCGCATCGCCATGGCCTGCACCCGGTCAAGGATGTAGCTGGACTCCTGATGGACCTGAGCGGCATTCCAGCCCTGATACGGGGGGCGAAGGAGGCCCTTGATGTGGTCAGAGTCCAGGACCATGTGCTTGTCCCCGTCGAACTCCTTGATCTTTCCGTTGGTGAAGGAGGACTTGCCGGAACCACCCCGACCACCCAGGACCACCATGGAGGGCTTCTCTCCAGGGGCAGGGGTCGCCTTCTTCACGTCATCCACGTTGAAGATGGAGGCAAGGATCTTGTCATGCAGCGCCATGCGCTCTGCCGTGTAGACGGTCTCTGCCGGACCTTCCTTGGTGTAGAGCTTGTCGGACCCGTCGAGACCATTGGTCTCCTTGATCTTGTCCGCAATCTCCTTGCGCTCTGCCTCGGAGAACTTGGAGAGGATGGAGTCAGGGGTGACGTTTGGGTCATCCTTGCTCTTGGCGTAGTCAGCAAGGCTCCCCTTATGAGGCCCCTCCACGTCCCCGTCATGGCTTCCACCGGTACCACCACTCCCTGCTGAGTCCCCGCCCCCACGACCATTGGCAGGGGCAAACTTGCCGTCCTTGGCGTGGTAGGGGTTGAACTTGGTGACAACCTCGGCACCCTTCAGAATCTTGGAGTAGTTCTTGGTCACGTTAGCCTCTGCAATTGGTTGCGCTCTACTTGGAGCGGGGCATCCCAGGATACAGAGAGTACACCTCTTCCAGGGTCATATTGAAGCTCTTGAGGAGGAGGTTCTTCACCTCTTCTCGTAGCTCTTTGGAGACTGGGCCCTTGAAGATGGTGTCCAGGGCTTGGGAAGCGTCCCCATCCTCTACCCGCGTGTTCTTGATTGGCTTCATGGGAATGCCGCGAAGAAGACTTCCATGACTGCTGCATCCTCGATATCCAGAAGCATTTGGATGCTCCACTTGGCCAGTAGTTGGTCGCCATATGGCAAGAACGCGAGGGCATAGATGCCCTTGGGGTTGTTCATGTCCAGGATGGCGTTGAGGTTCTGCTGTTCAGTCGGGTCAGAGGGCCAGTGCTTCGCAAGCTCCCCACCCTCCTTCAGAGCTTCCTCGATGTTCGTCTGGATCTTGATCCACTCCTCCTGATTGGCAGGGACAAAGCCCATCTTGGCGTAGTTGTAGACGCCTGAGCGACCACCCGCCTTGACCACGTAGGAGTCAGCCTCAAGGAGCTTCGCAAGCTCCACACTCCTCTTCAGGTGCCCTTCCAGAAATCCGGTAGTAGCTCCCGGGCTTGCTCCAATCTCCAGGTAGTTTCCGTAAAGGGTCTTGCTGAAGTTGTCGTAGACCACCTGCATCTCGACCTGTGAAGTCGGTCCCGCGAGGGGGCCGCTCACCTTGAGCTTGATGGTGTCCTCATCCCCAATGCCCACCCTCATCTCAAAGGGGGCCTTGGGCTTGATCAAGTCATCGGGAGAGAGGCCCGTGAGCTTGGAGGCAACGGCTGCCGGGGGCTGGCCAATGGTGCTGTTCCAGAGGTCCAGTTGCTTGGGCGTGATGTTGACCCCGATGGCATCGAACTCCTTGGGGGTCTGGGGCGTCAGGACCCTCTGCTGCTCCATCTCCTTGCGGGGCTCCCCGATGACCTTCCGACCAGCCACGGCACAGAGCGTCCTGCACAAGGGATGAAAGGGAGGGATGTGGTAGCCCAGTGCGGTCAAGTCAGCGGCAGACATCTCCCGGAGGGACTTGATGGTCTTGGCGTCCTGCTTGGGCCATGGATGGAGGTTCTTCACGGTCTCAGCATCCTGAGCCTGGAGAATCCTGTTGATGCTTGAGCGGGCGTCCTCCACCTCGAAGGTCTTCCCATGGGCCACGTAGCGGCAGTAGTGGGAGGTTCGTCCATCCAGGACAGCCGTGAGTCGGTACTGGGTGACTCCACGGACATCTGCCTCAGCCGTGAAGCCCCACACAGCCAGTCGGGAGCTATGGAGGCTGGAAATCAGCTGGAGGCGAGCATCTGCATCGCTCTTGAATGACACGAACTCCTTCACGTATCGCTGGCCTTGGTAGAACGTGTCAGCCTTCTTGACCATCTCGGGGTACTGACGGGCTGCAATCAGTTGCGCCAGGGAGGTATAGGCTGCCTGGAAGGCTGAGACTTCCACATCCCTGAGAAGGGCATCCGCTGCCTGTCCCAGGAGAATCTCGTAGCTCCCCGTCTCCAGGGCTGTGTCCTTGGCCACCATCTGGGCCCCGAACTTGGCCGCCGCAAATAGCTGGTACTTCAGCCAGTCGTAATGGTTCTCCCGGATGACCGAGAAATCCAGCTGGCCCGCGAAGTCGTAGGCAGCGGCATAGTCAGAGTCCTCCATCGCATCAGTGACCTGAGAGAACACCTGTGCTGCCAAGGGGCCCCATGCCTTCTGGAGCCTCTTGGTCAGGGCCATCTCAATCTTCAGGTAAGCCCGGGGGTCCATTTACTCGGTCTCAGTTTCCGGGGCGTTGGCGTGGTTGATGAGAAGGGTCGTAACGAAGGCCTTATCGTCCACGCTAAGCTCATCCACCTGCTTACGGATGGTCTCCCGGTCTGCCTCGGAGAAGTCGAACTTGGAGGGGATGAGACCCTCTGCCCGACCCCACTCCTGAGCGAGAGCCGCCATCTTCTGGACCTTCTTGGCAGGCTTCTCAGGGGCAATGGACCCAGCGGTCTTGGCCTTGGGGGCAACCACAGGAGCCGCCTTGGGCTTGGGCACCCCAGGAGCACCCGGAACACCAGGAGCCGCACCAGGAACCGGCATCCCAGGCTGGGGAGCGTCCTTGTTCTCCTCCAGCACCAGACCCGTAATGGTGTTCATCTCCTTGATGAAGGACTCCTTGGTCGTCACGTCCTTCGAAAGCTCAAGGCCCTTCATCTGAGTCTCAACGTCCTTGAGGGTGATGGGCTTTGACTTGAACTTGCACGTCTTGGCCCCCAGAGCCTTCATAACGGTCCGGTTGAAGATCTCGTCGAACTCGGTTCGCTCGGGGCCGAAGACCTGAGCCTCAGCAACCATGTACGAGGTCTTGGCGGATGCGAAGTTGTAGTCTTCAGAGCGACCGATGAAGAGCGGGGGCAGCCGGAAGCCCACTCGAACATGGTCCTCCGTGGACTTGTCGTAGTTGGCGAACATGGCGTCGTTGGCCTTCTCCGCGCCGAACCGCTCCACGGTGATCTTCACCCCTGCGTCCTTGTCGATAGACCCGCCTGAAGACTGGGCCTCCACAATGGCTGCACGGTACTTGTTCTTGGCCTGACCAGAGAGGTACATCCGGAGGTCATTCGCCACGTCCTTGGCCAGCGTACCACCCTGGATGAAGATGATTGCCGGGGGCATACCACCAGCGTCCAGGAAGGAGAGATTCTCCTCCTCTGCCTTGCGGGAGCCGAGAACGGACGGCAATTGGTTAATCCAGCGAGGCAGCCCATAGGGGCTGTTCAGATCCTTCTTCACCCGGAAGGCCAGAAGCTCCGTCGCTCGCACGTTGGGGTCAAGCGGGTTCTCCTCAGACTCCCACTCGCCCGTGTCCCGGTGAAGGTGACGGCTGACCCCGAACTCCCGGTAGTAGATGTACCGGTTGGAGCCCGCTGACTGGACAAAGCGCCGTTCACGCTCCTGGACCTTGATCTTCACGTCCTTGCCGTTGCGGGAGACCGTCTTCTCCACGTCGAGAGGGGCATCCAGTCGGACCATGCGGACGCCCGTGGCAGGCATGTGCCTCAGACCCATCAAGTCCCCCTCTGCATTGCGGAGGACTTCCATGTATCCGGTACCAGAATTCTCCGAGTCGTTCCGGATGTCCGTGCGGATGGAGATAAGGGACTTGCCGGGGTAGGGCTCGTTGAGAAAGCTGAGGAGGTTCTTCTCCTCTGTCTTGTCGTGGTCCTTGCCATCCTCCACAGAGATAAGCTCATGGCCCGTGCCGTCGATGTTGACCACCATCGCCTCAATGCACTGGCTGAGGATGTTGTTCACGGAAGAGAGTCCGGCCAGCACCTTCAAAGGGAAGGGAGGCTCCAGGACTGCCTTTGACGAATCCTTGACCCCAGCGGTGTAGCCCTTGAACTCATCCTCAGGCTCAAACTGAGAAGAAGCGAGCACCATATAGGTGTCTCCCTTCAGGACCCGCTGAACATAATGGATCGCGCTAGTGGGTTCTTCCTTCTTCTCAGCCATTGACGAACTCCATCCAAAAGGGGATGTGTTCCAGTCTACAGGCAGAAGGTCAGACGGCGCAATCAGTTGCAGAACTGCAATCGACCCTTCTCATACGTCCCTAGAAGCTTGGGTTTCTTCCCTTGGGGGTACCGGACATCCAGGTTGTCCTTATCAATCTTGGTGTCTGGATGAACTCGTAAGACTACCGGTATCTGATCGTCCCCGGGGCGCTTCATGCGCCACTGAAAGGCAGCCCCCAGGAGGTCAGTATCCATCCCCCAGGAGCCGCCGCCAATCACGAGGTAAACCCATCCGGTCATGGAAAGGCAATTTACCCCGAACAAATCAGGCAAATCCAGACTGGGCTCTAAGTGACCTTCTTCTCCATCGCCTTGAACTTCTTGAGGTCATAGAGATCCCCCATGTTTTTGCCTACCTTCGTATCGGCAATGAACTTCAATTGGGGCTTCCAACCGAGCTTTTCGAAGGGCAGGTTCTCCATGATTTCCTGCTTGCGGATGGCGTGCTTCTCCCAGTTATCCTCAGGGAGGTACGAATAGCCTGCGTCATGGATGGCAGCGAAGGCTGGGGCCTCCTTGAATCCGCCCTGCTGATGCTCCAGAGCGAAAGCCCAAATCATCATGTCAGAGAGGGTTGCCTGGACCGGGGAGTTGATAGCCTTGCGTTCTTCCCCGTTCTTGATGCCCCCGTTCTTGGAGTTGATGAGGGGCAGGTGACGAATCCGACCGAGAGGGGAACGGACGAATCCATGCTTGTGGGCAAAGGCCTTGGTCGTGTTGTGGTAGGTGACCAGACCCGGATACGTCTTGAAGAACTTCTCTCGAATCTCCGTGGCCTGAGCGAGGGTAAGCTCCACTCCGTAGTTATTAGCCGCGTACACCTGGAAGCCTTCAGGGAACTGACCATAGAGGAGACCGAAGTTGGCAGGCTTCCCAGGCTGACGAATGGCATCGTAGCGGTCAGGGTCGGTCTCCTTGAGGGCAATCACTTCATCGTAGGTCATGCCCACGATCCCAGACCCGGTGAGGACGTGGAGGTCTTTCTTCTCCCGGTACGCCTGAATCATGGTCGCTTCATCTGCGATGCACGCCACTACCCGAAGCTCCCCCTGGGAGTAGTCCTGCTCAGCCATCAGCCACCCTGGGGGGGTGTTGAAGATTCTCCGGATGCGCTTGCCCCAGATGGTGTGCTTGGGGACCGTCTGGATGGCGGGGGAGTTGGCTGAGAGTCTCCCGGTCACCGTGCCCCCCTTCTCATCCTTCTCCCGCTTGTTGGCAGCATGGAGGAAGTAGGAGGGGTGGAACTTCCCGTCTGACCGGATGTGCTCCTTGAAGCCTGTCACATAGGTGGAGAGGGTCTTGGTCGCTGAGCCGTAGCGGTCAAGGAGGTCTACGAAGGGCTTGGCCTCGGGAACGTCCTTGAACATGAGCATGTGCTCAAGGGTGCTGGATGGCTCCCCGGACTTCTCCGTGAACATCTTGGGCTTCAGACCCAGACCCGTGTTGGAGAACATGAAGTCAAAGAGGAGGGAGGCCTTCTTGAGGTTGATGCCTCCCACCACCTCGGGGTTCATGTGCTTGGCATAGAGACGCCCGCCAATCACGCCCTTTGCCTCCTTCACCAGGGCCTCAATCTCTTTGTTGAGGTCGAACTCAAGCTGGTTGTAGGCCTCCATGTCGATGAAGATGCCCCCGCGCTCGATAACCTCGAAGGCACGTGCGGAGGGGTGCAAGACGTGGACGTAGAAGTCGGTGAGCTTCTTGTCCTTGAGAAGGAGCTTCTTCATCTCCTCAGAGACCTGAAGACAGGCATCCGTGTCTCCTCCCGCGTACTCAAGGAGGTCTTGGTCCTTGGGCAGGAGGTCCATGCGAGACTTGTCAATCCTTGCGTCGAATTCATCCGAGTATCCACCGATACAGCTGTGAATCTTCGCGTGAACGTCAAGCCCGTTGGAGCGATTCTCGTCCAGACAGGACCCCAGGAGGGTCGTATCGACCTTGAAATTGGTGCATTCAAGATTGCGGGTGTGAAACCAGTGCCAGAGAAGGTCAAACTTCCCGTTGGCCATTCTCATGGAGATCTTATCAGTGGTCATGAGCCACTTGATTTGGTCGTAGAGCCCAGCGTTCAGGGCCTGCCGGTAGTCCTCCATGGATGAGAAGTAGCGGACGGCTGAGTATCCCGGCTTGTGACTGAACTGCCACGTCACGAACCGCTTGGTCGGGTCCACAGGGTCAAGGCCCACGGTCTCCGTGTCATGGGAACACGCTACAGGCTTACCAGTCAGGGCGTACTGGGCTTCAATCTCAGCGATGACCTTGGAGAAGTCCTCCACATACTCGTAGTGCCCCAGGATGGGCTTGTACTTGCCCGTGATGGCCACTCGGAGGGCTGAGCGAGCATCACACAGGAGGTCAACGTACATCTGGTAGTTCACAGCCAGGATGCCGGGGCTGTAGGAGAGAAGGTACTGGGCATCCCCTACCGGGATGGCCTTGTTCCTCAGGGAGGTCAGGGTTCTGTTCTTGGGGACCACCTTGAGGCTCTTGAGGAAGGCCAGACCCTCATCCCCCAGACAGAGAACCGTGTTGCCGGGGGGCAGCTGAGTGAAGTCGTTGACCACATCAATCCTGCAATCAGTTGCGCCCCCGATGGCCACCCCCAGGGCGTCAAGTATCTTGGACCGGTGATCCTTGCTCCAGATTGTCAGATTCAAAGAGGCTCCCACTTGCCGTTTGTGAAGATGAAAGAGGTCAAAGCGGTCAAACCCTGGAGGGATTCCTTGTAGCTACCCTTCCGGAAGTCCTTGATGGAGAGGTTTGACCCATCGAAGAAGCTCATCTCTATGTGCCGCTTACTTCCGGTATGGTCCACGTAGAGGTAAGCCCAGAGTTGCTGCCTGAAATGGACGAAAACTCCCACTTCCGAATCAGAAGCGAAGTCAGGATGGACTTTGATGTTGAAGGGGACCCGGAAGACCCCCAAGTCTCCGAAGAGGATGCCAGTACCCGAGAGGAGACCGCCCTCAGACTCCAAGGTGACGTTCAGAACGTCGGCAACGGTATAGGCGACCGTAGAGGAGGACATTACTCCACCACCTTCCAGAAGGCTCCTGTGGGCCCTTGCCGGGCTTCCACTTGGGCATAGAAGACCCCACAGAAGTAGAGGTCGTAAACGTGAAGGTAGCTGCCAGGGTTCCCCTCAATCGAAACCAGCGTGGCAATGGTCTCCCCGAACTTCAGGGGGGACGGCATGGGGAGAAGATCCCCCGGCTTAGCTACCCCGAACTGCAAGTCCAAGATAGGGACTCTCATGCCTGAATCTCTTCCAGGCTGGAGACCTTCTCAGAGAACTTCAGCGAGGGATGGAAGAAGAGGACCCCGATGACCCTGTGTGCCTCGCAATTCTTGCTCAACGTGAAGTGTGTCGAGAGGTAGCTTCCGTTGTCCGTGAAGCCAAGCTCAATCAAGGCCTCTCGCTCCTTGGGAGTAGGAGTGCCTTCCACCCGGACCGAAAGGGCATAGCTGGTAGGGTGCTTGACCGCCATTTTCATCGTGGGGCTGAGGGCAACCACGCGATAGTTGTTTGCCGTGCCTTTCACCACCTGCCCCAGAGCGGTAGCGTACTTGAGAAGGATGGGACCTTCAGGGGCCACAACTTTGGCAGTCTCACCACCCACCAAATTCTGGATGGTCGAAAGGGCGGCTGCCTTCTCAGCCTCTGTGGTGACGGGCATCCCCAGGAACGTGCCTACCGCACCCTCAGGAGATATAGCTCCCCAGTGCTGGTCGATAATCTTCCCAAGAAAATTCACCATCAGAGCGGAGTCGTTGGGGTTAACCGGGCCCCCGTTCATGTACTTCGTCGTATTCTGAGGGAGCGTCAGCGAGTAGTTTTTGCCCTGATGCGTAACGTCCACAGTGTGGAAGTTGATGCTGAACTTGGCATCCGAGTTGAGCAGCTGAATGGTATAGGCCCGTGCCTGGACCCCAAAAGTTGCGAAGAACTTGATGAGCTTTGCATTGTCCATTGCGATTTTAACCGGCATCTTTCCCACTCCATTGGGTAACTGCTCTACCTGCGACCGTTATAGACCCTCTCCGGGGAGTTTGTCAATCATCTTTCCAGATAGATTTCTGGGAGGTGACCGGGTTGATTCGAGCCTTCTGCTTCTTGCCTGGGGTCCATGTGGGGTAAGTCGTGATCCCCCCTGAGGTCGTGATGGCCGTGGAAGTGAACGCGGTCTTGCTGGGCTTCACAGGGGTTGCTCCGTAGTGCTTGATCAAGAATTCGATCTGCTCCTGGGACTCAACTGCCTTCTTGCAGTGATGCTGACGGACCCACTGGATAGGGTCTTGCTGTCCCAGCTTGGCAGCGATGGCAGCCAGGAGGAGGCCTGTCCGACCGTGGCCCCCGATGCACCCAACCTGGATCTTCTTGCCTTCCTGCAACTGAGTGCAAAGCCATTCAACCAGCTTGAGAAATCGGGCGGGGTTCGTGGGGGCGTGACCGTCCTTGATGGGGTAGTGGACATGGGTGATGACCTTCTCTGAGGTCTCCCAGGGAAGAGCCCCCTGGACATAGGTCATGTACCCGTCGAGGCCCACGTACACGTCAAAGCCTGCCCGGGGGTAGGAACAGCTGGCCCCCAGGATCTTCCCCCCACCTAGCACCAGCGCGGAGTGAGACTCATGACAGGAGGCCTTCTTTGCTCCCGTGTCCCACCCGAGGGAGTCCCACGAATTTGACTTGCCCATTACGCTGCTTCCTTACGCTTGTGCTGGAGGACGAATTTGCCCGGCCAGTAAAAGAACTTCTTTTCACCCGTAGGAGTAGAAGCCTGGACTCCTTCAAACCCCTGGAAGGGAGGAACCTTCTGCTTAACTGCCTTCTGGTGTGTCACAGTCAGACTCTGAATCTCGTAGTAGTCACCCACAGCCCCGAGAGCCTTGACCTTCACCCAATCAAGCGTGTCCCCGAAGGCCTTGGGGCAGTGCTCCTTGAGGCTCTTAACCAAGGCCGCAAGGTCAGAATCTGTATGAGGATTGACCCTATTGGACTTGCTGTAGATAGCCTCCAACATCTGCCCTGAGCGCTGGATATCGAGGATGGGAATGATGTCGTCTCCATAGTGCTGGTAGAACATCCCCTTGTTGAAGATGGGCCCGTTGTTGTGGGCAAGGCTGTAAGCGGTATCGACCATCAATTCCAGACTGGTCTTGCCGGTCACAGCGTCCTCAAGGCACTGGGCAACCTTGCCCCACGCGAGCCCCCCATAGCCTTTGCTGAACTTCCCGTTGTTGAAGAGGTGGGTAATGCCCTGGAGGAAGTTGCCTACGCTACTCTTGGGAGGGGACTTCTTGAACCGGGCAACTGCATCCTCAGGACTCATGCCCTTCATCGAAAGGTTGAAGTTGACGAAGGTCTCGCCGTGGTTCTCAACCATGTACTTGCTGAGGTTGACGCCCATGTTGTGAACGTGGCGTGACTCGCGAGTGACGATGAGCACCAGATAGGCGTACATCCGCGTGCTCTGCTCCGTGAGCACTTCCACGTAACGGTGAGCAATCTTGAGGGCCCACTCGGGGAGGGGTTCATCCTTGTGGAACTCATTCTGGAGAATCGCCACCATATGATTCAGGGCGTAGAACTCGACTGCCGACTGCTCAGGGCTGCGCTTAACCGTATTGTCCAGCTGGTACTGAATCCGCTTGACCACTTCAGGGACAGGGGTACTTCCGAAAGCCCTGGGTACCCGCTGGGGTACGTTCAGGACTGCTCTCAGACTTCCAGGAACACAGTAGTTCATCGGACGCCCACTCCTTGGGACTTGCTGACAGGGAGGACACTACATCCGCCCGGTCAGGTTCGTCAAGCACTGATTAGCTACGGGTGACGCTTTTGTTGAGGCTGAGGGTTCCCCGAATCTTGGCAATCCTGACCATCTTCTGGAGGTTCTTCGGGAAAAGCAGGTTCCGGATATAGCCCTGTTGGGCTTCCGTCTCTACCGCGTGAGCAAGGTAGTGGGCCCTCACGTAGGCCACAGGGTCTTTCTCTCCCCAGAGCTTGGCCAGGGCTGCCAGGAACAGCCCCGTGCGACCGATGCCACCGTAGCACCCCACGTAGATGGGCTTGCCTGCAACCAAGTGCGGGATGGTCTGCTCCAGACCCTGGAAGAGGACCGGGAGAGGGGGGACGTTGAAGTCCATCGTTGGAACGTCCACGTCACAGGCAGCGTGAATCTCCATTGCCATCTTGACCCCGACCATCGACGTGGGTCGATTGAGGTAGGGGCCTCCATAGACAGTGAAGTACCGCCCGAAATGATTCATCAGCTTCATGCTGCCGGGATTCTTCTTATTCACACCCACTCCTTGGGCAAAAGGCGTTAACCGCCAGATTTGTACTACAGCTATCGACCAGCGTTCGTCAAGGCCTTCTCTCTTCGGATGACCCTCACCAGACCCTTGTCACACTTCCCGCAACCAGTTGCACCACACGCTTCACAGTCTTCCCAGACCACGAACTCACCCTTGGCGAGGGGCCTAGCCGGGTCTACAGGCGCTTTGGACTGAGCCCCCGTCCGAATGTCCGTGATGCGGGAGATCTCGTTACCAGTGACCAGGAGGACCCAGTGGTGATACCGCCGATTGCCTTCAGGAAGGCTGACCCGTGCTGACCGGTGAAAGATATGGTCTGCTTGGTCCAGGAGGTCAATCTCCCGGAGGAACGTCTCTACCCCTGGACCAAGCTTAACGCTTGCCATGGATGCGCTCGATACGGATTGACCGGGGGGCCTCAAAGGCAAGACGGCTCTCGGTCGTAAGGGGGTCGCCCATGCTTACCCCACAGCTAACGAATGCGTCCGGCAGAAGCTCGACACGCTCAAGGTCGGTAACCAGGATGACCCGATCATTGAACTTGATTCGAACCTTGTTGAACGCCACCACTTCCTGAACCTCCAGGAGGTGGGTACCCGCGAGGAGAATCTTGCTCCCTCGCTTGATGCCGATTGAAAGCGCCATTAAGAGTCTCCACTCATTGGAAGGCCACCTATTCCGTATTCTACTTTACTCATACGGCAGGGAGCAAATGATGGGCCAGCTGCACAGGGGAGAGGTAGACCTTGCCCTTACCAGTTTCCCCCAGAATGAGAGGCAGAGACTCTCCAGCGGTCTCCCGATAGTTCAGAACCTTCCTGATAGCGGGAGTCTCTCCCCCCTCCAGAATGAAGGTGCCCGTGGCAAGGACCACCTCAACCAAGTTGTCAGCCTGGGGGACCCTCTGTGCCTTGTCTCCCAGGTTGGCATTGGTAACCACCTTGACCCCCGGAATCTCCTGAAAGGAGTTGGCCAGGAAATACTCTTCCTCAAGGAGGTCAGGGTTCCCGAACATCTCAGCGTAAGCCTTGTGAGCAAGAGACTTGGGCTGACGGACATCAACAACCACTTCCGTGTGGTTCTGAATGGCTTCCTTGACCACCTTCCGGGCCCCAACAGGGTCGTTGAGGTACCCCGAGAGGTTGAGAACTTCTCCCCCCTCCAGGTGATAGCCCGACACGTTGCACATGATTGCCAGGAGGGCAGCCACAGAGGGGTTGTTGGCTCCCGAGATAACCGGGGCCTCCCCGAACCACACCCGACCCGTGGCCCCATCAATCGTGACCCTCTGGCCTTCCTTGAAGTGCTCCAGAGGAATCGAGAGACCCACCACACAGGGCTTGTTCATCCCGCGAGCAACCACCGCCGCGTGGCAGGTAGCTCCCCCTGTCATCGTGAGGACTCCCCTGGCCGCTGCCATCCCCTGGATATCGTCCGGGCAAGTCTCCTGGGTGACCAGGATAGTCGGGCCGCTGCACTCAATTGCAGCCTTGGCCGAGAGCACCACCTGACCCGTTGCCACTCCGTTGCAGGCAGCGATACCAGTGTCGTAGGTGGGGGGGTTTTCCTTGGCCCACGTAGGGTCAATCACGTCTTCCTGTGCCTTGAGGAAGGTCTTGAAGCTCACCCGCTCAAGAGCTTCTTTCTGAGTGATGAGGCCCTCAGCTGCCATGTCTACCGCGACCTTGATTATGGCCTTGGCCGAGAGCTTGGCGTTGCGGGTCTGGAGGATGAAGAGGTTCCCGTTCTGGACCGTGAACTCCACGTCCTGGACAGCCTTCTTTGCCTTCTCAAGCTTCTCCACCGTATCCCGAAGCTCAGTGGCAATCTTCATGTTCCAGTCATTCATGAGGAGGATGTTCTGGCCCGTCCGGATACCGGCAACCACGTCCTCCCCCTGAGCGTTGGGAAGGTACTCTCCCTGGATGACCGGCTCCCCCGTGAGGGCGTTGCGGGTGTTGAGGACTCCGGTAGCGCTGTCCTCATTCATGTTGCCGAAGACCATCGCCTGGACCGTGACTGCCGTGCCCCAGTTGTGGGGAATCTTGTTCTGGTTGCGGTAGAAGACCGCGCGCTCGTTGTTCCAGCTTTTGAAGACTGCCTCGATGCTCCCGAGAATCTGGTCGTGAGCGTCCGGGAACTGCTCTCCAGTCTCCTGCATGTAGCGAGCAAGCCGTGCCTGGATGTTGAGACCCTTGAACTTCTCCTTGTCGATTCCCTTCACCACCGAGCCGTACATTTCGACAAGGCGGCAGTAGCTATCCCGCATTGCGTCCGGGCCGATACGCTTGTCCCAAGCGGACACCGTGTTGATATCGAGGCCCACGTTGAGGATGGTGTCCATCATCCCGGGCATCGAGGCCCGAGCACCCGACCGGACACTGAGGAGGGGCATGTACCCGAACACCCCTTCAAGCTTCTTGAGGTAGGGCTTGATTGCCTTCTCCACAGCCTTCATCGTCGCCTCAGGCTTCTTGAGGTAAGCGAGGCAGACGCTGGTGGGGAGGATGAAGCCGGGAGGGACGCTGATGCCCTCGTTGGTCATCCAGACGAGGCCCGCACCCTTGCCGCCGAGGACTTCGGCGCTGGTCAATTCAGTGTTTTCGTTGAGTCCAAAGCTATAAATCTTCATTTGGTTGCCCACTCCTTGGGACTTGCCGCTGACTTGAGATACCTTCTACACCCCCCGTGCTCCGTTCGTCAAGCGATTATTTTAGAGGGGGTCACTGACGATGACCGTGATGGCCCCGTAGTTGGGGACGCTCTCCTGCCGGTTGCCAGGGAAGACCACCACGAAGCGAGCGCTGTAGAGACCCTTGGTGTCCGTGTCCCCGGCAGACCATGCATACTCCACGAGGCCCTTGGGGGCATCCAGGATGGTCGCAGGCTTGTCGTTGATCTTCCGGGCTGAGCCACCATCCAGCTTCATCCGAAAGACCACCGTGCAGCCCGTGAGGTCCACAGGAGCATCATCCCCATTGGTGACCGTGCCCCGGAGGTTAGGGGAAAGGTCGTTCTGTGCCACCGTGAAGAGCTTGCTCATGGGTTTAATCCTTGATGACTAGAGGGATGAGAGTGAACTTGCGCTGGGCGCGAGGGTCAATCTCGAAATGGGCGCTCCAATGATGCTTGACCACAATCGCCTGGAAGAAGCTGGTGAGGTCCAGCTGTCCATGGGGGGCCCCTGCCACGACCGGGACCGCAATTGATTGCGGGGCGAAGCCTTGAAGCTCGAAGCTGGAGAAAGGAGCCACGGCAATGGCCGTGTCATCCACAACTGGGTAAGCGTAGGGCTCGAAGCCCGTGAACTCCAGGTTACCGGCGAGACCCACCTCAGCAATGGTGTCCTCAGCCAGGGCCCCAGGTGCGTACCCCTGAAGGGTGATAATGCCCCGAGGAACCAAGGGCTGCCCATTGTCCTCAATAGCGTAGGGCTCGAAGCTCTGAATTACCGCTGCCCCTGCCGGAACGGTTGCACTCCGGGCCCCCCGGATGGAGGTCGGGGTGCTGACGGACAACGAGAAAGCCCCAGCCGGTACGAAAGCGGTAGCTCCCGAGATAGAAGCGGAGGGCGTGGCAGCTGTCAGGGACAGGCTTCCCACAGGAGCAACTGCCAGGACAGGAGGCACGTCCGATTCAGGGACGTAGCTCTCTTGACCCAGCTGACCCGTGAGGAAGACTTCGGAAGTGATCCCACCCTTCGTGATGGTCGGGGCAACTCCCACGACCGTCATAATACCCAGGGGAACTACCACCCCCGTGATGCTCAGAGCCGTGGGAGCAAAGGCATTGGCAATTGATAGAGCGCTACCAGCGGGAGCTACACCCGTGCGAGCCCCAGCGGTTCGCGTAGGGAAGCTACCTGCCAGTGCCAGGACCCCAAAAGGGACCGTCGCATCCCTTGCCCCGATGGTGGCGGTATGAACACCCCCGGGTCCCATGTAGAGCACGTCATGAGGTATCTCAGCTGCCCCTGTGGGGATGACAGCTGCCGGAGAGACGGCAACAACCTCAAGGGTACCGAGGGGCGCTGCTGACGTGACCGTGGGAGAGGGTTCCTCCACCACATCTGTGTGGAAGGTCCAGGGGTGCGCACCTGCGAGCCTTGCGTCATCCGTGTTGACCGTCCAGCCCGTTGGAGGACCGACCCCATTGGTGCCCTCGAAGGTGAAGGTCTCTGCAAGGACGCCACTAACCGTGCGCCGAATCTCCGTGCAGCGAACCCAGTCACCATTGGAGGAGACGCCACCGTCCTTGTCATAGCCAATGCTGATGACGTAGGTGCCTGCCGGAAGAACAGCGGAGGACAGGGTAGCGCTCTTGGCTCCAGAAGCTCCCCGGTTCGCAGGAAGCAATTCACCGGAATCGATCCGGTAGAAGAAGGTGTCGTACCCTCCTTCACTTGAAGCCGTGTAGTCGAAAAGCAACCGGCTCGCGACCGGTAAGACAAAGGTACGGCTGATGGAAGAGCGTGACCCATCAAGGCCAACCTGGGCAGCGGGACTTTGGACGTAAGAAGCCATAGTTCAGAGCCCCGCTGAGTTTTAGCCAGTGATGGAGAAGATACCGGACGCATTCCACTGGATGTTCAGGGCACCACCATTACCGAGGTGGGGGAAGTTGCTGATGCCCGTGTCAAACCAGTAGAGAAGCGAGGCAGCGGCCTCAGAGGCGTTGTACTTGTAGATGGCCAGACCGTGGGTCGTCAGACCGTTCGTCATGGACGCGAAGCTGATGTCATCCGCGTCGAACACTCCACCCGTCGTGGTCGTATTGGTCAGGGAGACAGGAGCAGAGGTACGTGCGCCCGCCACGATCTGGCCAAGGTTGGTGTGGGCCGCCGAGAAGGTGTAGTTCGTGCCACCACCGGAGGTCTGGACCGGGACCACGCGAATGTCGTCAGTATCGAAGTTGACGCCACCATCAAGGAGCATCTTCTTCAGCTGCGTATAGGACTGATTGGCCATGGGTTACTCCTGAAAAGGAAAGGGGGACAGGTTTAGCGCCTGACCCCCCGAGAATACCAGCATCGGCAATTGATTGCAGCTACACGTCTTTCTGAGTGAGCTTCTCAACCCGCTGGACCCAGAAGAAATGTCCGGCCAAAACCCCCATTGCGAAGACGATGACCATCCCGAAGAGGGGGTTGGCGTAGGCCTTCTCAGCAAGGATTCTGCTGATGGTCGGGGCATTGCGGAGGAGACCCAGGATCACATCCACAACCAGGATGATGATGAGGGCCCCCAGCATGAACCACTTGGTGTACTTCGCGTTCTTCTCTTGGTTCGGCATCATAGGCACATCCCTTCCGAGGTACCCATCCGGACATCCTGAATCCAGACGTTGGGGTTGGTTGCGCTACTTCCAACAGGGACGTTTCCAAGGAATGCGCTGAAGCCGACGAATCCAGCCGTCGTTCCACTCAATCCACTGGCAAGGTTTGCCACCTTCAAGAGGCCTGTACCCGTGTCCCAGGATGAAACGTAGCACTTCTTCACTCCTGCGACGTAGGCACCCGAGACGTTGGCGGTACGAGTACCATCAAACAGCTGGAAGTTGGCGCTAGCTGCTCCCGTGAAGGCGAATCGAGGGGCATTGCTGGTCAGGTAGTATTTCGAGGCTGACCCAGGATTAGCCCCCGTCCAGGTAGGAACGACGCAAACCTTCGTACACCCCTTGGAGGTGCTGAGCCCAGCGGGTTGGGGGAAGGTGATTCGCTCATCCGCGCTTGTGGCTGCTGCTGTGGTCGTGGCCACGTATCGGGACTCGTAAGGGCCGATTACAACCTGAGCCCCCCAGACAACTGCCGTCCCACTGCCTGCGACTCCTCCGGGATAGAGACGAGCCGTCATGTTGACGCCGCCAGCTGAGGTGCTGGTACAGACTACCCGTTGGAAGCTCGTGGTCAGGGTAACCGCTGACGTACAGAGGGCTGCTGCCCCTGTGGTGTTGTAGAGCACCAGAGCGAAGGCCTGGGTTCCTGTTACGGATCGGGCGTAGACGCTCGCGGTATAGGTCGTATTGGCAGATGCCACAGTCGTTGACTCTGCGTACCCACCCGCAACTGTGGTCGCGAGAGTATCTGCTGTCGTGGCATTGGTAGGGGCAATGGTCGAGTTGGCAGTAGCTGTGACGTTGGACTTCACCCACGAAGCGTTATCCACAGTCTCGGACTGGAAGATCGCGTTGGTCACGGCAGGATGAGCCCTGAGCCCGTTGGCCTCCACACACGGCTGATTGACTGCCAGGGTCACCATCGTACCGGCTGAATTGGTACAGGTGGCCGTGCTGGAACGGGTGAAGGTGACGGCATCTCCCAGTGCTGAGGCAGGCATCACGCCCGTGGCGTAGTCACTGGTGCCCAAGGTGGGGAGGAAGCTGAACAAGAGGGCATCTACCGCCCCCATGGACTGATTCATCAGGGGGCTGGGCCCGTGGAAATCGTTCTTGAAGCGGGGGAGAGACTGAGCCCCCGCCGTGGTCGCAACAAGTAGTAGGAGGAGGATTCTCATGGCTGATTACCGGCTCTGCGAACGGTAGTGGATGGTCACGGTAGTTCCACCGGAGACCGTGATGCCCTTGGGGGTGAAGCGGATACGCCCGTAGGAGACTGCCTGAGCCACGTTGGGGAACACCGCGCAACGCTTGCCCGCGTTACGTGCGGACAGGGCGTAGTCAAAGGCAGGGGCAGGCATCCACTCGGCAATCGCCTCATCCCAGTAGTCAGCCTGAAGGGTTCCCGCTCCAGAGAGGGTGTTACCCGTCGCTGCACAGAGGACAATCTGGTAGCCCGCGATCCCGCGAAGGTTGGTCCCCTGGGTGATGGCCGTGGGGTCCGTGCCCGTGAGGTTCTGGGTCTCCACGATCCCATGAGAAATGGTCTGGGCGTAAGACGGGACTGCGAATGCAAGAGCGGCAATGACTGCGAAGTAACGCATAGGGCCTCGAAGGAGTGAGAAGTCCCGTCGAGAGTACCGCCCTCAGTCTCCGCAATCAATTGCGGACTAGTCCTTGGTCAGAGCTACGACCCCGAATACCACACAGGAAAGAGCGAATCCGATGCCTGTACCCAGGAGAAACACCTTGTGAGGGTACTCAGAGGCATTCTTCTCTGCTTCTTCCGCACGATACTTGTACGCAAGGGTCTCTTCGTATCGAGCCCGTACCTTGGCCTCTGTCATCCAGTAGCCGGGCCCCACAACGATGACACTGGGTTTGGTTTCGACCGGCACATCCTTGCCCAGAGGCAATTCAAGAGCGCCACGCTGCGCATACACAACTGCCGGGTCCCCCGCGAAGGAAGATCCGGCAGTGAGTATGGCCAACATCAGGGCCATCTTTCGCATCTTACACACCCTTGTCGAGGTACTTGGTGAGGTCATCCTGCGTGGCAGCAGCTGCAACGACCTTGGCCTTCTCCACAGCCTTCTCCTTCACTTCCTCAACCTTGGCCTTGGCGCGCTGGTCCACAGCGTAGCCCGCGAGACCGAGGATGACAGCCTGTAGGATGGTCGGGATAGAGAACCCGCCCGCCACAACCGAGGAAGCCACTGCTCCGAGCACAGAGCCGCCCACGTAGAGAGCGAACTTGCCCTGCTCCGTCCACAGCCACTCGAACTTCTGGACGTAAGGGATCTTCCGCCCGAAGTTACGGACAAGCTTCACTGCCGCCAGGAGGAGAAGCACGATCACGCCAGCGTAGTTCTTGCTGGTCGCCATCTTCATCCCGAGCGTGATGAGGTCGGTGAAGTCCGCATCCACATGGATGGCAGAGGTGGGAAGGCTTGCAGCCGGGTCCACAGCCGGAACCTGGGAAACCAGGACCGGGAGCACGTTGGGGTAAGCAGCATCAGCCATACAGCTGACGATGAGGGTCAGGGCAAAGACGAGCTTGGCGAGGGTCTTCAAGGGGGTCTCCGGGGGCAAAGTTGCGTCAGAATAACCCAAGAGGCGAAATTCACGAAAACGGCTGGGACTAGCCCTTCCGCTGAAGCTCTGAAATGGCCGAGACAATGCCCTGGATTGCCCCCTCAGGGGTCTCTGAGATCCAGGAGATCTGTGGGGACTGGTGACAAATGGCAATCCAGCACTTCTCCAGCTTGCCCCAGAAGACACTGTAGGTCAGGTGAATAGCGCTCATTCCTGAAAGTGTACTCCTAATCGGCACAATTTCCAAAGAAGGGCTTGACAGACTTTTCTAGGGTGACTGGACGTAGCTCAAGAAAATTGAGAAAATCATGTTCCATGAGCCCAAAGCCTCGCGTGACTTTCGCATCCTTTGATGATCATCACGACCAGAGCGGGAACAACAATGGGGCTTTTTGGAAAGCCAAGCTCGCGCTGATTGACGATTTATCCCCTGATTCTTTCATTGCTGTCGGTGATTTCGCAGAGGGTGGCTCAGGTTCCGCGCACGTTCCAGACGCCTTCAAACCTGCCTATGAGGAGGATTGTGAGGAGTTGAAATTGAGGTGGAACGAAGTCCGGGATGCTGCCGGACCCAAGACCAAGCTCACCTGGATCGAAGGCAACCACGAGAACGCTATGGTTCGGGCGCTTGAGCGGGGTTCTCCGAGCTTCGTGAAAGGCTTCTGGACCCGCTTCATGCGCGATACGGGTGCAACTGATTGCGGAGTGAAATGGGTCGGGGAGAAGGAGCGCTACCAGGAAGGCTCTGTCCTCTACATCCATGGTCACCAGTACCCCGGTCGTCGCTTCCCCAAGCACCACGCCCACGCATCCGCGATGCTCTGGGGTCGCCCGGGAGTGACTGTCCTTGTCGGTCACACTCACCGCCCTGGATACGCCCGCATCCCCAGCGCGCACGGTGGATGGGAGGCCTATATGGTCGGGGCAGGCAGGACGATGGACCCCAGCTTCATGAAGGGTGAAGACGGTGCATGGGCCAACGAGGCAGCCGTTGTTTACACCTATCCGGATGGTCGAAATAGCGTCCACATCATCCGCTGGCTTGGTGACCACTTCATCTTCAACGGTCGTAGCTACAAGTAGAAAGGGCCCCACCCTTTCGAGTAGAGCCCTTCGGGGCGAACTCCGGGCTGGTCCCGGGGTTTTTTATTTAGGCCTCACAAGCTGAGCACTCTTCCTTGCTCCTTGATGCGAGGTCACCCTTGAGCACTCCCTCCGAGCGGAGGTAGTAGAGGCTCTTGATACCGGCCTTCCAAGCTTCCATGTGGACTTCATGGATGTACTTGACCGGGGCGTTCGCACCGAAGAACAGGTTGATGCTCTGCCCTTGGTCGATGAACTTCTGACGCTGGGCAGCCTGCTTGATGATGGCGTGCTGGTTGATCTCCCGAGCGGTCTTGAAGACTTCTTTCTGCTCGGTCGAGAGGTAGTCCAGGTGCTGTACGCTCCCCGCGTTCTCGTTGATGCTCTTCCACTCGTCCGGGGTGTTCTTGCCTAGCCCCTCAAGCACGGTCTCCAGGACCGGGTTCTTCCGGATGAACGTCCCCTTGGCGCTCTTCTGGGAGTAGATGTTGGCCGCCAGGGGCTCGATACCCGCGCTATGGCCTCCCGAGATAAGGGAGTTGCTCACCGTGGGAGCCACGGCAAGGAGGTGGGTGTTCCTCATGCCCGTGCCCTTGCACCACTCCGGCTCCCCAAGCTCCAGAGCAAGCGCGCGAGACCCCGCCTCTGCCTTGGTCCGGATGTTCTTGAAGATGGCAGCGTTGAGCATCATGGCCTCGAACGAATCGAACGGGGCATTCCTCTTCTGGAGAAGCGTATGCCACCCCAGGACGCCGATCCCGATGGCCCTCCCCTTGATAGCCGAACGCCTCGAAGACTCAAGGCCGGGCTTGGTAGCGGCCTTCTGGATGTACTCTTCAAGCACGGCATCCAGGAAGCGAACGGCAATCTCCGGGAGGTCGGTATCCTTCCACTCATCCCACTTCACGAGGTTGAGGGAGGAGATACAGCACACAAAGGTGTGCTCAGGGTCCGTGTGGAGGAAGATCTCGGTGCAGATGTTGGAGGTCTTCACCGTGAGCCCGTTCTTCTTGTAGCTCTCCGGGTTCTGGTTGTTCACGTTGTCCGTGAAGAAGAGGTACGGCTCTCCAGTCTCCACCCGGCTCTTCAGAATCTCCTGCCAGAGGGTGCGCTTCTCAGGGTCCCCAGCTGCCAGGGCACGCATCCACTCATCCGAGATACAGACTCCGTGGTTGAGGTTCAGGCAGCGCCTGTTGGGGTCTCCCACGGGACGCCGGATGTTGAGGAACTCGTCAATGTCAGAGTGCTCAATGGGCAGGTAGACCGCGCTGGCCCCCCGGCGAGTAGAGCCCTGGGACACAGAGACGGTCACTTGGTCATAAACCTTGGCCCACGGGATGATGCCCTCTGACTTCCCGTTGCCACTGATGGACTGGTTACGCCCCCGAATGTCCCCCATGTAGATGCCGACGCCCGCCCCATTCTTGGAGAGCATCGCAAGCTCGTGGGCCTTCCCGAAGATGGAGTCAACCGAGTCCCCGACGTGGATGCTGTTGCAGCTGATGGGGAGGCCTCGATTGGTGCCCATGTTGGAGGCGATAGGGCTCGCAAGGCACAGCCAGTTGCGCCACATGGCATCGAAGAACTTGTTCTCCCACGCGAGGGCCTCCGAGTAGTGCGAGGCTGCTGCAATGGACACGCGACGGTACATCGCTCGCGGGGTTTCACTGGGAAGGAGGTAGCCACCTCGGAGGGTGTCAAAGCCCTCCTGTGTCATCCAGGGGGGTGCCTCATCTGCTGCCTTTAACTCTTCAAGCGTCATGTTGATCATTTAGTCTCCCCAGATGCTGCTGAAATCCTTGGTACCCTTTGAGTAATCGGAAACGCGACTAGCGAAGAAATCGCTGTGATTGACGCCCCCGGACAGCACATCAAACCAGGACATACGCTCAAGGACGGTCTTATCCAGGTCCTTGTAGATGCCCTTGAGCCCCAGCTTCTCCAACCGGTCATTGCAGCGGTTACGGATGAAGACCTTGATGTCTTCGGCTGAGAGCCCCTCCACGGAACCCATCTCGAAGACCTTGTTGATGAAGTCGTCTTCCAGCCGGACCGAGGTCTCTGCTGCGAAGTAGATGGTGGCCTTCAATTCATCGGTCCAGATCTCTGGGAACTCTGAAATGAGGGTCCTGAAGAGCCAGCAACCGGCATCCGAATGGAGGGACTCATCCTTGATGCTGAAGGCGATGATTTGCCCCACGCCCTTGAGCTTGTTGAAGCGGCTGAAGTTGAGGAGGACAGCGAAGGAGGAGAAGAGGTTCACTCCCTCGTTGAAGCCACTGAAGATTGCAATCGATTGCGCGATTTCAGCGGGGGTCTTGCCCTTGGTCGTGATGAGTCGATCGATCTTTGCCTTGGCCGTAGGCTCCTGAAGGAAGGCATCGAAGTCTTCCAGCCCCAGGGACTGATTCAGGTAGGCGTAGCTGACTGCGTGGACGCTCTCCATGGAAGAGAAGGCTGCCCCCATCATCTGAATCTCGGGCTTCTTGAACCACTTGGAGACCATCGAACTCCAGTATTCCTGGATGAAGATCTCTGACTGGGTAAAGCCCTTGAGGATGTTGCCGATGACGTTCTTCTCGGCTGCCGTCAGGACCGTCTTCCAGTCGCTGATGTCGGGCCCCATCTGGATTTCAGTGTGAAGCCAATGGCTCTGCTGCTGTTGCTCCCAGTAGGCGTAGGCCTGATCGTATTCGAACGGCGCATAGGTAGACCGGGGGTCAAGCAGGGACATAGGTACTCACAACGAAGGGGGGAGGTAATGGTACAGAAGCGAATATCAGTAGGTCCAGCCCTTGTAGCCCCTTTTCTTTGGGGCATTCTCAGGGTCTTTCTTGCCTTCTCTACGCTCTTTGCGGATGGCCTTCTTCTTGGCCAGCTTCTCATGCTCTCCGCTCTTACCAGCGGGTGCATCCACCTGCTCTGCTTTAGTCGGCATTGGATTCTCCTCCGCAATCCTCCGGAGTGAGGACAGGAAGGGTCAAAGCCTTCCGCATCATGCCCAGAATCTCCCCCAGGGTCTCAATCCCTTCATCCTCGGAGATCACGACTACCGCTTCATCCTCGGTGTAGCCGTTCGGCTTGCCTTCCTTGTCGTAGTACACCTCATGAATACCCAGGGAGTATTCGACTGCCCCGGTCTTCGGGTCCGTGTATTTCTGCTTCAAGACTCGATAGTTCCAACTCATTTGGTCACCTGTGTAATGGGCATGTAAAGGCGGCAAGAGCCATCAGGCTTGGGCTCAGGGGGCGATATCCAGGACTGCCAATGCCCTGAGGGAGCGGTGTAGCGGTAGCAGCTGTCTTTCCACTTGCAGGACTCTTTCCCGCATTTGGAGATATCCGTCATGAAATAAGGCCTTTTGAGTGTGCTTCTGCGTCAAGGACGGCTTCTCGGACGGTCTCTCTATCCGGGCCCTCCCAGGACTTCTCCGGGAGCTTCTTAGGGGGACCGAGTGCGAAGTAATGGGGCCCGTTCTTGCGAGACCCACGCTTACAGACGCAATACCCGTATGGGTACTTAGAGGGCCTCAATTTCCCTCCGAAGCTTCTTGAGGTCGGCAAAGAGATTCTGGCTGCCGTTCTCCATGCCGTGGATGAGAAGGAGCATCCGATGCTTGGCACTCTCAAGCTTGTACGCGCGGGCGAACTCGGGGCTCTCCTTGCAGCGCCGGTCAATGTAGTCCTCAAGGTCCACGGGAGCGATGTGCTTGCCGTTGAGCTTCAATTCCTTCTCCTTCTTCATTGCCCGATGCCTCCCCAGTACCCACAGCGTTTACAGGTGGTGGTGTCATCCCAGTCATGCCAGACAACAAGGGCACACCAGAAAAAGACCGCCATCCTCCAGAGCCCCTTAGGGATACGAGGGATGAGCCAGAGAAGGCCTCGAATCAAGGTGTGCTCCTTTCAGTAGACCGTGTGTTCCGCTTGTGGTGGGAGGCCCCAGAGGGCTTCAGAGGTAGCAGGAAACTGCCCGATGAAGATGGCCTTGATGGCTTCAGCAGGCTCCCGGTGCTCCAGCTGGGTCTCCACAGCGGTACGGGATTCCAGGTAGTGAATCCAGGAGCGGAGGGACCCTGACATATAGAGCCGCGTAGTGGTCGCCAGAGGCAAAAGCATCCGGGCCTGCTCCTTGGCCACCCCCAGCTTGAGCATCTTGAGGTAACGATCCACGGTCAGCTTCCAGACTTCTGCCTGGGCCTCCCTGAAGGCTTCAATCGTCTCGGGAGGCAGGTCATCGATGCTGTTCTGCTTGTTCTTCAGGTCTTGGCGACGTGCCCGGTACTCCTCATAGCCCATGTCCGCCACTGCATACCGTTGGCTGAACTCCTGGAAGGAGAAGGAGCGATGTCTGAGCATCTGGGCAGCAATAGCGCGGGAGGTGTCGATCTGGAGGGTCATGCTGACCATCTCGAAGGGACTCCAATGCTTGTGCTTCGCAAGGTACTTGAGGAGGCGAGGTGCGGTCTCCGTGCTCATCTGGTTGCCCGGGTTGCTCACCCTAGCTGTAAAGGCAACCAAGTCCTCAGCGGTCTTGATGCCCAGCGTCTGGAGGGATGCATCCGGGGTTGTGACGCTTACGAGGGAGACGTTCATCGGAGAGTCCCGCCGAGCATGAGCCCAGCACTGAAGAAGGTAAAGGCAGCGGCTGCCCCCGCCACCACATTTGCAACCAGTTGCACCAGCTTCTCTTGCTTCCTGAGAGGGGTGTAGCGATTCCAGAACTCCTCACAGATGTCGCAGGACACGCACGCATGACGGCATTCACCGTCGTAGATGCTGTACTCCCAGTAGCTGGGGTTCGTCCGCATGAGCCGGAACTCATGGTCAGTCATCCCCAAGGGCTCTGTGAGGAAGTCCATCCCGACTACAGTGATGGTCTCTGACTTGTTGCCCTTGAGGATGTCTGAGTAGTTCATTTAGTCAGGTGAATGGGTATCTTCAGCGGTTTCTACGAAACTACTGGGGTCAGACTTCTTGGACTCGATCTCCTGCTTCAACTCTTCAACCCGCTTCTGGGTCACTTCAAGGTCTTCCTTGAGGTGGATGATGCGATTCTCTTCCCAGTCGAGGCGAAGCTGGAGGATTCGAAGTGTGGTTCTCATGTGCCTGTCATTTCCGTGATGTGAAGGGTGGGATGGGTGAACTTGGGCACGCATCCCTTGCACTGCCACTGAGCGGGGGTATGCGAACCCTTCAGATGGACAACCCTCTTCCAACCTAGCTTCCGGAAGTGACTCTCAGCCTGGGGCACAGAAGACGCCTCTGCATATGCCTCAGAACCGCACTTACATGCAATACGTGCAGACATAACGATTTCACCGCACATAAAACCCCCCGAAACTGCCTGAAATTGATTGCCCATCGTCCACTCCATTGGATGACTGCTGTGACGGGCCTGACTTTAGACCCGTACAAATTGGTTTGTCAAACGCTTATGCGGCTTCGGAGACTCGCGCGCAAAGGGCTCCCCCGCGCGTGTTTACCGAGAGGTTCATCAGCTTCCCATCAGAGTCCCTGATGATGTAGGGCCTCAGACCCCTCGCTACTGCCTGAGTGTAGTGAAGATCCACCTTCATCACGGATGTGATTTTGGCCTGGAGAATCCGACCGTCGTGATTCTTGAGCGTGTAGGTTTCTTTCATTGATCCGCTTCCCTTCCATTCGAGTGACGTGGGCCTTTAATACCGCAAATTTGCGGTCAGAAGCTAGGGCCTCATCACGCCAGTACATCCATTCTCGATGGAGGGTCCTCATGGCGGATACAAACGCCCCCTCCCGCCTCTCCGCTTCCCTCAGGTCTTCGTTCAGCTTCTCCACCTGGGCCTGCAACTCGCGGTAGGTCGGCATACGGGACGTTACTCCGGAAGTTTCGCCTTCAGCCTGAAGAGCTTCTCGCTTGGGAGGTAGACCAGATCAAGGTCTGCATACCCCAGAGATAGCAACAGGTCGTTGGCCTTATCTGCGTCCCAATTGTTCCCTAGATGAAGTATTAAGTCCAGACGCGAAAGTTTGATTCCTACGGGATTAACCCTAATAGTGACCAGTCCATCGGTAAGTGCTTTCAGGTGTCGGAGGTACATTGGTCCTTTTGTAGGGAGGAGGGGGAGGGGTACTCCCCCGTGCAACCAGTTGCGGAGGACTCAGAACTTCAGGCTGTTCTTGTACTTCGCCAGGGCCTTCTTGCTCGTGAAGAAGGTGTTGGCCTTCTGGCGCTCAATAGCCACTGCTCCAGCCAGGGTGATGGGGGTGCCCCGGATGTTGTACCCAGCGATCTTGCCAGCGATCTTCTTGGGCTTGGGATCAGGCTTCAGGGTGTCCCGAAGCTTGGGAGCCTTGGCCTCCTTGTGGAGGTCATTCAACTCCGCATGGATGCCCTTCAGGATGGCCAGTGCATCCACGAACTCCTTGCGAATGGCAGCGCTCTTGGCAATCTCCTCACGGATGAGGATGACAGCGGCAAAGACTGCCTGACGGCTCTGGGTGAAGCCAGTGCCCTTGCCGTACCAGGACAGGTACTGGGCAATGTCCGCGTGGGCCTTCGTAACCTGCTCTTCAGTCGGCTCGTAAACCAGTGCATCGCTCATAGTGACTCCTTCACTTGCTTCGGGTTAAACACGGTTCGCTTATCGAACCGGGTGAAAAGTAGATTGGCGCGTTTGATTGCGATGTTGATCGCAAGCTCAAACTGCTCATCTGAAAGATTGTCCCTCTCGTGGGCTGCAATGAACCACTTGAGGAGGGTGATGCCTTCCTTGCAGATGTAGACGACTTCAGCCAGTTCTTCGCGGGTGAGCCCCTGGACGATATCGAAGGGGGAGGGAGGAGGTGTAAAGCCTGACTTGGCTTCCTTCAGTTCCTTGGCGAGAGCCTTGTTCTCCTCTGAGAGCCGAGTAAGGCCTTTCTGGGCCGCAACCAACTCAGTCTTCAGAACATTGAGATTCGGGACTTCTGCAAGCTTGGCTTCGTACTGGTCTCTTGCTGCCTTCAGTTCCTTCTCACGGGATTCAGTGGACTTCTTGCGGTCTCGCTTTCTGGCCTCTGCTGAGGCGTGAACGTCCTTATCGAGTGAGCGAATCTTGCCTAGAAGATACGCCCGTTCTTCAGGTGAGTTTTTGACGAGATACGGCGGGAGCCAGGAATCATCTGCCTCTTCCAAGTTGCCTTCCCTGTGATTGTTCCTGCTGTCTGCCTGACCACTCCATTGGTCTACCCCCCAGAAACACCCTAAGGCTGCCCTACATGGTTTGTCAACTTGCGGCAAACCAAAGGTCCAAAGATATGCACCTGGGTCGCTACTCCTGCCATCCTAGCCTTGGTCACCATATCGAGGGTGCCGTTGCCTAGTGATGGGTCTACGTGGAAGGCCACTACCAGAAGAGGTTTTCCCATTCGGAGCATCTTGCCGTTCCTGATGGGTCCTGCCCGCCTGTGGTAGATCTCCCAGTCTGCTTCGTAGGTCTTCACTTCCCACTTGAAGACCCACCTAGCAAGCCTTCTTGCGATTCTGTCTGCCCCCTTGGCCCCGCCCTCAATCAGGGTAACGGGACCCTCATAGATGGCTAGACGGTCATGCATCCATCTGACGTGCTGGCGCTTAAGGTGTCTGCTACCACAGACCAGAATGCGCATTACCCCCCCTTGTGAATCCTCATGACGTACATCCAGACAAAGTGCTTGATGGTGCTGGGCTGGATCGCCCCCTTGGTCGTCTGCTTCAGCAATTGATTGCACTCATAGGACGCCCCCCACTGCTTCATATGGGTAGGGCAGAGCTTGTGCGGGCTCAGGGGCTTCTCTAAGCGACGATAACAAAGCTGGCAGGTGCTGGTAGCCTCCTTGCGCTTCGGAAGCTCCTGACCCTTAGCCAGGGCCTTCAGACAGGGATCACAGCGCCACGCCATAGAGGCAGGAAGGTTTGGACACTCGGGGGTGTCGCAGAATCTCCCTTGGTTTAGTCTTTTGAGGAACTCCTCAACTTGGCGCACTGACCCTCCAGGGGCTTGTACGCCAATCATGCCTCAATTGTGTCGGGTCTCAAACCGTATTGAAGATACCTACCTCACCCTTGGATTTCGTAGGTGACGAGAATTGAGGTCGTGAGGAGGGCAAGGAGGAGAGTGAGGATCACGCTGTCACCGTGGGGAGGGGGTTCTTGGCCATCTTCTTGAGGCAGCTTTTGCAGGTGACTTCCGTGAACTCGCTGGTGCCCGCGAAGATGTTGCTCATAGCGCGACCGGTGCAGAAGGTGATGATGTTCCAACCGAAGCGACTCTTGAGGTTCGTTGCGAGGTGCGTCGTAGCCATTTCCCACTCCTTGGGAGGGGCAGAGGTTTTTCCCTGCCCACAAAAAAGACTCTAAGCCCTATACCCCTAGTTCGTCAAGGAACTTCTTGTAGTCGGTCTCATATTCTTTCGGAGGGGTGAGCCGAGCAATCATGTCCTTGAGGGCCGCCTTCCGGGTCTTGTAGTCCTTGCCCGTGCCCACAGGGAGAAGGTAACTCCACTTCTTGGCGGGGTTCCGGGTGACTATCCCGACTAGAACACCATCGTGGTAGAGCTTGTAGGGTCGGTTCCCGTTCAAGCCCTTGGCGAGCTTCAGAGTCACTTTCATGGGATGTCTGCCTTGATTGGGAGGTAGATACGGGCTGCTTTACGGGTCCAGTTGCTCATCAGGTCTTCTACAGCCTGGAGCCTGCTCATCCTGGGGAGGTGGCCTTCCTGGGTGACGCTATCCAGGAACCTTGCCGGGATGTGCCAGTACCAGAAGCCTGAGGCCCCCCGGTAGATGAAGCCCCGAGGAACGTCATCCACGGTAACCGCCAGGGCCTCCAGAGGAGTGTCACCGTAGGAGGTCTTGAAGTCAGGTGCGGGCGTATAGATGGGCTTCAGAAAAGCTCCTTGAGGTTTTCGTCCTTGTAAACCAGATCATTGTCCAGGTTCAGGTAGCCGTGTTCGCGGGTTCCGTAGTTGAACACATAGAGGACTCGGGCCCCCTCGCGGGTGAGGTAGGGAAGCTCTGCCCCACCATTTGCTGCATACCACTCGCCAGTCGCCTTCATACCCACTCCTTGGGAAGGGGCTTGAGCGCCCCCACTCCTTCTACACCTTCTTTCTAGCGTTCGTCAAGCTTCTTTTAGAAGCGAGTGATGTTTAGACCGCACCCTCTCAGTACCTGCACCTGGAAATAACCTGTTCGATCCAGGTAACGGATGACCCGATCCCGGTCCTCTTCTGTAGGGAAGCTGAGGGACACCACCTCTTCTAGGACTCCCATCCGGTCAATGACTGACCCGGACAGGGTAAGCGCGCTCTGTATCTGAAGGAAGTCTTGGTATTCCATTAGTCGAAGTCCGGGAAGTAAACGAAGCTGACAGCGTAACCGGTAAGGTACTCGCTACGGGGGTCCGGGTCCTTGTTCTCATGCCCCCGGAAGTGAGTGATGCACCCGTTGGGCTTGAAGTGACTCCGGTACATGGGGGTGGGCTCTCCGAAGCTCCGCTGGGCGTTGTAGCTACCGTCAACGACAACCGGGGCCCACTTAGCAAACCACTTTGCCGCGCGCTCTGCCTCAGGTCCCGCGAAGAACATACCCACGTTGTGGCCCCAGGTGTGATCCATCGTGGCCGTCTCAATGAGGAGGCCTTCCACGCTGATTCCGGCCTTGGCCGCTGCTTTCTCAAGCGCCTCCTTCGTGGCCGCCACACTGATGTTGATCTTCTTCGTGGGGGCCTTCTTCGCGGTCTTCATGTTCGCCACTCCTTGGCAGTGGGCTTGTCAGCCCGGGTTACCCACTCCTTCTACACCCGCGCTCTAGGGTTCGTCAAGAGCTTTGTGCAACTGAATGCAGGTTAGTGGGTGATGTACCGCTCACTCTCTTTGAGCCTGTTCCTGAGGTAGAGGACCCTCTCCGCTACGAGCGGCTTGGCATCCTCGGGACTCATGTCATACAGGACTTCGATCTCCCTCAGAGCCCCCAGGAGCTTCTCTCGCGCATCCAGGAGCTTCTGGTCATACTCGGTCACGGTCTCTCCTAATCGGGCCCCCAGAGTCAATCCTGGGGCCTTTGGGTAGGCCCGTCAACCTTACTCCTTGAAGCGGGGGTCCCTCTTGAGGCAGACGAGGCAGGTGGGGGCTTTATCCGGCTTGTCCGCGTAGACATCCGCGAGGCCTTCCTCCTTGATCCGCTTGCAGAGAGTCTTTGCTTCCCCCTCGCTGTAGCTGTGGGTCTTCATGTTCTCAAGCTTCACGTACCGGCTGCCAAGCACTGCTCTGGTCTCGAAGGTCATGCACTCCTTCTACACCCCTCTTCGATAGTTCGTCAAGGGGTATCTGCAATCAGTTGCGCTCACCCGATGCTGTGGGGGCCCATTCCAGCCGTTCCCTCCTTGAAGATGTTGCCCCGGGCGAAGTTCTTTGCAGGGGCCTTCCAGCTGGCCGCCTTCAGGAGGGCGCCCGTCTCCCGAGCAATGAATCCGTACACGCTACGGTCTTGCCCGTGGGTGCTAGTCCGGACCACTCGGACATACTTGGGTCCGACTTCGTAGGTAATGACCGGGCGCTGGGTCGGGTAGTTGATGCTGTAGTAGGTGTCGAGGAGAGCGTTGAGCTTGGTGTTGAAGACTTCAAGCGCCGCGTCAAATCCGTCAATCTGAGCCATTTTCCCACTCCTTGGGGTTGCTTCGGTTTGTCCCTGCCCAGCCGTTATACACCCTGCTTCCAGGGTTCGTCAAGCGCTTACTTCTTTGCTGCTACCTCTTCCATTGCAGCGAGGTACTCATAGGCGCACTCGGCACCCAGCATCTTGAGGTAGGTCTCATGCTCTGTCGCTTCAGCTGCCTTGTATGCCACGCGGGCTGCGTGGTGCGCCTTCTTCGCGGCATCAAGGACTTCCTTCAGCGCTTCAAGTTGGGTCTTCATTGTGTCCCACTCCTTGGGAGTCCTGCGTTTGCCCTGCACTGGTGTTCTACACCCCTTCTCAGGGGTTCGTCAAGGCCTATCTCAGATGCTCATCAGCTTTTCGTAAGCACAGACCATGCACTCGCCAGCGGGCCCGTGGTTGCACTCGGGGCGGCGGCGACCCTGACCACAATCCTCAAACTCAGGGGCGAGGTAAGTGACCGTGCGGGCCACATACTCCCCAGTGCTCCAGTCTGCGAAGTGAAGAGTCACGTAGGCCTTGCCGTCCTCGTAGAACCCTTCCAGGTACTCACCCTTCTTCACCAGGGTCTTGCGCTTGTCGTTCGGGTTCTTGAGGGGGGCAAGGAGCTTGAGGAGGAAGAGGTTGTCGTTCATTGTTTTTCTCCGGTTTCGTGGGGGCTTTCTGCCCAACCACGAAAAGCAATATGCCCCACCCTCTCTAGTTCGTCAAGACCCTACCAATCGAATTGTGTAAGGGACTCGGCCCTCCCTCTTGCAGTGCAGGCAGAGACCCTCTTCCACGTTGACCGTTGTGTTGGGGCAGTCTCTCCCAAGGCAAGGAACCTTATCGGGGGTCGTGAGGCCTTCCAGGATGGCGTGAGAGAGGTCTCCTCTGGGCAGGTCTACGAAGGGAGCTTCGTTATCCAGGTACGCCACAGCAGTCAGGTAGCCGATCTTCATGTCGGCTGACAGGTTCTTGTCGTTGATGACGCCCTTGTACTCTTTCTTCAGGTAGGCAATCAGGGGTCGCACTTGCAGGTCCATAGCTCACTCCATTGAGGGGATGCCCCGGTTTACGTTCGGGGCCACGACGGGACGGAATGGGTACCGTTCACTCTCCCCACCCCTAACTTAAGCCCACGTCCGGGGATCGCGTGGGACAGGGTGCAACTGATTGCGGAAACTAGGTGGCAGGCGTGGGTTCCAGGTCGGCAGGGTCCCAGTCACCTACGTCAGTGTCCCCGTTCCTCAGGAGGGTCTCTACCCAGACCACTCCCTCTCCCTTATCCAGGTTAGTCACCGTACCGGTCTGCATCAGCTTTCCAGAGGTCATCGTGACCCGCATCCCGATCTTCACGTCTTCAATCTTCATGTTGCTTCCCGAGCGGAATCGAATTCCCAGCCGGGCCAAGATTCGGCCTTGCTTATGGCCTCGTTCTGCTCTGCATTACTGAGGTCTGTCGGGTCATCATCGGGCCCATGCTCCACAAGGATCTCCACCTCGCACTCAGCCTTGAGTGTCACTATCACTCGGCTCTTCATTATCGGTCCCCCATCTTTCGGACTACTGCTCCGATGTTTTCCGCGTAGACGCCTTCCACCTTCTCATCAACGAGCGCCTTGTAGGTCTTGGGGCTCATCCGGTAGTAGCGGACGCTGTAGGTGTCATCCGCCTCAAGCTTGATGATGAGCTTGGTGTAGGGCTTGTTGCCGACCTTGAACATGATGGTGTGGCTCTCGTCCCGCTGAAACTCCCGGGCCCCCACTGCCATCAGGTTTCCGATTCCGATTTGGCTCTTCAAGATTTCGAAATTCATTTGCGCCACTCCTTGGCTAACCACAAGAAAGGTTCTACACCCTATCTCTAGGGTTCGTCAAGCACTCTCTGCAATTAGTTTCGGCCCCCGAGGGCGTAGGCCTTCGTCACCTCGTAGGGAGCGGCATAGGCTTCCACCTTACGGGCCTTGAGGAAGCGCACGATCTTGAGGGCGCGGAGGCGGGGGTAGAGACGATGACCGATGCTCTTGCTCTCTCCCACTCCGGTGTAGCGCCGCACTTCGTAGAGCTTCGTGGTTTTCATGGGGTTTCTCCGTAAGAGGCACCCCTTAGATACACCCTACTTGGAGGGTTCGTCAAGGACCCTTGCGAACTAAATTGCAGGCAGGGCAGGGACACATGACCGGACCATAGGCAGCCGAGTGCTCGGCATGGGTATCCACAATCACCTGGGTGAGGGCGTGAGCCTTGCGTTGGAGGTCGCTCACCTGGGTAAGCCTCTGGTCAAGCATCTCAACCAGAGACTCCTTGGTCATCATCATGCAGACTTCAGTGAAGGTCATAGCCCCTCAGCGCAATTGAGTGCAGAGATTAGGGTGCGAGGATCTTCTGGCGAACCTGGACCTTGGCACTCTCGATTGCCTTGAGCACCTTGACACCCACGTCTGTTGATTCCAGCACCTGGGTAAGGATGGCCAGCCGTGCCTGAGACTTGCCCCCGCTGATCTTCCGAAGCTCTTGCTCCAGGGGCTCAATCTTCTTGGTCAGTCGCTTGTGCTCAGAGCTAGCAAACTTCTGTTCCTCGGTGAAGCGCGTAGGGAGGGCAGACTTGGGGACGATAGCCCCAAACTTGACCCACATTTCATTGTCCTTTGCCGTTCCCTTGAAGCTGTAGGTGTTCCCGGTGTCAGTCACAAACTGACGCTCCTTGGCCCCTGTGAGCATCTCCAGTGCCTCAGCCTCGGTCAGGGTGGGGAACTTGATTGCGTCCCTCTCAGCCCTCAGGGGTGCGAGCTTGGCCTCGATGTCCTTCTCCAGGGAGTCAATGATGAGGTCGAACAACTCATTGCGAGTGAGCTTGGTCTCGAAGACCTTCTCCATCAGTAGCTGCTGCTCGGTCTTAAGATCACTGTTCACGATTTCACCGGTCATGCGAACACTCCATTGTGGATGCTGCGTTAGCCTCTTGTGCGAGAAATCTCCCGGACGATTCTCCAGGCGTAATTCGAACGGATACCGTACTTGGCCCCCAGGGTCGTGAAGGAGTAGGCCCCTGAGGCGTAGTCCTCTCTCAAAGCCTGGACTTCCTCGTTGGAGAGCTTGGCCTTGAAGTGATTCTCCCCCCGCTTGATGTTGGCCTTCCGCTGGGTCATCCCTTCTACCAGGGAGTAATGATTAGGGTTGATGCAATGCCTGTCCTCGCACTCCCGAGCAAGCGCGTGCCCCTCAGGGATAGGCCCGTAGAAAAGCTCCCAGGAGAGCTTCCAGACTTCCACAGAGGTCTCCCCCCTATCAGAGAGGCGAGCGAAGGTCGTGACCCAAGACCAGCAAACAGAATCATCCTCAGGAGGCTCAAACAACTCCATGAAGCGAGTAAGAGCGGGCCTCAGGGGCTTGTGGATGGGGGTCTTGTTGAGAGACTCCCGGGCTTCCCGCTTGTAGTGGGCAGGGCACAATCCTTTGGCTCCCCCGGATGCTTTGGAGTTTCCCTCACACCCCTGAATCAGGCAGGGGGCCCAGTAGCTGTTCCGGTCTTTCATAGGGCCTCAGGCGAAGTAGGGGGTCTCAAACTTGAAGCCGTGCCCGTAGAGCTTGTTGACCATAGCGTCACGGTAGGGATGCCCGTATTCGAGGGCAAGGACAGCGTGGATTGCCTTCACGCAAGCGACTCGGGTCTGCCGTTTGGGTTCCACGAAAGCGATGTACCGGAGGGTATCCATCGCACAGGTCTTCATCTGCTCGTTGAGGGTTTCCATTGTTTGCCACTCCTTGGCCAGCGACAACTAGGTTCTACACCCTAATCCGTTAGTTCGTCAAGCACTACCACTCGCCTTCTTTATCGAGGGTAGGGAAGAAGGCCTCTTTGACTGCCTCCCGTGCTGCCCAGACCCAGTTCTCCGGGGCCTCAGGGTAGTGTGCCCAGTCGAGAATCTTGAGGCACTCGACCTTGAAGGCATCTGCCGTCCCCCCGGTGTAACGGGCCCAGTCGATCAGGTTGATGCGGTAGGCTTCCCGAAGCTCAGCGAGGTACTTGGGGGGATAGAGGCTTTCGACTTCCGCTTCCGTGGTTCCGAACATTGTGCCACTCCTTGGCAGTGCTACGAGAGGAGTTATACACCCTCTCTCTAGGATTCGTCAAGCGCTACTTTGCACTTGATTGCGGAAAAGCGGGGCCAAAGGTGCGCGGGAAGCCTAGTGCCTGAAGCTTATCGTCCAGCCCACACACGCACAGATCCTTCTTGCGCTTGGTTCCGCACCCCATGCTGGGCATGTGCTTGGCGTAGTCGTTGAAGGCGTGCCTGAGGTCATGCATGTACTTCTGTACCCGCATCCACTCATCTTCTCCGTCAATGCGCTCCTTGACCACAGCGTCCACAACTCTGATTTCTGCTAGGGGAAATTTGAGGGGGTGCTTGATCATAGCCTCAGACCTTCGCAGGGAAGATGCCGTTGTTGACGCTCCACTCGGCCATACCGCTGTGGAAGCCAATGAGGGGTGCCTTGATGAGCGTGCCGACCCGGTAAGCGTTCCCGTGGACAGTGGGGATCTCCTCAAGGAGGGCAACCCTGACGCTCGCCTTGTTGACCTTTACGACCTTGGCCGCCCCACGGTAAGCCGCATAGCTGTTCGTCCAGCGGACTTCGACTTCCATCCCGGGGGTGAGGGTCTTCTGGAGGTTGATCGCCGCTTCAAAATGGGGATTCATTGTTTGCCACTCCTTGGCTGACTTCGATTCAGAAGATACACCCCCCTGACCTAGTTCGTCAAGGGGTCCCTCAAAGAAACTAGCGGGCGTAACCGCCCTTGGCGAGAGTAGCCCAGAGACGGCGGGCGACCGTAGGGGTCATCTCCTTGACCCAGTGGG